ATATTGTATCATGGTCGGATAATTACTGGGAAAATGACCGTTGGGAAATTAAGCCGGTGGATTACTGGCGACCAATCGGCCCGCTGCCGGGAGGCGAGTGAACCACGGCGACACCTGCCGTTCTGTGGTGTGACTCCAGAGAGATGGAATGCTACGAGGTGACAACATGACTGACGATAAGAGTGTTCCGGGTTTCTGGACTAGTTCGTGCTGTGCTTATTCCGACAGCCACCAGAGGATGCCTGTACTAGCTGCTGAGCCAAACGGCGACAGCAGCAGGTACGGGTACTTGAAGTACCTTTCGTTCAAGGACAACAAGGCATCCCTGCAAGTTGGTGCGATTTCTGGCGAAGATGGCAAAAACATCAAGTTTTACGATGTTCCAGACGCTGTTGCTGAGGCTGCTATTAAGGCAGCGATGTCGGTTGTGACTGCTTGGTACAACGGCAGAGTTGGTGGCTAAACGGTTGTTTGTGCCCAGCTAGTCTTTGCGACTGGCTGGGCGTTCAGCGGGAGGATGCAATGGGCGACCGTGATGTGGACTGGCTCGACCAGTTGTGCGAAGCGGACGAGAAAATTGCTGAGCTTGAGTCGGAGAACGCCAAGCTGCGTGAACAGCTCCGCTGGCGTGACGCGTATGGTGAATCGCCAACGGAGGAAGGCATCTACCTTGTGATAAATAACGACTTCGATGGTTGCACAAGCATCCACGCCACTTACTGGAAAGGCAAGTGGCCAATCGGTTTTACGGTTCCATATTGTATCATGGTCGGATAATTACTGGGAAAATGACCGTTGGGAAATTAAGCCGGTGGATTACTGGCGACCAATCGGCCCGCTGCCGGGCGAAGGAGGGGAGTGATGAGTGACACGCCAATAGGCCGGATTATCGGCAAGTGGCCGGGAGATGAAACAGAGGAAGAAATAACCGAGGCACTTAACCAGCTTGGGAAATGTCAGAAGTGCAGGAATCTGGAAGATTTGCTTCGCTGGCGTGATGCGTGGGGCGAACCGCCGACAGGGCACGGCAATTACCTTGTTCAGCGGCACGAATTTTACGGTGGGGCTGAACTCATGGTTCTGCATTGGAATGGAAGATGGCCACTCCGGGCTATATCGCATTGGCGACCAATCGGTGAACTTCCGGGAGAAGTAGGTTAATTATGGATCTTCCAGTTGACTATACGATATTAAGCAGAGTGCAAAGAAAAAAAGTTAGAGAAGAGTATGTTCTACTTCAAGAAGGCAGGTGCAGTCACTGCGGGGAGGCTTTAGACGGTCCAGCTTCTTTTGAAGTAATGGAAAAACAAATAAACCTCAAGATTTTTCCAAAAGGTTTTCTAAAGTATCCGGTCCATTTACACCACTGCCACGACACAGGAATGACCGTCGGTGCAGTTCATTGCTACTGTAATGCTGTTCTTTTTCAGTATTACGGGAAGTAAGTACACGTCGAACCAGGGGAGTAAAGTTTTGACAGACGACGAAAGGATAAAGGCTCTTGAGTCTCTGGTGTTGTCGTTTCAAGACATAGCTCACGACAATGCTGACAAGTTGAAAAAGCTAAGGCTGGCAGTTCAGAAAAACTGCGGGCACTGGTACGATCCAGGATACGGCCTAAGATGCTGGGTTCCCGATAAGTGGGTTACAGAAGCTCTTGGGTTTAAGCCTAAAGGGCCGGATTCAAACAAAGAGGAGTAACAGCATGATTGATGCGCGGATAGAGGAATTGGAAAAAGAAAACCAACATTTAAAAGAAAAAATAAACGCCTTAACCACTATTTTAAAAGCCGTAGGAAAAATGATTTCTGATCAAGAAGCTATTTCAGCGCAAAGTGCCGTTGAGTTTGACGACACCTGTCCTTACTGCTCCACGTCTGAAGTATTTGAAGACGACGACGTAGACGGGCTAGCGCGATGCAACGGTTGCGGAAAGTGCTGGTTTAACAAGTGAGAGCTTATCCGTTTGTTTTATTAAAAAATTAAATATTGTATTTAAAAACAGCATACAACAAGGTGTAACATGCGAGTATTACTGCTTTCTGTTGCTTCTTTTGTTATGACTGTTATTTTAGTTACTTTTTTTCAATGGAGCAGTCGCGTGGTCGCCGCAGATACTTACGAATCTTGGTTTAAAAAATTTGATGCAGAGTTAAAAAAAAGATGCGGAATAGATTGGAATGACGCTTGTGGTGACGTCGAGGTATCAATGAAGTACTTTAATTGTAAGATGACTCCAAGCGAGGCTGTAAGTTTTATGATTGATAAATATGACTTAGAAGACTTAACGGCTAATACCTGGTAATGGACGTACGTTTTAAAATAACTAGTCTCAACAAGACTAGGCTTACCAGGTGTTTGATCCAGAGCCTTTTTAGACTTAGCGTTTTTGACTTTGAAAAAATAAAAAACAAAACAAAAAAGTTTGTAAGGTTTTGGCGGCTTAAGCTAGAAGACCTTAGGAGAATAGACAAAACCATTTTGGGAATGGGTGTTGAATCTAGAATGCAATATCTTAGAAACTGCCCTCCTAGTGTTGGTTCTTTCTCCTCTGGAAGCTATAGCCCTAAAAGTTGTAAACTTAGTTTTATGTGTCCATGGTGTTGGTCTAGAAGGTATACCCAAAAGATATATCGTAAAGCCAAGAGAGCAGCTGCTCTTAATCCAGAAAGTTTATTTTATGTAATTACGGAAAGATTTGAGACTTCATGTAATGGCAAGGAGGCTTCAGAGCTACTGTCTCTGAAAACCGCCGAAGCCAATAAGGCAGTATCTAGACTGAAAAGGAGGGTTGGCATAGAGGGCGGAGCGTGCTTGTGTTACGCTTTTCCGTCAGAAAACAAAGCGTTTGTTGTAACTAAAATAGTTCTGCACACCAGCAAAGCAATTGATTTTAGTTATAGTAACAAACTTGTTTTTAAAGGTAGATCCGCATTTGTTAAGGTAGCATCGCAAATATCTTATCCTTACGGTTGCCTTTCTCCAGCTTACTCTTCAAAGTTTATGTCTGACCTCATAAGACATAGGCCTAAGAAGTCAAAGTACTTTTTTACTTTTGGTTCTTTTTACTTGTGATTTTTGCGTTTGGCGTGTTGCAAGCACGCCAAACGCGTGTATTATTTTTATTATTGAGATATGCGCGCATAGAGGTTAAACATGCCAAAAATAAAAGAAGAAGGCGTAAGGTTCAAAGTAGTAGTTCCTCACATACCCTATTTACCCTCTGACCAAGATTTGCCTGTCAGCTATCAGCGCGTAAATGACGATAAACCTGTTTTCCAATATATAAAATTAAAGTCCTTCCCTTTGGACGACGCTTCTTACTCTTATGAAGAGGCGATTGACGTTTTAGAGATATTCACGTCTAGGTGGCAGCTAGGACGTTGCGACCCTCTTACAGAGCCTTATGCTAAAGCTATTTCTGACTCTTCTGTTACTTTTACTCTTATGGAGTTTAAGAGCACCGAAGACGCTGAGGACTTGCTTCTTAAATTTTGTAAAAATAGAAAAAGAAAAGAAGGACTGGGAGGAAGGATGTTTTCATCAAAACAAGATGAAGACGATCAGAGTGACACAGACGATGACGTTTTAGATTTAACTTGAGGTACCTATGGCTGGTTATTACCCTGACGATAGACCCGGCAACAGACCTTGTATAAAGTGCGGCAAGGTATTCAAGTCGGTCAATAAGTTAACCAACAGAGTTTGTGGCCCTTGCAACGAGACTAACTCCAAGGAAAGAAATCCAAGACCTGTTAAAAACCATTCAAATATAGATTCAGGTCAGTGAGGTGCACGATGTCTTTTAAAGGCGTAGCGGTTATCGGGGATGTGATGTTGGACAGGTATCTTTTTGGAGAAGTCTCCAGGATATCTCCAGAAGCCCCGGTACCGCTAGCCTTGATAAACAGGCAAAGCCAGTGCCCAGGAGGCGCGGCGCACGTAGCAGCTTGCTTAAAAGAGCTGGGTGAAAACGTAACTCTTTTTTCGGCAGTTGGAAAAGATCAAGAAGGCTCTTACCTGGAAGACCATCTTTCTTCTGTTGGCGTCAAGAGTGACTTGGTCAAGTTATCTGACTGGAACACACCTGTTAAAACAAGGATAGTATCCTGGCAGCATCATCTATTTAGATTTGATTTAGAAAAAGATATATCTACTTCTTCTGATTACAAAAATTTAACTGAAACTCTTTTTAATAGGTTTAAAAGCCAAGCGGCAAACTTTGATTGTTTGGTTGTGTCAGACTACAACAAAAAAACTATATCGTCAGCTTTGGCCGAAGGTTTGCAAAGGGTCTGCGCTTTAAAAGGTATAAAAGTTTTTGTTGACGCTAAGCCGAATACAGCCAGACTGTGGTCTGAATGCTTTTGCATAACTCCTAATTTTAAAGAAGCCTGTCAAATACTAAAAATAAACTACTCTCCAGACTTACTTGGAGATGACGCGTATTGTGAATCTTTGACCTTGGCTTTGTCTAGGCTTATGCCCAGTTTACCTCTTATAGTAATAACTAGATCACAGCACGGTTGTTCTTACTATGACAGATTTAGCGGTGAGTGCTCCAGCATAAAAGCTTTAACTAAAAGGCCCGCTAACGTAACTGGCGCTGGAGACGTTTTTGTTTCGGCTCTGGCTTCTGCTTTGAAATGTAACTATCCAATTAAAACTTCGGTAGCTTACGCTAATGCCGCTTCCAGCGTTGCCGTCACAAAAGAAAATACTTCTGTAGTAAGCGTTGATGAGATAGCCGCTATATGCGCAGAAACACACGACTGTGTTCCTAAAAAATCAGAGTCTAAAATACTTACAGTACAACAGGCTGTGTCTTGGGCCAGGGCTAACAAGACTGTTCAAAATCCAATAGTGTTTACTAACGGATGCTTTGACATACTACATGACGGACACATAAGTCTTTTAGAAGAAGCCAAGAGCCTAGGCGGCAGCCTTATAGTCGCAGTAAACACAGATGAAAGCATAAAACAGCTTAAAGGCGATGGAAGGCCTTTTAATCCTTTGTCTTTGCGATTGAGGCTTCTTGCTTCTTTGTCCGTGGTTGACGCTGTTGTTCCTTTTGAACAAGACCAGCTTGTTCCTCTGATTTCAGGAATTAAACCTTCTTATCTTGTAAAAGGTTCAGAGTACGCGGGCTGTGACATACCTGGAGCAGCTGAAACAAAAAAGAATGGTGGAGATGTAAAACTTGTCCCCATGACTGAGGGCAAGAGTACAACCTCCACCATTCTTAAAATACTTAGCTCTTCTTCACAGACGCTGTAGCTGCGTCTTTTTGTTCTTGGCTGGGCTCTAGTTTCAAAAAAGAAACTATAGAGTCTACAACTTCTTTAGGGTTTTCAATCATCTGTTCAAAACTTACGTACAAAACTTTTTCTTTGTTGTCTTTGTTCAACAACAAAAATCTTTCAGTGTTCATAGACCTGGCAGTAGAATACCTGCCAAAAAGATCAGCTGCTCTTTCCATCCTTAAATCTTTTTCAGCTTTAAGCATGTTTAACACGCTGTGGTGCGGAGTTCTTACTGGAATTATTACTAGCAGCTCTACCCCTACAGCCTCAGCTGCGTCCATGTAGTCAGGAGCAGTCATGCAAAATCTTACATCGCACGCTCCCCACATTGTTTCTTTTTTTTCAGTGAGATAATACTTTATAGACCCTTGAGAATTTCTAGGCGCGCTGTAACTTATTTTTGGATTCTCCACCTGACCGCAAAGCATGGTGTTTAGCTGCCATGCGTGATAGTCGATGATCCCCCTTGACGGGTCTTCTCCAACAGGAACTCCAAGGTTGTTAAGTATTCCTGCTACTACACTGCCTCCGGAGTAGGGAGTGTTTAAAATCAAAATGCAAGTCTTGTCAGCCATGACTTAGTCCTTTTTGTTGTTGTTAGGCTTAGTAAAAACTCCGTCCTTTATCAACTCTTCTCTCATCACTGGGATTTCCCTTGGAGCTTCTATTCCTATACTTACTTTCAACCCATCTACTTTCACGATGGTTATTGAGATGTTGTCCCCAATCCTGATAACCTGGTTGGGCTTTCTAGATAAAACTAACATGAAGGTCTCCTTTCCTGGTTGACTGGCTATACTCTAGACACTAACATTCTTGTTTTCAAGGAGAGAAACATGCCGTCAAAACCTATAGCCGTCCTTTCTTCAGATTGGCACCTTCTTCCAGCGGCTTGGAAGAAGTATCCGGCTATTAGAGGAGACGCGTATTACTCTCTGCAGCAAATCGTAGATCTAGCTGTATCCCTTGAAGTTCCGCTTGTAGCAGCTGGAGATTTGTTTGACAACAAAACTCCAGACAGCTTAAGCGTAAGTATTTGTTTACATGAAATGCGTAAATTGGCAAGTGCTGGGCAAAAAGTTTATTTCATTCAAGGCCAGCATGAGCTCTCTGACCCGCCTTGGATGACGTTGTTTGATAACGCCGTAAACATACACAGCTTTGATTCTTACGGAGCTGTTTCTCCTATAGAAATAAACGGCTTACGTTGCTGTGCCATGGATATAGCTAAGCCTAGCTATTTTGTTGATTGTCTTGAAAGTGCGCACGCGTACGCTCAGAATCACGGTACTTTTGATTTGTTTATAACTCACCAAGTCTGGAAAGACTTCACTATAAATACAAGCAGCGAGTTTTCTTTGGACGCTGTTAAGTTCTGCAAAATTTTATACACAGGAGATTACCACAGGTATGTTGATAGTAACTTCGGCAAAGTCAGGGTTCTTTCTACCGGCTCTACTTGTATGCAAAGCCATGACGAAAACCCAAGAAAGTTTGTGATTATTTTAAACGATGATTTGTCTATAACAAAATATAGCTTGAAAACTAGGCCGTGTTTTTCTGAGTCCATAGAAGACCATGAATCACTACAGATGTTTTTGGATAGAAACCTGCAAGTCGTATTGGATAACTGGCCTATTAAAGATTTGCCTGAAGGCATCACTAAGCCTTTGATCAAAATAAAATACAATAGAAATTTACCGAATTGCCATTCTTTGCTGGCTGACAAGCTGGGCGATTGGGTCTATGAACTAGTATCGACAGACTTTGATCACGAGCGTATGGTATCTGATCCAAACGGTAGAGGTGAAATGGCGGCTATAGACATAGCCGAGTGCGTAAGCAAATTCACTGACGACCCCAATACCTATAAAGACGTAATAAGGGTGTACGGATCTGAAAACGTTTCCCTAGAATTGACGTCAATGAAAGAAGAGCATTTGGCCATTGAAGGAAAGGATTGATCATGTTCATCAAGAGCGTCAAGCTTTCAAATTTTTGTCAACATACGGATAAGACTATAACTTTCGAGAAAGGACTAAACGCGATAGTAGGTCCTAACGGCTCAGGAAAGTCCAACATACTTACTGCGATATACGGCGGAATAACTGGAAACTTCTCAAGAAACGCGGGCGTTTTGTCCGACAACGTTAGCATTAACAGGATAGCTGGAAAAGAATGCTCAGTTGAGCTTCAGCTATCCCACGGTTCAGAAGACATCAAGATTGTTAGATGGATAGACCCATCAAAAAGAGAACTGACCCTGGCTGGAAACACTTACACGTCTGAGGCAGAGTTCAAAAAGAAATTGCTTGAAGTTCTGGACGTCGACGAGGTGATACTTGACCAGTATTGCTTTGTAGAGCAGTGGGATCATTTTGGCCCCTTTAACCTAACCCCGGCTAAACGTATTAGCGCTTTCCAAAAACTTTTTAGAATAGACCAGCTAAACAACGTATGTGAGCAAATAGGTAAAAGCGATTACAAAGCCGCTATTTTAAATTTTAGTTATAACAAAACAGACTTAGAAAAAGAGCTGGCAGACAAGCAGGCCAGTTTAGAAACTTTGAAAAAAGTCGTTGAAGACTACCCAACGATAGAAAGTCTTGACGACAAGATTATTTCAATAGTCAACGACGTCAACGCCTGCAAAGAAAAGATCAGGCTTGCCGCTAGCATTTCTTCTCGCTTGTCTTATATAGATAACTACACTACTCAAATGTCAGGGCATGAGAAAAGGTTAAATCACAAAAAAGAAGAGTTAGCAGCCAAGATGACTTCTTACTCTGAGGGCTCAGCTCTCAGGGTTCAGGCTGAACAAGCTGAATTACTCTGGAACAAATACAGCAATTACGTCGGATCTAAGAACAGGATTAGTACTGCAATAGCTAATCTTGAAAAAGAAAAAGCTTTAAACCCTACTCCCCAAAAGCCAGAGAATTACATAGAGGACGAGAATGAAGCTAATACCAAGCTAGATAGCTTCAAATACTATCTTGCTTTCTACAAGAACATGGTTAAGTCTATAGACGTTAACGACAAGAAAAGCAGATGCCCGGTATGCGCCACTCCGGCAGAAAACTTAGCAAGTAATTTAAAAGAAGCTGAAGAGCAGATAAAGCAGATATCCCCTCAGGTAGACGCGCTTACAGACGCGCTTAGAGTAACCATGTCTTTTGACAAGAGCATGAACTCTTATCTTGTTTGGAAGAAAACTTATGACGACAGACTTAATCAACTTAACTTTGAAAAATCAAAGTTGATTGAAGTTTCTATTCCTTCCATATCCATGGAAGACTCTAAGAAAATAATTTCAGAAGCTCAGGTTTTGAATAAAGAAATAGAAGCAATAAACAAGGCTATTAACGAAACTAATTTAACAATAAAAGGTTTACTCAGCGGAATAGAGCAACAGTCTGCTGAAATAGAAAAAGATCTAGAGCTGCAAAAAAATTATGAAAGAGTTGACGAAAACAAACTCGCAGACCTTGAAACGGAGCTGGAATTTTTTAAAGCTGAAAAGCTAAAAGTAGGAGACGCCAGGCTGGAACACGCCACCATGGCCGCTGAGGTTAAGAGCATAAAAGAAAAAATATCAAACGCTAATCTAGAAAGGCAGATGGCTGAAAGGCAAGTAAGTTGGAACAGCCGTCTTGACCGACTAAAGAAGGTTTTCAAGCACGACGCTCTTCCCATGGCCATATCCAGAAAGCACATGGAAAGGGTGGTAATTGAGTTAAACAATACTTTGAGTTATATCGGTTTACCCTTTACAATAGAGCTAGACGCAAACTTAGGATTTGAAGCCAAGTTTAGAGACTTTAAGATTTCTGCCAGCAGGCTTTCAGGAGGTCAAAAGATAATATTGACTATAGCCTTCAGGCTTGCAGTCAACGCGACTTTTGCTTCAAATCTTGGGCTGCTCTGCCTAGACGAGCCAACAGTGGGTCTTGACGAGATAAACTTGCACGCTATGGAGATGGCTTTTGAAAGGCTAAAAGAGTTTTCCGCAGCTAACGACATTCAAATTATCGTGGTTAGCCACGAGAAAGGAATAAGCCACCTGTTTAATAACACCATAGACCTAGGTTGAGCCTGGAGAACACCATGAGCGACAAGGTGGAAGAAACTACAGCGCTCAAACTCTACACAGATTATCAAGGAACAGTCTGGTATATAAACAAGAAAGGTATGCCTGAGTGTTCAGACCGTAAAGCTTCTGAATTTTGCAACACAAGCAAGCTTTTAAAGTCCTGCGACACCGTAATGACTTGCGGAGACCATAAAAATTCAGAATTGATTTACAACTTGTACATACGTAAAAGAGTAAAAAAGCTAGGCAAATTGCAGGTGTGCAGTCCAAAAGTTGAATACATCAACTTGCCTAACTACTCTCCTGAAAACGTTTTATTGAACATGCGTAGATGGCAGTACGCCGCTTCTGCCGGAGGTTTCCACGAAGTTTCACAGGATGAGTTTTATATTTACACTCTTACTAACATGATGACTTCAGAGGATTTGTCAAAAGTTTCTGAAAAAGTTAAGTTGTTGTACAGCCGACACCCTTTGCACGAGATAGCGTCATTCGTGCCTGGTATAGATCATCAATCTTGCGCTTTGTTGGCTGGTCTAATCATTGACCCTAGATGGTTCTTTTCTCCGGCTCACCCAGACGGTCTCACAGATTTGTATAAGTATTTTGGTTTGGATTTTAATTCCAGCAAAAAAGACGATGGGGTTTTAGACGCTCCAAACTCCATATTTTCAAAAGCTTCAAAAAGAAAAATAGTTATAGCTTGTTGGAAAAACTATTTTGACACTGAAGATAAGAGTCCAGAAAACTTTATAGCTCAAGCTTATTGGGCAGCTATGGACTCAGAGATAGTCGCTAAAGCCGGCAAAGACGGAACAGGACATTCTGAAGACATGGCTGAAAAATTTGCCAGCAGAAAATTTTTAGAATTCGTTTATAGAAAGTGGCTTATGTACATGTATCCTGACCCAACGCCTTGGAAAGAAAGCGTTTTCGTTCCTGAGTTGTTCTTTAAGTCTAAAGAGCAACTTGAAGCTTACAGAAAATTTTTCAAGTAAGCTCTTACCCACCTCCAATGGTTTCAATAAGATGGTAAGTTCAGTCCTTGCCATGAAAGGAAGTCATGTCATGTCTGGAAGTTTTCTGATTCGTAGTCAAGGAAACCTGGCCGATATTCAAGGAGATTTTACTGAAAATCTAAAAGCAGAGCTTGAAAGAAGTTTGACATATACTCACGTTGTTCAAAACAGAGGAGTTGCCGCGTACAAGGGAGGATCTTATCAACCTTTTGTTTACGAAGAAAGATCTCTGTACAAATACGGTCAAACTGGAAATCTGGTTTTTATGCGTGGGTTTCTTAAGAAGATAAAAGGTATTTGTGAGAAATTTGGTTTTGAAGTTGAGGTGCGCAATTTTGTAAACAACGGCCTTAACCCTGAAAGATTTGCTTATTCATTTGAGAGAATCTTTGAACGAATGGAGTTAAAAGCCAAACAAGATGAGTGCCTCGCTTCGATAGTATCAAACGACTGCGGTATAATCGTAGCCCCTACAGGTTTTGGTAAATCGTTTTTGTTTGCCGCTATTTGTCTTTTGTTCTACAACGCAAGAATACACATTGTCACTAGACGCAAGGACGTAATGAAAAGGCTTCTTAGGCATCTGGTTAAATTTGTTCCAAACGTTGGGCAAGTTGGAGCCGGCAAAAAAGAATGGGGAAGGGTCACAGTAATAACGGCGGATAGCCTGCACTTGGTAGACCACAGGGTTTCTAATTGTGCCGACATAGTTTTGTATGACGAAGTTCACGAAGCGGCAGCTCCTAGTTATAAGGATGAACTGTCTAAGTACCAACATGCCAGGATGTACGGTTTTACAGCGACTCCAGAAGGCAGGTTTGATAACGCGCATTTTGTGCTTGAAGGTTTGTTTGGACCTCACATTTTCAAGATGTCTTATCAGGAAGCTGTTTCTAATGGTTTAGTTCTTCCGGTCAAGGTCGAGTGGCTAGACATATCGATGCAGAATCCGTGTGAAGGAATGAAAGAAGTTGTAAAAGAAAGGTGGGGTATTTGGCGCAATAAAACCAGGAACTCTATGATTGCAGCTAAAGCCAGACAGTTCAGCGACGACGATCAAATACTTATATTGGTAAGAACTTTAGACCACGCTATTCATTTAAAACAGGAGCTTCCTGAATTTAAACTTTGTTATGACAGCATAGACCCTTCTGATTACGAAAAGTGCGTGAACAAGGGAATGCTGGATACTGTAAATGAGCCCGCGATGACTCCAGCTATCCGAGACAAAATGTCAAAAGATTTTGAAGCTGGAACTCTTAAAAAAGTAATAGCCACGGATGTATGGTCTACAGGCGTAGACTTTCCGATGCTTTCAGTTTTAATTCGCGCAGACGCCAGGGCTAGTGAGATTATGGATATACAAGCACCGGGCCGTGTCGTTCGTAGGCATGACGCTTCTGGAAAAGAACATGGTATAGTCATAGACTGTTTGGACAGTTTTGACCCAGGGTTCAAGAAAAGAAGTTTTGAAAGGAAGAAGACTTACGACGAACAAGGCTGGGAGCAGACTTTTCCAAAGAGAAAAAAGTGATGGAAAACTCAATAGCTGCAGCTGTCAGAGAAACCTATATTCAAGAAAGGAGAAAATTTGAATCAAGGTTGACAGGCGTTGAAAGCGAGTACGGAAAAGGTCATATACAAAAATGGGACGGTACGGCGTCTCAAGGTTTTTACGGAAAAATAAAACCTGACAAGTACGGCAGGGAGTTTAAACCAGTATGGCCTAAAATAGCAGAGTTTGCTTTCAAAAATAAAGTAGACCCTTTGTTTTTGATACGCTCTGTTTTTTCCAACACTCGCGGAGTTAGACCTCCAGAGCCTGGAGACATGATATCCAGGGCAGCTTTGAAGCTTTGCCAATCAGACGTTTCTGCAGAATTTCTGAATCAGTACTTGGCAAAACTTGAAGACGTTTTCATCAACGAAGTGAACACAAGGAATTTTTTTGTAGTCAAGAAAGGATGGACTGGCGAAAGGCTTCTACGATCTATACTGTCAGACATGACCCTGCCTATGACGCCTTTGTACCGTCACTGCTTGGCGTCTAGGCTGGGTTTTTCTGACATAAAGGATCATTTCTTAAAAGATGCTTGTCTTCAATACATAAGAAATAGGGAAGCCTATGACGGATCTTTCTGGAAAAACATTTTGACAAGTCAGCTTATGGACGCAGCTGACACAGAGATGGTTAGCGTCACGGAAGGCAGAAGTTAACAAGGAGGATGCGATGTCGGGGCTTCCAGGATACTCAGGTCAGTTTGTTGCAGAAGTAGAATCTCCAATAACCAACGACCAGCTGGCTTTGTTGTGTAGCGTAATGCTACATAACACTAGCTTCATGCTGCGAATAAAACAAATGTTCGTTCCAGACACTCTTAATGGAATTGGAGAAGATGTTTATAGAGTGTTCATATCCCTTCTTTACGAGCACTACGACTCTAACCCTACGGTTAAACTTCCAAAGGCAAGCGCTTTGGTTGAAGTAGGCGCTAGGGTAAACCCTGCAATAAAAGACTTAGCCAGAGACGAAATTCTATCAATCTATCTGACTGAAGAAACTTCCACTGACCAAGACTTAAGGGCTTGTGAAGATCTGGCTCTTAGCTATGTGCGAAGAATAATGTTGGATAGAAAGGTAACCAGACGCTTAAGAGAGGCGATGGCCAGCTCTGGCAGTTTAGAAGTTAATAACATATCAGACCTAATAGCCAGGTCTCAATCAGAGATACAAGGAATACAGCTCCTTGTAAGCAACTCCGTTGTTTCAGGCGTTCCAAGGTTTAAGCAAGTCTCAAACGCCAGGGTCGATTTTGATGTAGACGTTGATTTTATGAACGCTGTAACTGAAGGAGGTCTTCCTAGAAAATCAGTAAATGGTTTGTTTGGGGTATTCGGAGGGTGCAAGACAACTCTAGCGTGTCAGATGGCTGCAAGCAGAATAAGACTTGAATACGCAAAAGCGGCAGCCGGTTACTCTAGCGAGTTTGTTGTATATGCTAACTGCGAAGGCCAGCCTGACGAAATAAAGTACAGAGTTATCTCTGCCTTATCGAAGATTCCAGTAAAGCACATAAAGGACCACTATGAAGAAAGGTGCGCTCTAAGCGGTTCTCCTAGGCACTACGAGTATGAAAACATACTTGGATTAGACGTTCCTGCCTTGAATAGGTTAGAGATGGCTGTTGAACAAGTTGAGGATCATTTTTTCATAATAGATTTTTCCGGCTCAGATAATAACCCTAAAGCCGGTAAAAATTTTGTGTCTGAGATAGATTCAAATATAGAGCACATAAGAAGCATAACTGGAAAGGGCATGTCTTTGTTTCTTCTGGACTATGCCAAGTTGTTTGTAAAAAGATACATACTTTTAAACAACATGAAGATAGACCATCTAAGGCATTTGCTGGGTGCTTTTCCAGACATGGTCAGAGCCAACATAGCTTCAAAGTACGACTGCGCGGCTTTGATTCTTCAACAGGTAAATAAGGAGGCTAACAAGAGAAGCGCTAATGACTTGATAAGCCACACAGACTCTTCTGAAGCTTCTGACTTTGGCGAGAACTGTCATTTCTGTTTCGCGCTATCTAGGGCTAACCCAGAAAGCAAAGCTATAAAATTACACGTGTCAAAGTCTAGAGACGTAGCTCCTCCCAGCATAATTCCTGAGCTGGTTCACGTAGGGCATTACGGGGCATTATCTCTCAGCGACACGCAGGTAATCAGTGGGTTCAGAATTTCTGAAAACATATCCTCAACAAGAGGCTACGCCCCAGGGCTGTCTCTTCCAGACTCAGCACAAGGGCCACAAAGAAGACAACCGGTAGCGTCTCCAGCGGACATAGATTGAGAGGTAGTCATGAAAGTTTTGTGTCCAGCCTTGTATGAAAGGCTAGGTCAGTTGTTTGGTCGCGTAAAAGTAGCTAATCAGGGTCAAAGTCTTCAGCTGGTTAACAGAAAAGAAAACGGCAAGTTGCGTTTAAAGATAGTATCTCCAGGAGAGTACTATTGCGTTAATTGCCCTTTTTGTGGAGACCAGCGTAATCGCCTATGGATAAACCACAGGTTCACTGACCATAGGTGGTTGTCTGTTTGCTATAACGAAACTAGATGCTTGGACGGTCTGGAAGGAAAGTTAAACAGGGATAGGCTTTTCACCAGCTTGTTTAATTCTTCAGAGCCTATAAAGCTTCCAGTCATAGAAGGTACTATAGTTGACGCTAGAAAACCTTTGGAGCCTATATCCCTTCCTGGCGACATACTCATGTTGAATGAGTTACAGCCAAACCACCCAGCCGTTAACTACTTGTCGTCTAGGGGCTATTCTCCTAACGACCTGTCTTTTAATTTTGGTGTAGGGTATTGCAATTATGTTTTTGATAGAGCGGATTACCTTCTTAAAGACAGAATTTTTATACCGTTGTTTATGAGCCAAAACCTTGTTGGGTGGCAAGGTAGGTTCATTGGCGATGTAGACTGGAAGACCACGGGAATAAAAAAGTATTACAATTTGAGAGGCATGTCTAAAAGGCAAATGCTCTACAACTATGACGTTGCCAAAGAACAGCCTATGGTTGTTTTATGCGAAGGAGCTGCTGATGTTTGGAGGGTAGGGTCTTGCGGTGCTGGGCTTCTGGGTTCTGACTTGGCAGACGACCAAGGAACTTTGGTTTACGGGGCTTGGAGCGACAAACCGATAGCTGTATTTTTAGACTCTGACGCTCAGCATAAATCTGAAGAAATTGTAAGACAACTGAGGTTGATCACAAAGGCTCCTGTGTTCAATATCTGTCATGAGGGAGTCAAAGACCCTGGGTCTTTGACTTTCAAAGACTGTTGGGCATTGATAAACAAGGGAAGGACCCTTGCTGGCCTAGATGAGTTTTGGCCCGAAAGGTGAAGGATCATGAGCGATAATTTTAGAAAGATGTACAGCGAACTCAGGTTCTTAGAAACTTTGAGATTCGGTGACACAGAGCTATTCAAAAATTTTCCTTTTTACAGAAAGAATTTTGAAGGCTTGCCCGCGCCGGGTCCAGACTTTGTTGAGTACGCTGAGCTGCTAAAAAAAGACGGTATAGACTACAAGACTCACGACTTTGAGCTTGAAGCCTTATACTACAGAGCTTTGTACGACGACAATTTCGTATTGCCGTTATCGTATTTAAATAAAAAAGTTACTGTTAATTTTGTTCTTGGCGGGCTGTGGACGGAGCAGGCTACAGGGCCTGTTCCGTCTCCCGTCATGATCGTAGTAAAGCAGCCTCACGTTAAGAACCACTACAACAGAAAAGTTCTAGTCGGTAACGCGGGAGAGATACTGGCTAATTGTTTTGAAGAAGAAGGATTTTTTGACAAACAACAGTTTTACATCACGTCAGTCATAAAGCATGACCACCCAGACACTAAGGGAGGAGTTTTCAAAGCTTCTTGGATTAAAAACTGTTCTCTGATACTGCAGCAAGAGATAAAGCTTGTTCGGCCAAGCTTCATACTTGCTTTGGGCTCTGAAGCTATAACTGCTGTTCTTGGTAAAGGCCATACCACTTCAAACACCCAAGGAAGGGTGATGGAGATAAAAGTAAAAGACGGCAAAGGCGAAGATGAGTTTTTTACAGCAAAAGTTATAACTGGTATAAGCCCTGCTGCAGTACTGAAAAAGCCTGAAAGGTCTGATGATCTTAAGGGAGTTGTCAGAGTTTTTCTAAACACGATCTTAGGACAGGAGAAGGCTGAAGAGGTAATAGACCACAGGACGATCAAAGGTCTTGACGAGGCGAAAATCTTAGTACAGGAAATATTAAACGAGCCTGACTCAAACGTTGTAGCTGTAGATGCTGAGTGGCACGGCTCGTACCCTACTGAAAAAAACGCGTACGTCAGAACAATACAGATTTCCTGGAAACCTGGAAAAGCTGCTTGTTTTGTTTTGCACAACCAAGGAGGAGAGTCCGAGATAGAGGGAGGAATACCTGCGGTCATAGAAGAGTTGAGCAAGGTTTTTACTAATACGCCTAAAAGAAAAGTAAGAGTAGTAGGGCATTACCTAAACGCTGACATGCCTTGGCTTATGCATGTAGGACTGGACATAAGAAGTAACTTCGTGGCTCCAATGGATTCTCCAGGGGCTAACGGAAAAGAAAAATTGTTTGGTTATCAAAAGACAAAAAAGTTTGGAGGTTTTGACACACTTCTTGCCGCGCACTCCGTCAATGAGACTGGAGATTTCAAGCTAGAAGTCTTGGGTACAAGGTATGTAGGCGTACCAAGATACGACGTAGATTTACAGAAATGGAAAAAATCTTATTGTGAACAAAACAAGATAAACTCAGAGCAGTTGGAAGGTTACGGCGATTGCCCTGATGAAATACTAATACCTTACGGCAACTATGACGCTGACTGCACCAGGCGTCTTTTTGATTTTTTTAACGGAAAAGAAGATCAGCCAGGAGCTTTAGATAGAGATTCTTATGGCAATAACTCCAGGAAACCTTTCTGGGTATCCATGAGAGCCAGCTCTGCGTTTGGTGAAATGCACATGACTGGTTTGCAAGTAGACTTGGAAACAGCAGAAACTCTAACAGAGCATTATCTAAAAGCTAAGAACAGGCTTCTTGAGATATTGCGTAAAGAACTAAACTGGCCTGAGTTCAACACCAGCTCCGTTCAACATTGTCGAGAGATGATGTTTGGTGAGCAGTACAACGGCGTTATAGACAAAGAAACTTTTAAACCAAAGAGCGTCAGGCCCGAGGGAGCTTTGTCTTTGTACTTGGAGCCATACAAGTCTACAGGCAAAAGGCCTAAGATGTGGAAGGAAATAAAAGCCAAGAACATAGAAAGTGACTACGCTGTTTCCACGGACAAAGAAGTACTTCAAATACTTTCTGACAAGCATCCGTGCGTTGAGCTATTGCGAGACTTAAGGTACGTAGCTCAGCTTACTAGGTACGTCTTGAGGCCAGGAAAAGGTGTAGAAGAAGGTTCTGCTGTGAGGGATGAGGATGGACGTATTGAGTATGAGTCCGGCCTTCTTTCTTATCTTCATGCTGACAATCGCGTCAGGAGTCAGTTCTTCCAAACCAAAGAAACAGGAAGAGCCTCCTCAGCAAGACCTCCCTTGCAAAATTTGGGGAAGACGGCTGAAGAAAAATACAAGGCTGTATTCAAAAGATACGGATCAGAGATACAGCTAGAGTACAAGATGCCTCTCAGGTCCATAATAAGGGCCAAGCCTGGGCATGTGTTTGTGGATGCAGACTACACTGGCGCAGAGCTGGCTATCATGGCTTGGCAGTCTGGCGACTTAAACATGTCTGAACACGTCAGGCGCAGCGGTTTACCTGAAGACGACCCAGACTATTACGACATTCACAGCAACGTGGCTGTGAATACTTTCGGTCTAAGCTGTCCGCCAACCAAGCAAGGCTTAAAGTCAATCGGTAAAAGCGCGCTTAGAAGTGCTGCCAAGGCCGTGGTTTTTGGTTACGCCTACGGGCAACAGGCTGAGGCTACAGCAAGAAAAGCAAAACAAGAAGGAGCTGACGTAACTGTTGATCAAGCTCGTCAGCTTATTGAAGGCTTGGTTTCAATGTATCCAGCTCTTCCTAAGTATTTTGAAGAATGCCGTGAAAGGAGCCAAGATCCTGGTTACATAGTAAACTGTTTTGGAAGGTACAGAAGGTTTACAAAAACTTCTGAAAGAGATGTTGCAGGGGAACAGCAAAGGCAAGCCATGAACTTCCCTGTCCAGTCAGCTGTGGCTGACGCCATGTCCAGGGCGCTTGACCATCTGTACTGGTACAGGCTTGAGGCAGAAGACCCTGAGTTATGGTACGACATAGTTCTTCAGGTACATGACGCCGTAGTTCTTGAGGTTCCGGTTAACTGCGTCGATTGGGTTGTAAACAGCGTCATACCGGAGTGCATGAGCGATAGGGTTGATGTGTGGCCATGCAACCTAGACGGAACCAGGAAAGGGTCTGGAGGTCCGTATCATTTACAGGTTCCTCCTCCAGACGTATTCACTAGATGGTCTGTACCTATTACAAAAGAAGAGTGCGCAAAGTTGGGTATTAACGAATTTTACGGAGCAGGCTGATGTCTATTTTGACTGGAGATCAAATTATAAAAGAAGTTGAAATGGGAAATATTGTTATAACCCCATTCAACATGAAACAGGTTAATCCCAACAGCTACAACCTCAAGCTGGGTAAGAGGTTGCTGGTTTACAACAATTTCCCACTAGATATGCGAAAGGAGAACAAGACCCAAGAGTTGATTATTCCTGATGATGGACTTTACCTTAACCCTGGTGTTCTTTATCTGGGAGAGACAGAAGAATACACAGAAACTCCAAACCATGTTCCGCACATTGAAGGAAGAAGTTCAATAGGCAGACTGGGTATGCAAGTGCATATTACTGCAGGATTCGGGGATACCGGATTTCGCGGTAAATGGACTTTGGAGATAACTGTGGTTCATCCGTTGAAAGTGTACCACGGCACAGAAGTGTGCCAGGTAGCTTATCAAAAAACTTTTGGAAAAATAAGTGCTTACTCAGGCAGGTACTTAGGGCAAAACGGTGCAGTTCCCAGTTGCCTTTTCCAAGACTACGCGTAGTATATCGATGCCGCTAGGCATTTGCCGTTTGGCGTTTTTAATTTCAAGTTTGAAAGGACTGTCATGCAAGGTAGCTCTCGCCGTATCTCTGTTAATTCTGTCAGCGCCAATCTTTCTGGAGGTGACGGAAAGTATCTCAACATGATTCTTAAGCCGGGTGCTGGAAAGCTGTACAGCCCGCCAATGAATCAGTCTACTGTGATCAGGATTCTTCCAGGCGTTAATCCTGACAATCCAACTATGCTTGATCCGTGGCGACTGCCGACCAACATGAATGAATTTGGTCAGTGGTTTTTCCCTATTCAAGTAGCAGAGTCTGTCAAAGACCCAAAGAGTGAAAGGGCTAGAACCTGGGTTATGCACGACCCGTATGATAGGTTCTATGACATTAGCAGCAATCCTCTCATGATGATTCGCAGCGCTGCTGATGAGGGAACCAAAAAAGGTCTTCCTTTTTCTGTGGGTTGGGCTAGTTTGCTTCTGCCTTCTGGGCCTTACAACTCTCCGGCTATTCCGGCAAAGCCCAAGCTTTGCTGGCTAGTGCAGTGTCTGTTGATGTCCTACAAGGGTGAGGACTTCCAAACTCCTAAGGGTTTGGCTCCAGACGACAGTGCTCAGTTCATGCTCTTAAAGCCCTCAGTGTATAAGAACCTGAGAAGCGCCATGGACGAAAGGACTGATTATCGCGGAGACAGCAGTAATGTGTCTGCTCACTTCGTATGTGGCGACCCCATAGCTCTAGACGAAGGCAGCTACGTAACTATCTTCACGGAAGGTCAAGACCCTCGCCGTGCAGGTCTTAAGCGTACAAACCAGTTTACTCCAGGAATGCTGGAGGCAGCCGGTCGCAACGATAAGACTATCAAAGGTTTTGATGTGTTCCTTGAAAAGGAGTACAAAGGTTTCTCCGCAGATTTGTCTTCCGTTGCTGAAGCTGTTACACAGAAGATCAAAGACTGGTCTTCTTGTGTAAACATCATGAGCAATGAGGAGCAGGTTTTGCTTGTTCAAGACCTTTATTCAGGCTACCCTTCTTTGCTGGTGTATGCTCTGGATGACCGTTACGGGCAGTACCTGAATCCAAAGATCAGGGCAGAAGGGTTGCAGCAGCTGGGTAAGACTAAAGTTACGTCTATTTCAGCTCCTGAACCTTCTTGGGCTGATGTGGCTGTGCCTGCTGCTGTCGTGGCTGAAGCGCCTCCAGCGCCTGCTTTTGCCAAGCCTGCTTTAAAGTCTTTTTCTCTTACTCCAGCCAAGACAATCTCTAGTGAGGCTATTAGTCCTCCCACGTCTGGCGAGTTTGTTCCTGAAGAAGCTACTAATGATGCTAATAACAAAGTTTGGCAAAACATCCAGAACGCCCGTAAGGCTGTAAAGTCACGGTTACCTAATCCTTCAGAAGATTGATAAAGCAAACGTGCAACAGGCGTTTGTTTTATCAATCTCCTGTTGCACGTTCGTTTGTTTTAAATGCGCGTATTTTTACGTACGCGCATTTTTTGTCACTTTTTTATTTCTTTGTTTGTTTAGTTTTTAATCAGGAGATTGATGTCATGGGTAGGAAGAAAGCTGTTGTTGAAGACGCCAGGCCTGCAGTCAAGACAGGCCCAGACTCCTTTTTTCAGCAAGTGCTGAATATGAGGCAAGTCGAGAATGGCCCGGGCAATGATTATCTTTGTGACGATAGCACAAAGGTTATCATTGGAGCACCTCTAGACGCGATCAGTCTGAGGTACTTATTCTGCAACAGCGTTTTTCCGTACTCAAGAATGACAGAAATTATAGGCATACCTGAAAGTTGTAAAACAGCTCTTCTTTATGAAATGTATAGATGGCACATATACAACGGCAGCAAGATAGTTAAGTTTGACCCAGGTATGCCTCACGGGCTTTTTGGTCATATTCAAGTAGAGGCTAAGGATTCTCCAGATTTCAGGGAATCTTTTATAAAGGCTCCTTTGCCTTTTAAAAGCCACTCTTGTTTGACTGTAGAATCTTGGCAAAAGATGTGCAGTGAGTACGTAAAAGCTGCGGAGGCTCACTACGATTGTAGGGGAGGTATGGAGATGCCTATGGCTCTAGGAGTCGATAGCATCACAGCAGCCACTACAAAAAGTGAGACAGACGATACGTGGAAGAACGGCTATGCTACTCCTACTTTTAGTAACATCGCCAAGAACTTGAACATGTGGGTAAAAGTATTCTTCCCAAAGATGCAGTACTGGCCCATTTCTTTCATAGGTATTAACCATATGAAAGAAGAGCATTCTCCAGGCAAGCCTATTATCAGAAGAGTTCCTGGAGGAGCTAGTCTTGGATTTACTTCTACGTTCATTCTTAGGATGGCTAGAAAAGCGGACATTCACACAAAGAGTGAGCAAGGAAGACTGATCAGAATCCACAGCGACAAGAACAGCCTGTCTTCAGCTGGAGACAGGAGGTACATAGAAGTAAAGCTTCTTTGGACCAAAGATGAAAACCTGGTTCAAACTTCTATGTGGGATTGGCACGACGCTACGGTGGCCTTGTTTGATTCTTTCCAAGAAGCTTGGCAAAGAAAGGCTGTCCACAACGCTTGCTCTATTGAAAACATAGACAAGACGCGAAGGACTGCTGACTGTCCGGTTCTTGGTATATCCAAAGGATCTTGGCACGAAGTAGGCAAGGCTATTTCTGAATCTCCTGAGCTAGTCAAAGAACTAGACAAGGTATTTGGAGTATGCCCCAGAAGACCGTTTGAAATGGGCGTTCCATACAAAGATCAGATCCAAGAAGCTTTGTCTACTAATCCTGAAACTGGTGAGATTAGTATGCCTGGCGGTTTCTCAAACGTTGTAGAAGAGGAATAACAATGAGTTTTTATGACGAAGTCTTGAATGTTGGAAACGCTTCAGATGAATCGTTCGACACTGACGAGACCGTCATAAAGACGATATTAAAGCATTCCGTAGGAGCTCCTTCCTACGGAATGCTTGTTTCAATGTGCAAATCAGAAACAGGGTCAAAACCAAGTTTGTTGTGGTTTGTTACCAAATTTCAAAGCTTCCCTATTTTTATCGGCAGAAGAAAAGTTCAATACCAGAGGGATATCTTCGGAGAACTTAAAAACAGGTTTACAAAAACTCCATGCTTTGAAGGATGGGTAGAGATAGACAGCTTGAAACCAGAGTATGACTCCAGGGTCACTGGTTGTGTTTTTACCTGGCCGAGATTTGGAGTTTGTTGCATTCACAGAATGCCTACTCTTGACGATAAGACACCAAATGGTTTTTGGATAAAAAAAAGATTGTCAAAAGAAGAGATGCCGTTTGTAATAGAGCCGTTTACTCAACTGCTAGAAACTATTTCTTGGGAGTTTCCCAGCTTGTGAGTATAAGCCATGCTGTCAAAAATAGCTTCTGATCTAAAAACAATTCACTTTAGCGAAAGCCAGCACAAGCTATTTAAAGATCATTTGAGTAATATTGAAAAAAACACTCTAGTGTTTCCGGTAGACAATGCGTCTCAGTTGGCTCTTAACGACAGGTTTAAAACAATAAGCGGAGGGTACAAGCTCAGCTGGCAAGCCTTAAGGCAGGCTTGTGGATTCTTGTGTAATGGCTTGTACACCGTAGTAAGCAATATGTCAGTGAACAGCTCAACAAACAAAAAGTTTAATGAGGCTTATTCTGACTATGACGCGTGCGTCTTGTATAACACTTTTGTAAGAAGGCGCTTCAATACTCATCTTTTAGGTAAAAAAGCAATAAAGAACAATCAGACAGGTACACTGGACTGTTTGGTGGGGCCAAGATACCAAAGACTCCCAAACTTTGAGCTTCTTGAAAAAATAGAAAAAGTCTTTAAAAGTTTCGGTGAGTCTTATACCTTTTTCAGAAGTTCAATAAGCGGAAGAAAGATGCAGGCTAGGTTTGCTTTTTGCGAACCTATGACCCTTGACTCTCTAGGTCACAGCGATGTTCTATCCCCTGTTCGCGTAGGCCTACTGTTCTCAAACAGCGAGAGCGGAGACAGCTCTGTAAAAGTAACTCTGTTTATGTCTTTTGGTAATATCGGCAGCACCATGGTTCCATACACTAACTCTTGGTGCTTGGATCATAAAGGAAAAGATTTCTCAGCTAGACTGAGCAGCCTCTTAAAATCTGTTCAAGTTAAAAGACTTGAAATAACAGAAACTAAGGTTGCAGACATGTTGTCTTCCCTGTATTGTTCCAGACTGCCTATTTCAGAGGGAACCATAAACTTAGAAAACTGGGCTTCTGAGTTTAAAAGAAAGATGGCAGTAAACAAGGTTAACGGTTCCACTTCCAGGAGGGTTTTACAAAGGTTCATGTATTCTCAGTCGGGTGACGGGTCTTTGAGAACTTTCAATTTGGAAAACAAAATTGATATAAACTCAAAGACGGCTTTGGATGTTTTTATCGCGTTACTTGCCGAAGGGAATAACGGCAGTAACAGTCTGACTGTCAGGGATCACCTTGAGCAGTCTTCGTTTAGGCTTCTTTCAGGAAAGATGAGGTTGTGATGTCAGAGGTTCAAATTGTATCAGGCACGGAACAAGCTTTCTCAATGATGAACACTCCGCTCAAAGAGGTGTACTACAGCGAAGTCGAAGCTAGCAACACTCACTTTAAGAACAGCCTTAGGTTTCACCGCGCCAGGGGCAAGACAATACACCTGGTAAAGAATGGCTTAAGTCTTGACGGTAAAGAGAAAGTGGACTACGGCAAAAACGCTGTGCCAACTCTAGCTCAGGCTTTGGAAATCAGTATCAGCTACGCTTACAAACTATGTTCTTTCTACGAGATGTACGAAGACATAGCTAAGTTTCAAGATTTGATGGAATTCTTTTCAGACAACGACTTCAGCTTGAGCTGGAGTCATTTCAATCTTTTAGTCCACGTGGACGATCAGACTAGAGAAAATTTGATTGCTGAAGCAGTAGAAAAAAAGATGTCAGTAAGGAAACTGCAAGAATTGATGGCTTCAAACAACATAACCATCAATCCTGACGAAAGCAGTTTTATTACTGAAGACACTCCAAAAGAATCTGAATCGACTGGAGTGGTAGTAATAGAAACACAGCAAGACATAGAAGACCAGCCTGAGCCTTCAACTCAGTCAGTCTCTCATCCGCCTTCAGGCGACTCAGAAATATCTATGGATGTCCCTAAAACTTTGAAAAAGTTGTACCAGGCAGCTTGCAAGTTTAGCGACAAGATGGTCGAGCTGGTAGGAAACGCCTGTGTAGGCTTGGCAGACACTAGCGGAGAATCAGCTAGGAAAGAAGTGTTTGAAGGCTTGACGTTGTGCCAGGACACCCTAGACACTATAAAGCGGCAATGCGCAGAATTCATTCCTCAGTTCAAGCAATCTTACGACAGGCTTGTATCTGAAAAGAAAGAAAAGAACAAAGATGGCTGATATTAAGTTTACAGTCTGCGCCCTCTTATATGGTGACTACCCAGATCTAGCTCGCAGATGCTTGGAACCTCTTTTCAAGTTGAACGAGCTAGGTCTTATAGAACTTCGCGTAGGCTTAAACGAAGTCTGCGACGAGACTTCAAATTACGTATTGTCTAGAAGAGATTCAATAACCACCAGGGAGGCAAACCCACAAATATTTAAGTATCCAATGATGCGTGAGCTGTTTTACAGCAAACCAATAACAACTGATTACCTAATGTGGTTTGATGATGACAGCTACATCAAAGCCGACAACTTGCCTTTGTGGCTTTCTAGTATTGAAAAAGACATGGAAAGCTGCGACATGCTGGGATCTGTCTACGGTATAAAGTACGGCGCAGATCAAAGGGCTTGGTGTGAAACTCAACCTTGGTATAGAGGTAAGCCTATTCCTCAGTTTCCTAGATTCGCTACTGGAGGATGGTGGTGCATTAGAACCGATGTTTTAAGAACTTACGATTGGCCTATAAAGGAGTTAAAACACTGCGGTGGAGATGTGGCTTTGGGCATACTCCTGGCTCAAAACGATCTTAAACTTAGACACACCAAGGAAGGAGTGGCTATAAACGCAGACTCTTTTGGAAAAGAATCTGCTGCTCAAAGGAGAGGAGCGAGTAAAACCGAGAGGCCCATAGGAAAAGGCTTTACTCCAAATCAGACCACTAAGTAGCGTTACGCCTTCTATCGCTATTTAGGTTTTTAACGAAGGCATCAGAAAAGGGTTAATATGAAGAATGCTAAGATGGATACGGTTATGACTAAGATTGTCAATAAAACAAAGCCTGTCTGCGCCAGCAAGGCCAAGGCTACTATGCCTGCTAAGACTAAGGCTAAGTCTAAGCCGGCTAAAGCTACAACAAGCAAGGCGACTACAAAGACTCGCGCCAAGTCTACCAATACTAAGATGGCCAGTAAGGCCAAGGCGGCTACCAAACGATGAGTTTAGGAGAGCTTCCTAAAGGAGTCTACTTTGACATTTCTGACGCTATTACCAGAGCTAAATGTCTAAAGGCTGCCTTTTCTGGATACTTCCAGGAAGACTCTTCGTCTAGGGAGTTCTTTGATCTGGTCCGACAAGTTCGCAAGTGTTTACCTGCGGGCTTGTCGGACCAAGTCATCGTTGATTCGATAAGCCACTTGAAAGGCGGCTTAGTTACGGATAACGAAGTCGGTGAAACAGCTTGGAGGATTGCGGGGAATATACCTTTGTTGAAACAAGGTGTCCCTGTGTGCTCCACTATTTCAATGACGCACTCAGGATGGGGAGTTGTCCAAGTTAAGAGCTGCAGACCTTTCTTGTTGAATCCTTCTTCTAGGCACACGCGCAACAGGGGCTGCATTTACACTCTATTTGTTTTGACAGGCCCAGCAGCCGGCAAAACTATTGAAAAGTTTTTGGGGCTTAAGTACCTAAAAGGCATTTCAAAAGCTTTAGGATTTTCTGCTCCTTACAAGAAAACTCCTTTTAAAGATGAAAGGGAATTGTTCTGGATGAGGTTTGCGGGGTGGTTTTCTCCAGAGTTGGCTAGAGACAACAAGCCTTCTTTTTCTGAAGTTGTTGTGTCTTCTGCCATGAAGAACTGGAATAAAAACCTAATAAAGCTAAGGAAGCGTATTGGGTTTAACTGCCCGATATCGCAACCTGAGGCTAAACTTCCTTGCTATAACTGCTGGATGGGAAAGGACAGGTGCTCGGCGGCAACACACGGTGAGACTTATGTTGTTGATGTTTGTGGTTATTGCGGTTCAGATTCTTTGTTTAGCCCAAGTTCTTCTTCTGACAAGTGTTTAAACTGCGTAAGGTACGAAGACACAACAGGACGTGAGATGTCAAGAAAGGAAGTGTTATGACGATTGATCCTTTGGGAGACGGTGTTTCAGAAGTAAGGCTTATTCAAAAGACAGGCGGAGACTTGAGCGTAGTAAACTCAGCTAGAGTATCTTACGCAAAAAGAGTTGATGAAGTTTCTGAAAGAGACAAAAAGCTAATAGCTTATTTGGCAGACCACGACCATGGAACACCCATGGAGCACAACATTCTCACTTTTGAAATAAAAGCTCCCATATTTGTTTTTAGGGAGTGGCACAGGCATAGAGTTGGATGGTCTTATAATGAATGGAGCATGAGGTATTTGGAAGGCGGTAAAGATATAGACATTGAATGCTATGTGCCTAAAGAGCTTAGGAGACAGGCTAAGGTAAACAAGCAGGCTTCTGGAGAATCTTTCGAGAACCAGGAGCTGACAGATGTGATTATAAATTCTTACGTCATGTCTGTTGTAAGTTATAAAAAACTTATAGCTGGAGGGCTAGCTAAGGAATTAGCTAGGTCTGTTTTACCCGTAGGCATGTATAGCGCTATGTGGGCTTCATGCAACTTGCGATCTCTATTGCACTTCCTTAAACTTAGGCTAGGTTCTGATGCCCAATGGGAAATACGGCAGTACGCTAAAGCTCTACTCAAGCTTGCCGAGCCTGTTTTTCCTGTTAGCATAAGTAACTGGCGTGAAAAGCACGGATATAACCCTGAGGGAGAGAAAGGACAGTAGACATGGGTATGAACATCAAAGGTCATGTAGACAGGCGCAGGTACAACCCTAGTAGGGACATTGCTTACGCTTGGCCTAACCTCATGAAGTCTGCTTTGATGGCTTATGAGAATGAAGTGTCGGAACCTATAGCTAAAGAGCTAATAGAAAAGTTCAACATTTCTGAAAATGACCTTGGTGTTCTGGTTGAGAGATATGCTAATTATTTTAAAGCTTGTTTAGACCAAGGAGACAAAGGTTACAAGTCTCCAGAAGAAGCTATCGCAGCCTGTGGCTTTTTTGACTTGCCTCCTTCGCATCAAGCCGTAATTCTTGTGCGTATGGGGCAAGTCATCACAGGCGCTTTTTTCTATGCGATAAGAGACGTCCACGTCGATTCAGACGATCCTCCTTTTAACGACGCGCATATAATTGAAGCGGGCTTTAAAGCAAAGCAAGCTTTTATAAACAAAGCTAGGATTCGCTGGTACGATTACATCGTCAGGCCTTGGAAAATTTTCAAGCGACGATAGTTTGGAGAAGCGATGAATCCTGGCTCGTGGCTCAAATACGCCTCTGAAAAATTAGGTAAGCTTCCAGATAGCTATCTAGTTTTTGACATAGAGACTACGGGCCTGGATTTGACAATAGACATTCCTGGCCAAATAGGCTGGGCAGTAGTTGAAAACAACAAGGTGGTTGACTCTGGCTCTAGGACTTTAAACTGGTTAAGGGGTCAACCGCCTGAGTTTCATTACTGGATATCCGATAGAATAGCTAGGACTAAAAATCAGTTTGAATACAAAAAAGGTGTAGCTACAGGCAAGGTATACGGAATATCAGTAGACAGGTTGAGACAAGGGGATATCCCAGAAAAAGTTCTTAGAGAATTTCACAGCTTAGTTAATGAATGCAAGAAAAACGGATTTAAGTTTATAGCGCATAACGGTTTAAGATTAGACCAACCAATGTTAGACAGAATACTCAGCGAAATATCTGAAGGAGGTATGCGTTTAAAGTTCAAACCTGACGAGTACCTGGACACTTTGAGCATAGAAAAAAGCGTTCAGCTTTTCCCAGAGATATCGGACGAAGAGACTTGGTTAGACTTTTGCAAAAGAGCTTACAGGCTTGGAGGGTCTTCTGTAAAAGGCTCTTTGGATAACCATTGCTCGGTTAAATACGACTTGGCTAAAAAGCATAACCTGGACATGAATAAAGCGCACGAAGCAGACTTTGACTGTTTACTGACTCATTACTTGTTCCAGGAATATAAGGAATTGGAACGCAATTAAGAAAGAGCCAGCCAGTGCGTAAGTACAACATGTGTAGTGACCCGTGGGTTTTTAAAGAATTTTTTATAAAACCACCAGCCGAACCTAAAACAAATATAGTATTAGGTTTAGACTTAGGCACTAACTGTGGGTACAGCTACTGTTACATAAAAGAAAAGCAGCTAGTAGCTCCTGAAAATATAGAAATGCACATAGGTCAGTGGGATCTTTCAGCCGGCTCCTATGACAGCGGCGCGCTCAGATTTGTTCGTTTAAGGCAATTTTTGTCTATTCTTAAACCAGACATAATTGCTTTTGAAGACGTCAAGTACACGCCTTCTGAAAAGTTAACCAAGTTCAACATGCACTCTATACTGGCTAGGGCAGCTACCTCTTGTGAATTTTTTGGAGCCCTCAAGGCAACGGTATGCACCTGGGCAGAAGAAAATGGAATTCCTTGTGGAAGTTTCCCGATAGGCACAATAAAGAAAAGAGCCACGGGAAAAGGAAATGCCAACAAGTCAGACATGATAAAAGCTTGTAATGAAATGTTTAAAACAGACTACGATCCGGTTAACTACGAGTCAGCCGGGTTTGATAACGCTGCCGACTCTGCTTTTGTTTGTTTGCTTGCCCTGGAGAATTATGCTAAAGGTTTAAGTTTCGCTGAACCTAAGGATGATTCTGCAGAGGACTAAGCTATGGCGTATGAAGACGTAAGAAAGATAATAGGCAAGTACGTAGAACAAAAACAAGATTGTGCGGACAAAGAAACTTTAAAAGAAATAGACTCACTTCTACTTGAACTCAGAAGAGTCGTAGATAGTATAAGAAGGCACCAGCAAGATAAGCTTGGGCTCAACCGCTGGTCTGTGACCCCGGCGGATGAAACACTATGGTCACAAGTTTGCGAGTACCCATAGGCACGGAGTGGTCATGTCTCAGGATGATGTAAAGAATGAAGTGTCTGCGTGCATACAGGAGGTTACTGGTTTAAAAAACATTTCTCATGACGAGCCTTTGAGCTCTCTGGGCTTAGACAGCCTGGACTACCTCGATATCGTTTACACGATCGAGGGAAGATTTGATCTAACCAAGTTAGCGGAGAGCCTTCCAAAGAATAGCTGCGACTTGTCAGTCAACGCTATTAGCGAAGCTGTCTGCAAACTTGCTGTTGGGGTTTAAGAATGAAAACTGACAGAGTTTTTGTTTTTAAATCTAGGGGTATTATCAAGTTACCTGACGGGAGGGTTATAAGAAAGGGAGTGTTTTTCAATGCCGGCTGTTTGCCTGTGGTGGAAGAAGGTGTGGAGTATGCCTTGCTTACACTATTGGACGACAGAGGCGTTAGTGGGCCTTTGAAGGTCAAAGTGCCCTTTGAGTCTGTTAGGTTTGTAGATTCTCAAGACTAAGGAAGGATCCAATGATTTATTACATCGGTTACACCAGCGTTGCTGCTCCAGAGTTCCAGAGCTACGTGTCTGCACCAAAAGCTCCCAAGAACTACAAAGACCCAAAGGTCATAGAAGAGTATTTGGAAAAAGCTTATTCCGAAATTAGGAGCACAGCTTCTTCCAAACCAATCACCAGTCTTGTAACTGACATACATATGATCAGTTCAATGGGAGAAACTTTTGACTTTTCAGGTGGAAACGCTGCTCATGACTTCGTTAAATATATTGGCAACTTAGACTATAGCCGTATAAGGGTCTATGGTTTTAACGCCAAGAATTTTATGCGTTCTGTGTCAGCTCAGGTCATCAAAGAATGCCCAAAGGCCGACATAGCGCGTATTGACTTTGTGTATTACTGGCTTTTCGGTGATCACACGGTCAAGAATATTTTCATGGATCCGACCAGGGTTTTCCTTTCTTCTGCTGACGAGCAGTCTAGGATTTCTTTGTCGGGCATATTCAAGTATTTTGGTTTAGACTTGTCTACTGTTGATTTGTCTAACACTAAAAAGCAGTCTGAAGCCGTTAGAGACTTCTGCGCTGCCACAGGTTTAGACGTAATGACATCTTCGGAAGTAAGAGATGATTCATTCTGATTTTCCAAGGCAGGAAGGCTTTTACAAAAGTGAAACTCTTTCTGCCGAAGAGATCAGGAAACTGCCTCCAGTGAAGAGAGTTCAGATGGCCCACAAGCTGTCTGAACTCTCTTCGGAGTTTGTTTTTTTTAACCATGGCTTGTTATTCACTGAAGCTAATTTGACAACGGACCCTGTAGAAGAATGGATGCTTAAGAAAGACAATAGTGAAGCCGTGTTTGCTTTAATCTACGACAGACCTTTGTTTAAAGGGTTAGACCATTTTTGGAATAAAACTTTGTACGGCTGCAAAATAGAATTCTGGCCTGAAATATATAATCTACTAAACGGGGTTATAGCTTGCTGTAAAGTGAGACAGCTAGTTCTATCTTGTTTTATGCACACAGCTTATATACCTGATCCTAACGAATGGTCTAGTGATCCTAGTCTGTGCTCATGTCCTCCAAGAGATTGGGGAATCAACTGTGAAAACGCGGAAAGGTTAGCTCAAGGAGATATGTCTTTTGAAGGGTTTTCTTTTCCAGTAAGCCCTACTCCATTTAAAATACACGTTTCAGGAGTGTCGGGGCCAAAGCGCTTGGCTTATATTAAATCTTGCCTTTACCCTTACGTGTCTTTTGCGCCTCCTGAACAAGAAACTATTCAAATGCAGAAAGTGATGGTGCCAGTTGTTAACTAAGAGCAAAGTTTTTTTCGGTCAGATACTTATGCGAAAAACTTCAGAGAACTCGCTGACTGGCTGGGACCTGCTAGATAAAACTACTGAAGTAGACAAGCTTATAAACGATTGGGTAGAGCAGACTTCAAACCAGTTAGTGTACGCATCTCCGCCATCCATACACATGGAATGGATGGATAAAGAAAACACAGTAAAGATGATCACGTCTTCTGTAACAGTTTTGTATGTAGAACCTGAGGCTTCAGAAAATGAGTAACACAAGCAGCGACTATCCAGACAACTTTAAATTCTATGTGTTAGCTGTAAACGAAGGAGAACCTCCTAGCATTACAGAGTTTGACTCAGCGCAGCTGGCAGCTGAGTCTTTGACTCGTTTACTTGAGGCTAACAAAAGAATGTATGGAGGCGTGTTTTACGGCGAGAAGTGGAACATAACTAAAGGTCCGGCTAAGTATCTTATTTCTTTAGACGGCTCGTCACGCTTTCCTTTGTTTAATCAAGAAGAGTCTTTTGTTAATGATGGCGAATACTTGAACAGTTAAATAACAGTTAAGGAAAACGTCATAATCATATGCACCGCATCTATTGGTCAGCGGTGATTCTGGAATGGAGTCTAGCGATGAAGAAGGTTTCTGTGTTTTACTCCTGTCACCCAAAAGCCCCTTTCAAGGGAGGCCTCCAGCCGGTAGGAACCGGCAGGTTCATGACCATGTGGCAGGGCGGACCTCGCCCAGATGGGCATGTCCTAGCAGTACACCGATACTGCTTTGACCACAGGGGGCTGACTCTCTACAACGAGCGGGCCGAGGACCCTACAGCTATAAACTGTAGGTTTTCCTCAGAGGAACAAGACGTGGCGGGCGTCATGTTCCGATACCTGTACTCTCAGAGGCCACCAAAAATGGCACCTGAGATTAGAGGACCTATTCTTCTTGCTTCCTTCGGGAAGCAATTTGAGTGGGCTAACCCGCTCCCACAGCCATGGCTTATTGAAACAGCCATGGCTTCAACTTCCCCTGGTTGGCGCGGCCCGCCTCACCCTGGCACCGTATCAACCGGCGGGAAAATTTCTCAAATCGTTAAAGATGGAAACATCTTTATTGAATTTGAGAACCAAGACGTGCTAGAGCTTCCTCCCGAAGCCAAAGTCTTGGAATGGGTACAGCCCGGGGTGGCCACGGAGCCAGGCACGGTTGTGGCTGAACTTGTTCCTAGGAAGACTAGGAGCAAGGAAGAGTTCATGGCTCTCCCACCAGAAACTCTAAAGAGAATCTTCGAGGAGACCATGGAGGCTCACTCCATGATTTCTGAGGACGACGTGCAGCTGTTCGATATTCGGATAGCTCCTCGCCACCTCCGGAGGCCTATCCAGGCTGGAGGCGCTGTGCTCGACATGTTCGAGTTTGTGCCCTTCAACAGACAGCCGCAGATAGTGGCTGTCAACAACACCACCCTTCGAGATGGGGTGTCTAACCCCACCGACCTAGCAAGGCATTTGAGGTTCGAGTGGGCTAAGGCCAACTTATGAACCTGATGCCTGATCCGGCTTGACTCGTTAGAGTCAGGCCGGGTTTTTTTTAGCTATTGGGTAAAGGTCTGGTTAATAAGATAAGATTGGATATAGTATTTTCATAAGACAGATTTACATGAAAGGAAAGCCATGAGCGTTGACTCCGCAGTATCGGGCAAATCTCAGTCTACTATTTTTCACAACAAACAAATCACTGAGATAGTTGTTGACCCTGACAGGGCGCATTTGGGCGAGTCGTTTACTATCAGCCTTGATAGATTAAGCGGTAAGACTTCAGGACCTGACAAAAAGGGGAACAACGTGGTTAACAGGGAAGAGATTGCTAGTAACTTGTTCAAACTAGCTTCTTCAGAAGATTTACCCAGAGACGTTATTAAAGTAGGAAGGGCTATACCTAACATCAATGAAATTAATCACGCGCATCCCGCAGCCGTTTTGCCCAAAGCAGCTGTAACGTCACCTCAAACAAAAGTTTATTTTGATATGCCAGGCTGCGGCTCTATATCTTTTAAATACCATGAAGTTAAAGTTGTTAGCAATTATTTAATATTTGTAACTGACAAACGTTTTGGAGGATCCGCTGAGTTTTATCCTTATTGTAACATGCGTCCTAATGAAGAAAGAAAACCAGTAGGTGTTTACGTGCAGGGTACTAAAAGCTTATTCTTACTAGATCCTTCTGTTAAAAATTTTCCTATAAAGTTTGAATGCGATCCTTTTGAAATTTGCGTAGTTCCCGTCGGAAGCTCTAAAAATCTTACTTCTGAAATGGCCAAGGAGCTTGGTATAGTCGACATAGCCACAGGGGAACTTGAAAATGGAAAAGAGAGCGGTGATAGCGAAGGGGATAACTCCCCAGAATTTTCCGGAGTCGACTCGGGAGAGCCAGACTACGAAAGCGTTGAAGGAGGCTTCGGCGGAGTTCTCTGATTTGGAGACTCATGTGACCAAGTCTTTATCCGACGCTGTTTCATCTAAGCTTTTAAAACGAGACTAGAAAAATGCCATCCGGCGACCTTTTTGAAAGTTCTATAGGCAAGAACTGGAACCTGAACAGGGGCGAAGAGCCTTTTCCAGATCCGTTCATGGACTACGCGTCCACGGTGATGCCGGAAAATATCCGCGATGCCCTTAGGTTTTGTGAGTTTACTTTTCACGTAAACTCAATGATCAGAGAAGCAGCCAGGCGCATAGTTTCTTATTTCATTACTGACATAAAAGTTGAATCTCAAGATGGAGAAAAGTTAGGAGACGACGAAAGACAGAAGTACGAGATATTTTTAAATAACGTTTTAAAAGTAAAGCAAGTTCTACACTCTGTTGCTTTAGACTTTTTGTGCTACGGAAATAGCTTTACAAGTTTAGTTTTGCCTTTTAGACGTTATCTAAGTTGCCCAAAATGTTATTTTGACGTCCCTCTAACAGAGATGATGAAAAACCCTGTTTTTTCTTTTAAATGGCAGATGCCTGATTTTGTCGCTAAATGCCCCAATCCTAAATGCGGATATTCCGGTAAATGGCACAGGGTAGACAGACGTCTTACTGACGAAAAACAAATAACAATCAAACGCTGGTCTCCGTATGAAATGGAAATACGGTATGACATGATAAATGACTTCAGAGAATATATCTGGAGAATACCTGAAGACTACAGACTGCAAGTTAGAAGAGGCGATCCGCAAGTACTGCCTACAGTTCCTTGGGAAGTTGTCGAAGCCATACAGTCAAACGGCTACTTGCTTTTTGATAAAGACGTTGTTTTCCACATGCACGAGCCAACTCTTGCAGGTGTAAGGTCTAGAGGATGGGGCATATCTAGAACTCTGGTTAATTTCCGTCAGGCTTGGTACTGCCAAGTTCTTCACAGATATAACGAAGCCATAGCCTTGGACTACGTTGTGCCTTTTAGGGTTTTAACCCCAGCTCCCAGCAGTTCCAGTAACCCAGAAGCTGGAGACCCTTTGATGAACATGGACTTGGGCGGGTTCTCGTCTCAAGTACAAAGTATGCTACGTAAAAGGCGCAGAGACCCAGCAGCTTGGCATTTCTTGAGCCATCCTATCCAGTATCAAATGCTAGGCGGAGAAGCCAGCAAGCTCGCACCTACAGAATTAATGCAACAAGGCATAACTACTTTGTTGAACGGGTTCGGCATGCCGGCAGAGCTGTACAACGGCACCCTAAGTCTTCAAGCTATGCTTCCAGCTATTAGACTTTTCCAGTCTAGCTGGACTTATTTAACTCATTACATGAACGACTTCTTGACGTTCGTTACCATGCGGACAGCTGACTCTATGGGCTGGGAACCGGCCAGAGCTTCTCTATTGCCTCCTACTTTGACCGACGACATGAACAACGTGATGGCAAAGCTGCAGCTAATGCAAGCTCAGCAAATCAGCCAGACCACAGCTCTTCGCGGTATGGGTTTGGATTTCAAGGAAGAAACAAGACAAACTCTGGAAGAGCAGAGGTTCAAACAAGAAGAGCAGGCCAAACTTCAAGAAGAAATGGATACTGCTTCTATCATGGATCAGATGGCCGCGCCACCTCCGCAGGCTCCTCCCGCACCCGGAGCAGCCCCAGCTACCGGCGGAGCTCCGGCACCTGGAGGAGCAACTCCTCCAAACCAACCTCCAGCAGGGCCAATGGACGCGGCGGCTCAGCAGATGTCTCTGACTACGCCAACGCAGCCAGGCCAAAAAATAACACCTCAAGAGCTGCAGGCTAAAGCCGAGGCTATAGCTTCTCAGCTTCTTAGCGTCCCTGAATCTCAAAGACAGTCAGAAATGACAAAGCTAAAAGGGCAAGATCCAACTTTGCACGCTGCGGTTAAACAAACTATTGAAAACATCCGGCAGCAGGCTAGAACAGCTGGAGGTCAGATGGTAATGCAGCAGCAATTTGGCGGGCAATAAATTTAACTAAGAAAGATAATATGATTGAAATATCTATAAACATAAAAGCAGAGAATAGCGAAGCTGTTTTAGATATTTTGAAAAATTTGAACGAGGCTATACAATCTACAGAATGGAATACTCCTGTCGATTTAAGCCTGGAGATTACTCAAGCTGATGGTGATTCTTCTTTGCTTATAGTTAACGACTCGAGGAAATACCATGGCGTCAAAATCAACTGCTGCGGGCAATAGCGGCTCTTTTTGCGTTGCTGTGCAAAGATGCGCTTTTGCTAAGTGCAATAAAAATGGTACGCATCATTTAAGTATTTCGGCTAATTCCTCGAGTGAAACAGGACAGGACTGTTTAGAAACTATGGACGTTTGGTATTGTGAAAAACACTATAAAAAGCTCATAGAAAATAAAATGTAAATAAGATACGCCTGTAAAATTTTTAAATTAAGTAAAGCAAGCTTAACCGGCTTGCTTTACTTATATAAGCATATCTAGGGTTGCTTTGTTAAAAACTTAATAGTAAATTGCTTTATCTAAAGGGGGTGCTTTATGACTTTGCGTTATCAACATCTTATGACCGCCGTGGATGAAACTTCTGTAAAAGGCCAGAAACATAAGCCTTTTAAAATTATGGAAATAGGCTGTTTCCACGGCATCCAAGGAAAACTAATGGCCAACAGGGCCTACGCTAATGGAAGAAAAAATATTGAGTATTATGGTTTTGATTTATTTGAAGACATGACCCATGAAGTTAGCGAAGTAGAAGGCTGCCGTAGACCTTTTGCTCCATCTTATTCTGAAGTCATGGATTATTTAAAAGGTAAAGCTAAAGTTAAAGCAATTAACTTATTCAAAGGCGATAGTAAAAAAACATTGCCTGAAGCTGTAAAAAAATTACCAAAAATGGATGTTATTTTTATAGACGGAGGAAAGTCTTTGGCTACGGTACAGTCAGATATAGAGTACGCTATAAAACTGACTGGAGAAGATTCTGTAATTTTAGTAGACGGTTATTACGCTAGTAGTCATTTCTCTGGTTGCGCTTTCTTAGTTATAAATGAACTTGTAAAGAGGTCAGGTTTGAAAGTAGAAATACTTGAACCTGTAGATGCCTATCCAGAGTTTGGTCTGTCTGTTCAAATGGTTAAGATAACTAAAACGGGCACGCTAGACACTAATGATTCCGTACCTGTTCCAGAATTTGTCGTACCTAAAGAAGAACCCAAGACAGAGGTTGAAAATGTCGAGCAGCCTTGCAGCCAACCTGGAAGCAGCTGTGATAATCCCGACTTACAATCACCTGGATTATGCACTGTTATCTGCAAAGACAGCTCTTGCGAATACGCCAAACAGCATTGTGATGGTAGTAGACGATGCGAGTCCGGAGTGGGATTCGTCAATCTGGAGTTGCCTACCGCAGGACCGGTTGATAATACACAGGTTTCCTCAGAACGACCAGAACCTGACCAGGAGCTGGAACTGGGGACTTCAGAAGGCAAAGGAACTGAGAATACCGATAGCGGTACCAGCGAACAGCGACTTGAAGTTTCCGAAGAACTGGTCGATGAAGATATTTCAACTTCTAAGAGAAAATCGCGCAGACCTCGTAGGTCCCGCAACAAACGCTCCGGGGCATCGTCAGAAACAGCAGATAACGACCTTGATTCCTGATTATAATCTTGATGATTCAGACGATTACATAGACCAAGTGCAAGAAAAGCTTATGGAAAGAAAGGACGAGGATTTTGTTCAAACGCTTATAAACGGATTTTGCATGGCTGCACTTACAGATACTTGGTGGTCCGGAGCGTTTGATTCTTCTTGTGTTTTTAACCCAAAAAATAAAATGATGAGGAATGAAGATGAGCTCATAGGTAGATGGCTAGGCATGGGTAGAAAAGTAGGATACTGCCCTTACAGCTTTGTATGGCACTACAGAAGTGTCAGCAGAGCTGTAAAAACAGGCAAGCAATACCAAGGATGGTACCGAAAAAGTAAGGGCTAAAATGCGTTTTTGGAAACTTAAAAGTATTAACGACAATCCTTTAGTAGGTATGGTTGTCGTAACATACAATCAAATAGAACCTCTTCAATCTTTGCTAGCTAGCTTAAAAGCTCAAACGTGGAAAAATTTTAAAATAGCCATATCTCACGACGGACCCGCAACTCCCGAAGTAAAAGCGGCAGTTAATGTTTTAGTAGGAAAAGACGATAGATTTATTTTTATAGAAACCAGAGAAAGACAAAATAAATTTGGCCACGACATGCGTTATCCTGGGTTCTCCTATTTAGCCAGTCTTGGCTGTACTCACTTATGTACTACTAATGGAGACTGTTGGTATACTCCTAATTATTTTGAAAACATGTTATATAAAATGCAAAAAGACTCTACCAAAATGTGCATATGCAACATGATACACAGTCATAAACTTTGGCAGCCACTTAATACAGAAATGGCTAGAGGAAAAGTAGACGTAGGTTGCTGGATGGCTTCTACTGAAGTAGTAAAACTGGTAAACTGGACAGACTACTCTTTCGCAGCAGACTGGTTTTTTATAAAAAAACTGTTCTTGGCTGTTAAAGGTAAAATATCGAAAGTAGACGGATATCTGTATGTTCACAACTGATAGAGGCCACGTAAATGAAAGTAGGCATATCGCTAAATTACGCGAGGCATGACTTCACTTACGCGGCTTTAAAAACAGCTGAAGTGTTGGAAAATTTAGGTTATGATGTCACTATATATAATAGGCTAGAGCCTACAACAAGAATAGCTCTGCATGACTACTGGGACGAGTTTGTCAAAAGTTCAAAGCAAGTAAGCTTTGAAACCTGGAGCGCTTCTGTAGACAGGCTGATATTTTTTAGTTACTCAGACGCACAAGAAATAAAAGCCATAAAGAAAAGAGGAACGCCAGTAACCTGTGTAGCAACGTGGGATAGCGTAGACGCGGATATAGTTTCTTCTCTTAAACAAGGCACTACTGTAGTAACTCCTTCTGCTCAACAGGCTAAATACTTCCAGTCCTACTGGAGGCTTAAAAACGTTGTGCATATTCCTTGGGACTGCAACTGGGCGTTTTCTCAAATAGACAGAACCGACTCTGAGCCTTTAAAGGTGCTAGTAGCTTGTCCTGGTTTTCAAATCAAAAGAGTAGATGTCACAAAGCTGTATGAAACTTTAATAGCTGTACTGGACGATAACCCAGGAATCAAAATAACTTTTTTGTTTAGCAATAAAGTTGCAAAGCTTTCAAAAAATCAATTAAAAGCCTTAACGGTAGCCAAAGAAAACGGCAGTTCTATAATCGCTATAGATGATCCTACTGGCTGGTTTGAAACCCCGCTTATATATGGAGAACACGATATAACTGTATACCCAGGCCAGATAGAAAGCTTTGGTTCAGTTGTTTTAGAATCATTAACTATGGGAACACCGGTAGTTTGTTACGACTTTCCTCCAATGAACGAAATAGTCAGCAATTCCATTAATGGATTTCTTTTGGAATGTGGGTCGAGCAGTACAGACCTGGGAGTAAGCTACGCTCTTCACAGCGACAGTTCCATACGTAAAACATTAAGTTTTGTTTTTAATAACAAAAGCATTTTGAACAAGATGCGAGCTTCAACTTCTGTAGGACTTGAGGCCAGGCGTAAACAATTCTCAGCTTTATGGGCCGAAGTCATAGACGCCCAGCTTAGCAAGTAAAAGCAAAAATCATTCTCTTAGACATTTGGTCGTTCGCGTATATACTGAAGAGGTACCGCGCAGGGTCAGTGCGTATAGACACTAGAAAAGAAAGTAAGGTGGGTTGTGGAAAAGAAAGAACTTGAAGCATACAAGAACGCCGGCTTCAAAGTGTATACGAACGAAGACCCTGATTTTTTTGACTTGATGCTGAAAAAGTACTTGGAGTCAAAGGAAGATAAAAAAGAAACTCCGACCAGTAAGAAGCTAAAACAGGAGGTAGAGGCTTTTGTCCATTTTATAAAAAGTAAGCTTTTGGAAAACCCTCCAGCTACTTTTACTTATTTGGACAAGGGCTTGGCTTTGCAGTTCGCTGATTATACGAGGGTAGTGTTTGTTGATCAGAGTACTGTTAATAAAGATAAGACCAGTTCTATTGAGATTAATGCTCCTTCTAGACAAGGAGGTCCTATTGTTTTTAGACAGGTGGATACTTCTATTCCAATCACGGGGTAAAGCAGCCATGGAAGTTAATTCAGATCAAGGGTTGATAGTCCAGAAGGCTTTTAACGTGATCATGGACAGGGTTAACTCTGCCATGTGTCTTCCAGGATTTAACAAGCTTAGCTACAAGAAAGCTTTTCATTTAGTAAAGAAGGCCATAAGAGCTGCCCTTGAAGAAACTGATTTCCTCTACGTCGATGTTTTACCTAGCAGGTCAGACAAGGCCATAAAGGTAAACATGAAGATATTTGCTGAGTATGAAATAGAGTACGACCTTGAGATGGTTGTGTCTTTGACCAGGTAGTTGTTTTGGAATAAGTAGCTATGCAGTTTATAGCTAAGCTAGTTTCTTTCTTTACTCTAGGGAAACCTAGAAGTGGCAAGTGGCAGGCTCTCAGCAAAAAGTTTCTTTACGGTAAGACTTGCGCGGTGTGCGGCATAGACAAAAAGCTTGTCGCACACCACAAGCGCCCTTTTCACGAACATCCTGACATGGAGCTTGACGAAAGTAATCTAATTGCCCTTTGCCGATATCCTGGAAGGAACTGCCATTTTGTTTTTGGCCATCTATGGAACTGGCAAACAGTTAACTCAGATATCGATGATACTATTGATTATTTCAACAAGCTGAGAGAAAATGCTAAAAAAACATCAGCTAAGCAGGATTAAGCCATGCCTTTTCAGTCCAAAGCTCAACAAAGGTGGATGTTTGCTAACCATCCAGAAATGGCTAAAAGGTGGGCTAAGCACACTAAGGACATAAAAAGCCTTCCTGAAAAGAAAAAAGAAAAGCGAGCTTATGAGTTTGTAGATAACTACCTTATCGATTCCATAGTCAAAGAAGCTCTAACTAACTTCAACAACAAAGCTCTGCCTAAACCTAATGTAAGCGCCACCGGAGGAGCAGCTGGCCCAGCCACAGGTCAACCGGCTGTTCCAGTAGCCCCGGCTGTTGGTCCTATAGTACAACCTCAGGGTTATGGCGCTAACGCCATAGCCAAGATCATTTCAACTAAAAAGGCTGAAGACAACTTAGTCAGCAGCTTTAACAGAATTAAAAAAACTGGTTCTTTAAATAAGTTAGAAGCTATAGCTTCTTATATTAGTAAGAGCGCTGGAGAAGTTATTCCTAAAAGTTTAACTGAGCCGCATGTAGAAACTAGAATTGCAAAAGAAGACGCTGCTTTTAAAAAGCTTCAAGAAGAGCAGTTGGCTAGGGATAAAGAAACAAGAAACTTACAGCTAAAAGCTCAAGGCGCTACGGACATAAAGTTGCCTGAAGAAGCCTTAGACCGAGGCAGAAGATTTTTTGGGATTGGTCCAAAACTAAAAGTTTTACAGCCGGCTATTCCAGGAAGCGTTCAAAAAAGGCAGATGCAGAGCATAGACCCTTCTTGGTTTGATAGAAGTATTTTTTCTGGTAAACCTCAACCTGAAACTAATGTCGATTGGCGTTATGGCGCTTTAGGCAAGCCAGACGTTAGAAAAGCTATCTTCCCTGAATTTAGTTCTAGAGCGGCACAGCTATCTCCTCAAAATCTTGAAAGACTAGACTTGATTAGCAAAGCTGTTCCAGTTTTACCCGAGGATATGCGCAGTCCTTATCTTGTAAACCAATACAATTTTAAACCATTCACAAACGAACAGATAGAGAAAGACTGGGCTAGAACTGCCAACTTAACTGGAAAGGCTTTGCCAACAGACGCAGAAGGTCGAGAGCTGGAAGGGCCTGCTTTAGAAAAGTTTTACGCAGATAATTTAAAATACGATAGAAACGCAGGGCACTTATTTGAGCTTGCTTCTGGAAAAGTCGGAACACCTGAGCAGCAAGAAGCCGCAAGAAACCATTTTAAATCTATCTACGAGTTATCAAAGCAAATAGACGAAAACGATATTTTAGGCAGAGAAAAATTTTTAAGAACAGGAGATAGCCAAAAAAAACTTGAAATAGCCAGACAGGCTCTTGATGTTTTATCTGGAGGGGTTAATGAAAATAATTCGTATTTAGGCAACTATGCTCGCTTAGCCCCTAACGTTGCTGCTATGGCTTTTCCATTTTTAAGGCCGATTATGCCTGCAATAAGGTCTGCTACGGCGACTGTTCCAGCAACGTATAGGTACTTAGCTCCAAGGCTGGGAGCGGCTGCAGAACAGGCGGCTACAGGCGCTAATACTTTAACTGAAAATTTCCTTTCTCGTTTGTTTGGCCCTTCTGCTTCAAAAGCCCAACAAGCAGTTTCGGCTAGGCAAGTTCCTTCCTGGTCTGAAGCTTTTAACTCAGCTAGAACGGCTTTAGAAAGAGGAGGCGCTACTAACTCAGCAAATTTAGCCAGAATTGCAGCGGGCATCCCAAAACCCATACAAACAGCTGGAGCCGTAGCCGGAAATTTGTCAAAAGGTATATTTGATTACAATTACAGATTATCTCCTCTGTTTAACGCGCCTGTTCAAATAGCCGCAGGCCTTGCTGGCGCTTCTCCAGAACAAGCAGCTCAAGCGGGTGAGCTGTCTGGCGGCTACGGCCCTTTACCTATGTTTATGAGACAAGGGTATAAGCAAATAGCTGACGCTATTAAACAAGTTAGGGCTAAAAATCCTTATGCTTCTACAGGGGTTCTAAAAGACCCTGGTGCCATAGTAAGAAACGAGGGAGCCGCAGTACGAGATGAAATGCAAAGAATACTAGAATCAGACAGGGCTTCTTTTGTAGGGCCTATTCCCTTAGGAACGACCCATCCAGACCCTGCTAGCATATTAACTAGAGCAATACAGAACGTCGCTAATAAACCCTTCATTGCTGAAAAAGCAATCCAAGGACCTAACCTTATTCAAGGCGCAACGACTATAGCTGCCAGCACTATTCCATTTTTCCAGCCTGTTTCTAATTACTTGTCCGGACCAGAAGTTGTTCCTCCTTCTCTAGAAGAAAAGCAAAGAGCATCCGCTCAAATAGCCGACGAGCAGAGCAGGGGTTTCTCCAGCAATGAAGTGGTTACTCCTGAGAGTCTGAGAACAAAATTCCCAGGAATTTCTAATATAGCTCCATTAGTTTCCGTAGGAGTGGCTGACGCTCTAGTCGTGTCGCCTGAAATAGCTCAAACAGAAACTAACATTCAAAATTTGTCAGAAAGGCTTTCATACCTTCAGCCTAACACGCTTGAAGCAAATCAAGTGAAGTCAGAGATAGCAAGTAATCAGGCTGTTCTTTCTACTCACATATCTCAACAATATGGAAGCACTCCTGAGAGATTCAAAAGTTTTAAAGACTCGGCTTCAAGGTTTGCTGACGCTAATAAGCAATATTCCGATTTTGCGTCTAGGTCTGACCAATCAAGCAACATGTCAGAAAGGGATAGAGTAACAAAACTGTACGATGAAGCTAATGCAGATTTTAGAAAAAACGGTCTTCCTTTTGTTACTGACTACCTTAACCATTCATATAAAGTCGACATAGCTCCTAAACAACAACATTTACTAGACTCCGCCGCAAACCTAGCGGGCATACGACAAAAGATGTCTACAGCTCCGGACACAGTAACTGCGGAAGAAAAACAAGCGATCAAACAAGCTGAAGGCTATGTCAAAGACATAACTACCTGGTCTGGTGTAGCTGCTGCTACTAACCTGTTCCAGTCAGGCCAGCCCATAGACCCTCAATTTTTTACAGATTCTCAAAAGGCTGTCGGAGCTGTCTCTAACCTTATAAACACTCCTGAAGTTAAAACTCAAGTAGCTACCAAAGTTTCTTCCGAAGTAGACAAAATAGTTGGAGCAGATTCTCCATACGCCAAGGACATGACTAAGAACATTTATTCAAACATGTCCACTACAGAAAAAGTGTTTATGTATGGCGGATTGGGCTTAGCCGCTTTAGGCGCTATAAGCTTGGTCACAGGCTACGGAGGAGACTGGTTGCCTAGCCTAGGTCTAGCTGGCGGCTTGGGCGCGCTGGGCCTGGCTGGCTATAACTACTTTAGCTCAGGTCAGTCTCCTTCAGACTTGATAACTCCAAAAGGATTCATGAGCTTTTTGACAGGTAGCGTTGAAGAAGACAATCCAACTGAAAGGGTCCTTAACCAACTGCGTAAAGACAATCATTACGGAAAGTACAGTATAGACCAGGTTAAGCACTCACCTCTATACGACAAAGTAATGACTGGAGGAGCAACCGCCGCTGAAGCAGCTACTCTGCTAGGTACGTTAGACCCTCAGAACAGAGGAACTTTGCTAACTGCTCTAAATAACAAATACCCGACGGCTTCAACGGCTATGGCTAAATTTGATAGCCGAGTAGCCGAAGACAATAAAATGATAAATAACCTTGGTAATGCTCCAGTCCTGGCTAAGGCAAAAACTTTTGACGAGTTTAACGACTTAGCTGGTTTGGGCTTTAAAGATAAGAGCGGCAAATACACTTTTGAAAATAAAACTCCTGAGATGATTGAAAGAATAGTTTCTGTCATGCCTCAGACAGTTAAAGCCGATCTGGTTCAAAAAATAAGAAGCAGTATAGTAGATACGTACAACGCTAGAGTAGATGAAGAAGCTAAAAACTATTGGTATGTTCCTTTTGCTTCTAGTATGCACAAGGCAAACTCAGTTAAAGACGCAGTTGAAAAGATTAGAGCAGCGGCAGCAAGCCCAAAAGCTGACTCTACAACTAAGTCTATTGCCAAGGGATTAGAGCTTTTGAATATCACTCATTAACAGAAAGGAATGAGTTATGTTATCAGATTATAGCTGCGATGTTTCAAAGGTTGAAGAAGTAGTAAATTTTCCTGAAGAGATGATTCAGACTTTTGTGGCCTGGGTTCATCCTATGACCGTAAACTCTTTTGAACTAGAGTCTGTGGTTGCTCTACCTACAGACCAACCTTTGGGTTACACTTGATTAAGCTTTTTATAAGGAGAAAGCCATGGCAGATATAGAAGCAACTAACCCTATTGAAATACCCGCTACAGAAGCCAAAGTGTACGACAAGTGGGTCACTGAACGCCTTGTTTTTGAAGGCGACGGGATAACTCGTCCTATGGCCGCTGAAGCTTTTCTAGTTCCAGGCTTCAGAAAAGAAGACGGATCGTGGGACCTGTACCCAGAAGGCCGTAAGAATATATTTATTCCAGACCTTTGGGCGGAAGTATCTTCTAGAGAAGACTTTGCTACAGCCCTCGCTGCAGTTCAAAATGCTTTAGAAAGTTACGGTAAGGAAAAAGGCATTCTGTAAATCAAATAGCCGTTGTTCCCGAGACAACACGGGACGGTAAATCCCGTGTTGTTTTCATAGAGGACGCGTAGATGCCTACTCCAGACAACAGAAGAATAGACGAGCTTTCGAATAAATCTCCAGAGCTCACTGACTATATCGCGATATCTGCGGACGGAGGTCCTGCGGGTAAAGCAACAATATCTGACTTAGGCGTACTATTAAGTGTAGCTGGGCCGGAAGGGCAGACTGGTCAAACAGGTCAAACAGGGCAGACAGGACAAACAGGCGCTCAAGGGTCTGTAGGCGCAACAGGTGCCACAGGTCAAACAGGCCAAACCGGTCAGACTGGAATAACAGGAGCCACCGGGCAGACAGGCGTAACTGGCGTAGTCGGAGCAACAGGTCAGACTGGAGCTACTGGCGCTACAGGACAAACCGGGCCTGTAGGTTTTACTGGCGCAACGGGATATACGGGCCAGACAGGCTCTACAGGCGCTACAGGCTCTACAGGTTCTACAGGCTTTACAGGGCAGACTGGAGCAACAGGGGCTTCTGGCGCAACCGGGGCTACTGGATCAACAGGGTCAACCGGAACTACCGGGGCCACAGGCGCTACTGGTGCTACTGGGGCAACCGGCGCTACAGGAGCAACTGGGTACACAGGGGCTACCGGAGAAACCGGGGCTACTGGAGCCACAGGCGCTACAGGAGCAACAGGGGCTACTGGCACAACAGGTGAAACAGGAGCAACGGGCGCTACAGGGGCCACCGGGCAGACAGGGCAAATTGGACAGAGCGGAGCGACCGGTGCCACAGGAGCTACAGGAGCTACAGGCCAGACAGGCCAAACAGGCGCGACTGGTCAAACCGGGCAGACTGGTGTAACAGGAGCAGAAGGTCAAACAGGAGCAACAGGTCAAACAGGCCAAACCGGGGCTACCGGGTCTACCGGCGCTACAGGCGCTACTGGGCAAACTGGAACCACAGGTCAGACTGGAATTACAGGACAGACTGGTGTAACAGGCTCTACTGGAACAACTGGGCAGACCGGTCAAACAGGCCAAACAGGAATAACCGGGGCTACCGGCGTTACAGGAGCTACGGGGCAAACTGGTCAGACCGGTCAAACTGGGCAAATAGGTCAAAGCGGAGCTACAGGCGCTACAGGCCAAACCGGTGATACTGGACAAACTGGAGTTACAGGCGCGACTGGGTCTACAGGTCAAACAGGCTATACGGGAGCCACAGGGGCAACAGGAGAAACCGGAGCTACTGGCGCGACTGGCGCGACAGGCACCACAGGCTACACAGGCGCTACAGGTGAAACAGGAGCAACTGGAGCGACTGGACCTACTCCTTGGACTCTTCCAGCAACACCCTACGACAACGGAGTTTCTTACAACATAGGAGCAGCGGTTACTTATCAAGGAGGGTATTACTACAGAACAGGTAACCCCTTAAATCCTGGATACCCTCCTACTCCAGGGTCTATAAACGAATCTTGGACTCCGGTAGCCGACGGCGGAGCAACGGGAGCTACAGGTGTTACTGGAGATACCGGCGCTACAGGAGCTACAGGACAAACAGGCGCTACAGGCCAGACAGGCGCGGGAGACACTGGTCAAACAGGCGTTACTGGACAGACTGGGCAAACGGGGTCTACAGGCTCAACAGGAATAACAGGGCAGACCGGACAAACTGGTCAAACAGGCGCTACAGGCGCTACAGGCCAAACAGGATCAACCGGTCAGACTGGTTCAACAGGTTCAACAGGAGCTACAGGTCAGACAGGCGCGGTTGGCTCTCCTGGTGATAAATATTCAACCATAAGTTTAGACACTTTTACTTTAGGCACCGGCGGAACTTTAAATTTAACAGTAGGCGCAGACTTAGCTTACACAGCCGGTCAAACAATCGTAATAGCATACGATTATCAAAACTATCAAGAAGCTACCGTTGTAAGTTATTCCAGCGGCTTGGGTTCTGGCACTTTAGTATGCACTAAAGATGCTTATGTGGGCTCAGGCTCTTATTCTTCTTGGTACGTAAACCTAGATGGTGCAGTAGGGGCAGAAGGCTCTACCGGGGCTACGGGAGCAACAGGGGCCACAGGAGCCACTGGGCAGACAGGAGCCACAGGACAAACAGGGGCTGGAGCAACAGGCCAAACAGGGTATACAGGAGCCACAGGGCAGACAGGCGCAACCGGGGCTACTGGGGCTACAGGAGCCACAGGCGCTACCGGTATACAAGGTTTTGGTAGAACTTACTTCTTTGATGCAGCGGAATCAGACATTACTGGAATGGAGTCTTTGACGACATACGCTCCAGGAGGCACAGAGGAAACTCAGCTAATAAGCATAGGCTCTGGACAAGGCGCTGTTTTGCTGCATTCCTACGCGACAGTAACCGGACAGCCTGGAGTAACCGTAATAAATCCAGGCATATGGGAATTTAACGCATACACTTATGTAGATACTTTGCACGGCGACACTTCACTTAGATTCGATGTCTACACTAGAACTCCTGGTGGAACTGAAACCTTATTGTTCCAGCTCGAAGGGCCAATAGTAGAACACACTACAGTTGAATTAAATAACACTAGTTATTACCAAACTGGAAGTATAAGCCTAGGCTCAAACGACCGAATAGTTGTAAAAGTTTACGGACAGACAACTTCTAATCAAGCTAGAACAATTTATTTTGTACATAACGGCACTATAAACGTAAGTCATTTTCATACTCCTATATCTGGAGGAGCTGTAGGTCCAACAGGAGCTAGCGGCGCAACAGGCGCAACAGGAGCAACTGGGGCTACAGGTCAAACAGGCGTTACAGGGCAAACAGGAGCTACAGGTCAAACTGGTCAGACTGGAACTACCGGGTCTACCGGAGCAACTGGCCAGACCGGCGCTACCGGAATAACTGGGCAGACAGGACAAACAGGCGCTACAGGAATTACGGGTCAGACTGGCGCAACCGGAGTTACAGGACAAACAGGGGCTTCCGGCGCTACTGGAATAACAGGTCAGACTGGGAGCACAGGCCAGACTGGTCAGACTGGGTCTACAGGCTCAACAGGCGCTACGGGGCAGACTGGCGATTCTGGAGCAACAGGTGTCACTGGGCAAACAGGGTTTACAGGATCTACAGGTCAGACCGGTCAAACTGGGTATACCGGCTCTACGGGCGTTACTGGGCAAACAGGTGATGTCGGTCAAACTGGACAGACTGGAGCCACAGGAGCTACAGGCCAGACGGGCGCTTCTGGCTCTACAGGGCAGACGGGATATACGGGAGCAACAGGACAAACAGGCTCTACAGGCTCTACAGGACAGACTGGAGCTACGGGAGCAACCGGAGCAACTGGTCAGACGGGGTCTACAGGCGCGACAGGTTCTACCGGCCAGACTGGTCAAACAGGTCAAACGGGGACTTCAGCTTATGGAAGAATGTATTTTTTCAACTCTGTAAAAAGCACAGTCCCATTAGTCGACAACCCTTAAGAGGGTTCTAGCCTTGGCAAGACGAAACAAAAACAAAGACAGGTCTATCAGCTTAAACTCAGGCGACAGCACAAGTGCTTCCGCCGAGAATTATAGCTTTTATGGTTTGGATAAATTCAAACCAGAAACAATAGACGAAAATACAAAGGTAGAATCTTCAGACTTTTACACTAAAGCCGGTAGCAGCACTACTACTACCACCACTACAGCGGCACCAAACAACTCAAGGTTTGTAGCAGTTTCGTCGTTTACTCCTGACTCTGCCGCAAGTTACGACGGCATAACCTGGACCAGGGGAACTTTGCCAGGTAACGGCTCTTATGACTTCATCTCGGTTGCCTACGGCAGCGGCTTGTTTATTACTCCAGCCTACGGTACAGACAAATTTGCTTATTCTTCAGATGGTCTAAGCTGGGCTTTAGGAACTTTGCCGCTAGTAGGAAACTGGCGAAAAATAAAATTTATAAATGGCACTTTCTTTATATTAGGAAACGACACAGACCAAGTCTTGACGTCAACAGATGGACAGACTTGGACTCAGTACACTTTGCCAGCCGTAGGCAACTGGTTTGATATTGCTTACGGTAACGGAAAATACATAGCAATAAACTTTAACTCAAGTAACGCGGCATCTTCTACTAACGGCTCGACTTGGTCTTCGGTAACTTTGCCAGAGTCTGGGCTTTGGACAAACATAATTTATGCTTACAGTAAATTCATAATAACAGCTAGCTCTGGTAATTTCTTAAGGTCTACAGACGGCGTTTCTTGGACTTCTTATGCGGTGGCGATTTCCGGCAACGCAGTTTTAGACATCGAGTTTATTGGCGATAAGATTGTTCTTATAAGTACTGGTTCAGTTTATTACACATCCACAGACGGCATATACTTTTTTGCCAAATACACTAACTTTCCTTCCTCATTCTACCCAGTAGCTTTAAAATACGGCTCTACTCTGGATAGAGTTGTAGTCATACAAAGCTCGTCAAATCTTACGCAGTATTCCTCAGACGGGCTAGCCTGGAGCAGCGGGTTTTTACCCAATCCTTCAGGAACGGATAAGAGATGGTCGGCCATAACAGTTGCTGACGGCAACTACACCGAACCAACTACAACTACGACCACCACTACAACAACTACGACTACGACCACTACAACAACTACTACCACTACGACTACAACTCCTGACCCTGCTACTCTTTACAACTTACTAACCGTTAATTCTGACACAGCAGCTGAAGTTACCTACTCAGCTGCTGTAACCAGTTCAGCGCGTAAACTTATAAACGCTTACGTAACGGAAGTAGGGCAGCCAGGGTTGTCCGTTCTTTCAGCCGGCAACTGGCAATTCAATGCTTATCTTTACGTAAATAACGCTGCCGGTGATACGTATGTAGATTTTGATGTATACAAAGTTACGCCTAACGGCTCTGAGAACTTTATATTTACGGCCAGCAGCGCTGTAATAAACAACACTTCAGTACAACTATTTTCATCTACTTACAATTACGGTTCTGACATATCGTTAAACCTTGGCGACAGGGTTATCGTAAAACTTTACGCTAGAACAACTTCAGCCTCGTCTATAAGTGTTTATTTCCTGCACAGCGGCAATCAACACGTTAGTTACGTTCTGACTCCTATTTCAGGATTGTTGCAAGGCCAGACCGGCGTTACAGGGTCAACAGGAGCTACCGGGCAGACAGGCGCAACCGGGGCTACGGGAGCAACCGGGGCTACAGGGCAAACAGGCGCTCAAGGCATAACAGGAGCCCAAGGCTACACAGGGCCTACTGGCGCTACAGGCCAAACTGGTCAAACAGGGTCTACTGGCTCTACCGGTGTGACAGGAGCAACAGGCGCTTCTGGCGCAACTGGTCAGACTGGACAAACAGGAGCCTCTGGCGCAACAGGTCAGACTGGGCAAACGGGTTCTACAGGACAGACAGGCGCAGTTGGAGCAACAGGGGCTACAGGTCAAACTGGTGCGTCTGGGGCCACTGGCGCAACAGGAGCTACCGGTCAGACAGGTATTGGAATAACAGGAGCCACAGGTCAGACCGGTCAGACTGGGTCTACTGGAGCTACAGGGCAAACTGGCTCAGTAGGAGCAACCGGCCAAACAGGTCAAACAGGAGCTTCAGGCGCAACAGGCGCTACTGGTCAGACAGGGCAGACTGGTTCAACAGGTTCAACAGGCTCTACAGGCCAGACGGGCGCTGGCGTAACAGGAGCAACAGGTCAGACCGGTCAAACAGGTGCCTCAGGAGCTACAGGCGCTACTGGGCAGACCGGAGCAACAGGAGCTACAGGAGCTACAGGAGCTACTGGAGCAACCGGTCAGACAGGACAAACAGGCACAGCTGGCGACAGATATCAGACCACAAGTTCTACTAATTTCACGATTGGTACTGGCGGTAATCAAACTATAACAGTAGGCACAGGTCTAGCTTACTCTGTTGGTCAGACTATAGTCGTTGCATACAACGTTTCTAATTATCAAGAAGGAACGGTTGTAAGCTACAACAGCGGCACTGGAAGCTTGGTATTTACAAAAGACGCCTTCGCCGGCTCGGGCAACTATTCTTCTTGGTCTGTAAACCTAGACGGAGCGGCAGGCTCTCCAGGCGCAACAGGGGCCACCGGGGCTACTGGAGCCACTGGAGCAACTGGAGCTTCAGGAGCAACTGGACAGACAGGTCAAACAGGAGCCTCTGGCGCAACTGGATCTACAGGAGCCACAGGCCAAACCGGAGCAGGCGCTACAGGACAGACAGGCCAGACTGGGCCTACAGGATCCACCGGAGCAACAGGCGTTACTGGCCAGACAGGCGTAGGGATTACAGGCTCTACAGGAGCTACAGGAGCAACCGGCTCGACTGGAGCTACTGGACAGACAGGAATAGGAGTTACAGGGCAAACAGGAGCAACAGGAGCTACAGGAGCAACAGGAGCTACAGGACAGACCGGTGATAGGGGTGGTGTAAAGTATCAGTTCACCACGGCTACTGCTGATTCAGACCCTGGAAACGGTTTCTTCAAATACAGCAGTGGAACAATATCTTCTGTAACTAATCTTTTCGTGGATAACTTGGATTGGCTAGGTAATACACAAACTGGTTGGTATGACACCTGGGACGATTCTACCAACAACCCCAGGGGTTATTTGGTTATTGTTGGAAATAGCGTTTTAGACAACATAACAAACATTTTTAGAATTACTGGAAACGTAACTGCAGCAGCGAGTTACTACAAGATTCCAGTGTCTTATGTCTCAGGAACTTTGCCTACAAATGGAAACTACTATCAGTTTTCTTTCGACAGAACTGGAGATGTAGGAGCTACTGGTGCTACTGGGTCTACTGGGTCTACAGGAGCTTCCGGGGCAACCGGCCAAACAGGTCAAACAGGAGCTTCAGGCGCAACAGGCGCTACTGGTCAGACCGGCGCTGCTGGCGTTACAGGAGCAACAGGCGCTACAGGAGCAACAGGTCAACAAGGATCTGTAGGAGTTACAGGACAAACAGGAGCTTCAGGAGCAACGGGCGCAACCGGAGCAACCGGAGCTTCAGGAGCTACTGGGGCCACTGGCGCAACAGGAGCTTCTGGGGCAAGCGGCGCTACTGGTCGAACTGGTCAAACAGGGGCTTCTGGAGCCACAGGAGCAACAGGTCAAACTGGAGCTCAAGGCAATCAAGGCGTAACAGGAGCAACGGGCGCGACTGGTCAAACCGGAACTCAAGGAAGTCAGGGCGCAACCGGCCAGACAGGGCAAACAGGCGCTTCTGGGGCTACAGGAGCTACAGGAGCTTCTGGGGCAACTGGAGCTACGGGCCAGACTGGCGACAGAGGTGGAGTAAAGTATCAGTTTAGTACAACTACAACTGATGCGGATCCTGGCAGTGGAAAGTTCCAGTACAGTAGTGGAACAATATCGTCCGTCACTAATATTTTCATAGATAACCTAGACGCCTTAGGTAACACCCAAACGGGTTGGTACGACACTTGGGATGACTCTACTAACTCTACAAAAGGTTATTTGGTAATAACGGCTAACAGCACAGCCGATACGGTTATAAACGTATTCCGTATTACAGGAAACGTAACTGTAGCTACTGGCTATTACAAGATTCCAGTTGCTTATGTTTCAGGAACGCTGCCTACAAACAACAATTTTTATCAATGCAATTTCAGCCGTAATGGCGACATAGGAGCTACTGGCGCTTCTGGGGCAACCGGGGCTTCAGGCGCAACAGGAGCCACAGGACAGACAGGCCAAACAGGTCAGACAGGCCAGACTGGGTCAACAGGCTCACAAGGTTCTCAGGGTGTAACCGGGGCTACAGGAGCCAGGTACTCTTAGCGGTACGACAAACTACCTGGCCAAATTCACCAGCACGACTGGCGCAGGCAACAGCGTTGTTTACGAGACAGGCAGCAACCTTCACGTCGGTGGTACAAGCCCTGGCGCTAGGCTGCAAGTTGACGCTACAAGCGCTGCTACTGTTGGCTTGATCGTAAAAGGGTTTACCAGCCAGTCTTCTGATTTGCAGCAGTGGCAGAACAGTGCTGGTACGGTTTTAGGTTACATAAGCAACGGCGGTGAAATTACAACAAGGTCTGGAATAGCTTTAAGGCTGTTCAGGGCTGACAACGCACAAAGCAACACAATAACTTGTGATTCTTCTGGTAAAATTAGTATAGAGCACACTGGGGTTATAGTTGCTGGAAGCGCTGGTTACGTTCAAGCGACTAACTATTTTGCGTCAGGACCTAATCTTTACAGCCAATCCGGCTCGCCTGTCTCGCTCTACGCGGCTCCTAACGGCTCAGGCTCATTTAAAAGTGTTGTTGTTACAACCAGCTCAAACTGCACAGCTGGTTATTTGTTTGCTGTTCAAAATAACGGTTCTGACAAAGTTGTTGTTGACTTTAACGGTTATTTAGGAATAGGCACCACGACGATTGGTGCCATGGTTCAAATAAATACAGCAACGACAACTACAAAAGGCCTAATAATTAAAGCAGCTGCGTCCCAATCCGCGAACCTCCAAGAGTGGCAGAACTCTTCTGGTACAGCCTTGGCGTACATGGACGCTAGCGGCAACTTCTACGCTGTTAGCAAGAGCTTCTTGATTGACCATCCGACTCCAGAGAAGAAAGCCCAAGGCAAGAAGCTGCACCACGCCAGCTTGGAAGGCCCTGAGCACGCTGTCTTCTTCCGTGGAACCCTGACTGACAGCGACTGCATCATTCTTCCTGAGTACTGGAAGGACTTGGTGCATGAGGACACAGTCACGGTTGTCTTAACGTCAAGAAAATATCCTCAGCCCAACCTGTACGTTGAAGATGCCAACAACATCAGAGTGCTTGTCAGGTCTGACCGCGCTATCTGCTGCGACTTCGTGGTGTACGGTACTCGTAAGGATGTACCTATGCTGGAGGTTGAGATAGATGGCAACTAACTATAACCCCAGCATAGTTACAAGTGGGCTACAGGTTTACCTGGACGCTGCCAACGTAAAAAGTTACCCAGGTTCAGGTACGTCTTGGCTGGACCTTACTGGTAACGGTAATAACTTCACTTTGGTTAACTCTCCTACTTGGAGCAGTGCCAACGGTGGCGTGTTTGAAACAAATGGAACAACGAGCGCCATCACTAGCAGTTATTCCACCAGCAAGTACACGATCATGTCTGCAACCAGAATAATATCTGGCGGCAGAATGCTGACTGCCTTAAACAACAATTGGCTGCTTGGTCATCACGGCGGAAGCGGACCAAACTACTATGCCGAAGGTTGGGTAAACAACCAGTACACCTTGTCTGGGTCTGGTTGGCATATTTGGACGGGTACTGGCGACACTTCTACCGACACATGGTCTATGTGGTACGACAATACTTTTGTTGTTCAGAATTCTCTTGGAGTAAGCGGTCCTAACGGTTTCAATATCGGCGGTCAAAATAACGAAAGAGCTAACGGTCAGATTTCTTTTTTGTTGATCTACAACACAATACTCACATCAGATCAAATCCTACAAAACTACAACGCCCTTCGCGGCAGATTCGGCCTGTAAGGAGGGCGTGCGATGGGACTAGGTCACTCTCCATCAATTGTCCAAAGTGGTTTGGCGCTTTGCCTTGATCCTGGCAACATCAAAAGCTACTCGGGCTCTGGGTCTACGATTACCGACTTAAGCGGAGCAGGCAATAATTTTACTTTGAATGGCAGCCCTTACGTCAATTACGGCTTTGGTCGAAGTTTAACCTACAGCGGCGCTCAAACTTTAAGCTCTTCTTTTACCCCTAGCAACACATGGTCAATATCCATGTGGTTTAACAACACGTCTACTTACAACATCCATAACCGTGGATTGTTTTCTACTTACAGCACTTCTAGCTTTAACGGTTGTTATGTTGGTACTACAACAGCCGCAGCTAACTCTATGCGTGTGTGGTACAACTCAAACGGTTATTCGCTAATAAATTATTCTTTTGCTGTTAACAGCTGGTACCAGTTAACTATAACCTGCGACGGAACCACTTTAGTCGTGTACGTTAACGGCGTAGCTGTGAACAGCATCACTACCGCCACAACCCACGCAAACACTTTGGCAATTGGTCAAACTAGGTTCGATAACAACTACTGGATTGGTAACATAGGTCAAACTTTAGTCTATAGTCGTGCGTTGACCGCCTCAGAGGCGTTACAAAATTACAACGCTAGCCGTGGTCGTATTGATAATTTCTATTCTCCGCCGCCTATTACCAGCAATTTACTTGTCAGCTTAGACGCAGGTAATCCTAACAGCTATTCTGGAAGTGGCACTGCTTGGAACGATATAAGTGGAAACGGCAATAACGCTACGCTTGTAAACAGCCCTACGTTTGACACAGGTAACGGCGGTAGTTTTGTATTCAATAGGACTACTAATTACGCCACGTTGCCTTTTACTACTACACTGACAAATTGCACTTTTAATTTTTGGTTTAAAGCTACGTCTACAGCTTCTTACCAATACTTACTCTCGCTAGGAAACGGATCAACGTCTTCTTACGCTTTGCATTTTGATATGAATGACCCTGACTTGGGGTCCACAGGTCAAACTATGTGGGTCTATTGGAATAGCGGAGGCACGCCTTATTCTGCTTTGTCTAGAAGTGGTACTTATGGAGATTTTCAAGACAGCACCTGGCGTAATTATTGTTTTGTTAGGAACAATAGTGACACTGGAACAATAACTCGTCACTACGTAAACGGAGTTGAGCGAAGCTCAGGCGTATCTCGAAGTGGGGATCAGACAACACAGTTTGGTAACGGCGCGGGCTATAATTGCCGAATAGCCGTTTTTCATAACGCTGCAAACAATTTTTTCGGTGGTAACATTGCGTCTGTTCAAATTTATAACGCAGCGCTTTCACCTATCCAAATAGCGCAAAACTTCAACTCTCTGCGCGGGAGGTTCGGGCTATGAGTGCTGAGTTCAAAGCTCTTGGCTCTTACGCTGGACCTGAGATTGCAGACTCTGGTTTGGTTGTCTCTTTAGACGCTGGTAACACCAAGAGTTACCCAGGTAGTGGTACTACTTGGACTGATTTAACAGGTAACGGTCTCAACGCCACCATAGGCAATAGTCCAGTTTTTTCTTACATGAACAGCGGTATTCTTACATACTCTGGAGCTACTGCTGGGGCTACCGCTACAGGCACATCGTCTTTGTTTAACGTCGGCACAGGCGACTTCACTCTAGAGTGTTGGGCTAAAGTATCTAGCTTCGCGCCCTATTCTCTTCCCGTTTCTTTGGACGATAATCTTAACGGCAACGGCATCATTTACTACTTGGCTGCTTCGCCATACAACTTTCGCACCTGGATAGGCAACACGGCGAACAACAGCGTTACTCAAATTACCACAAATACTTGGTATCACTTGGTAATATCCAGGCTCTCAGGCACTGTGTCTAAGTATATAAACGGTGTTTTGGACAGCACGCATACTGCTGCTGGTTCGCTAGCCACGGGCCAATCGATAAAAATAGGTTGGCGCTACGACGCTTCTTATAACTTCACTGGATCAATAGGAGAGGTAAGCTTCTACAACGCAGCAATGACAGCGGCTCAAGTTGCTCAAAACTACAGTGCAACCAGTAGTCGCTATCTAGGGTCTCCGATTTCACTTCCAGACATTCCTGGTATGAAGTTATGGCTTGACGCATCTGATTCTGGAACACTTTTCTCAGACACCGCCGGAACTACTTTGGCTTCAGCTGACGGCACAGCAGTCGCTTTGTGGAAAGATAAAAGCGGTAATTTAAATCATGCCAGTCAAGCAACATCAGCTAATAGACCGCTTGTTAAGTTAGGTATACAAAACAATTTAAGTGTTTTGCGCTTCGACGGCAGCAATGACTTCATTCAACCTTCTAGTTTTGCTATAGGTCCTGAACCCGTTACAATTTTTACTGTGTTTAAAACTAACAGCACAGGCTATCACAGCATCTATGACACGTCTGGTTCTAGGCCAATGATGTGGATTGATAGTAGTGGAAGAATAGAATTAGACTACCCCAGCACATACACTGTTTCATCTAGTGTTTTAAATTCAAATACGTTGTTTACTTATGTGAATGCTTCTTCAGGAGGGGGTTTAAGGTTAAATGGTTCAACTATAGTCTCAAGCTACAACACTAGCCTGTCTTCATCAGCAACAACTTTTTTTAATAGAAGCGGTGGGCAGACTTACAGAGGTGATTTCTACGAGATGCTCATTTATAATTCAGCTTTAACGTTGAATCAACAACAACGCGTAGAGGCCTACCTTAACACAAAGTGGAACATTTATTGACCAGATTAAGCGCTTTAAGCTTTTATTTCTGGCTTTTAGCTGGAGTGAACAATGGCTAATTCAGACAAGAACATCAAGATCACGCCAAACATCAGCCAGACGGCCCAGCCCAACGTTGTATTCACGGGCCAAGGCAATGTGCCGATCACGCTGAAAGTTCTGGATGATTCCTACGGCACATTGAGCTTTGAAGGCTCAGCCGGTCAGTTGTTCTCCATCAACAACAACCTGACCTCTGGCGTCATCTTTGCGGTCAACGACGTGTCGGGTATTCCCCAGATCGACGTCAACGCTGACGGTACGATCAGACTGGCTCCGTACGGTACCGCGCTTTATGTTGGCGGCATCAGTGGCAGTGCCGTAACCATTCAACCTTCGACCAGGAGCTCATCCGGCGCTGGCGCAAACATGACGCTAACAGCAGGGTCTGGCGTGACTACTGGCGCTGGTGGTAGCGTCTTTCTAAAACCAGGCGCTCAGGCTACGAGTGGTGGAGACGGTACTGTCATAGTTCAATCAGCAAATTTTTCTGGTAGTATTACTTACTTAAGAATTCAAAACCCGACAACGTCTACGTATTATGCAGATTTTGAAGTTACGGCTGGTGTCGGCGGCAATAACTTAACTATAGAGGGGGGTGGAGTTGCTCTCTACAACGTACGTATAAATTCAAGTACGGCGGTCGATACAAATAACGCTTTTAGGGCTGTTGGCGGCGGATACCCCACCCTTTCTACCGGAGGAGTGCGAGTAGGATACTCGCCTGTACTATTTTCTGCAACTCAGACATACAATTTTCAAGATACGGTAGGGCTTGTCCACGGCAGCGTAGGCACTATTAGAGTTGCTGACGCGTCTGGTAGCTCTACAGGCTCAGGCGGCGGTTCTTTTGCTTACACTTCTTCAACGCCCACAGCCCTTTCTGCCAACACCGACAACCTGGTCCTGACAGGCTCGGCGTTCCAGCGTCTGTCCGCTTCCGCAGCTTACAACCTGACAGGCATTGCTCCTCCGTCTGGCGGTGCGCACGTTGACGGTCGTGTGATCTGGCTGCACAACGTCGGTGCTAACAACATTACTCTCAAGCACAGCCAGACAAGCACAGCAGCCAATCAGTTCATTAACGAAACTGGCGGTGACATCGTTCTAGCGCCAAACAAATCTGTTCAGTGTACTTACGACAGCACTTCTGCGAAGTGGCGTGCGACTATCAACACCACAGGCGCTACGGGTGTCACAGGAGCTACTGGTGCTACTGGACAAACAGGTGCCACAGGCGTCACTGGCTCACAGGGTAATCAAGGCGTTACTGGAGCGACTGGTGTCACAGGTGCCACAGGAGCAACAGGAGCTACCGGCGCAACAGGTGTAACAGGAGCCACAGGTGTAACTGGGTCTAACGGAGCTGCTGGAGCTACAGGAGCTACTGGCGCTACAGGCGTAACAGGTTCTCAGGGCGTAACAGGAGCAACTGGTGTAACTGGCGCGTCTGGTGCTGCTGGCGCCACAGGAGCTACAGGCCCAACAGGAGCCACAGGTGTAACTGGTGCCACAGGCACAACAGGCGCATCTGGTTCCGCGAATATCAGCGGTACTTCTGGTTATTTGGTTAAGTTTACAGGTTCTACGTCTGGTGGTAATAGCCTTGTTTATGATACTGGCACCAACGTTGGCATCGGCACGGCATCGCCGAGCAACAACTTGTCGATTGGAGCAGCTGCTGGCAAGATCGGTTTCCAGCGTGGTTCTGGCGACGGCGAATACGCTCTGATAGGTTACAAAGGCACAACTGGCAATGATCGCTATGTTTTTGAAATCAACAATACCTCTGGAACTGGTGAGCTTAGGTTAAATCAGGGCGGGACCAGCACTCCCATCGGCATGACCTTCTATACAAACAATGCCGAAAAGATGAGGATAGATTCTTCCGGTAATGTCGGGATTGGAACAAATGTTCCGAATAAAAGTTTGGTTATCGCAGCCAATAGTTCTACTCCACAAATAAATATTTATAAATCTCCTGACGGGTCATTAAATGCTGCGCAACAAGTAGTTTCGCTTGGAACAGGAAGCAGTCAATCTAATGCTGGTACGACCGGAGGGAATGAATACGGCATACTTCAGCTTTTACATAATGGAACTATTCGTTGTCAGTTTTATGTCAATGCGGGTGGTGCTGCTGGCAGCAATTTCGTTCTTGACGGTGTTTCTTTTGGGACCTCCGCCACCTCGGCTGGTCAAGTCTATATTATTCCGGCTAGCGCGGCCAGCAAGGCTCTTGTTGTCCGTGGCTTCACTTCGCAGTCAGCCAACCTGCAAGAGTGGCAGAACAGTTCAGGATCAGCTAGAGCCTTTATAGACGCTAATCAAAAATTATTCGTACAGCAGCCTGCCGACGCAGCTGTCGGTAACTCTGAAGTAGTAGTTGCGGAGTTTGGCGCTAAAACATTTTGGGCCAATGGCGACGCTTCTTTAATCACCGTAGGTTATACAGACATTGCTGGAGCTTATAACAGCACTTCTACTAATTGGGACATGTATTTCAAGGTAGGCAACAGTTCTACAAGATCAGAAAGGATGCGAATAACTGGAGCCGGTTTGGTTGGCATAGCGACCTCTTCTCCAGGGGCTATGTTGCAGGCTAATACTACGGCAGCCGCCACCAAAGGCCTCATCGTCAAGGGCTTCACTTCGCAGTCTGCTAACTTGCAAGAGTGGCAAGATAGCTCTGGTAACGTTTTAAATAGTATTTCAAGTAACGGTTATTTTACTATTAGTCCTGTCGCCCTAACCGGCACCCAGTCTCCTTCTGCGACTATCACTGCTCCGGCACATACAGCGTTAACCGCGTCAACAGAGTCCACTGACGTTTACTGGAATCTTGCGCGTACAGTACAGTTTGCTACCGGTGCAATAACACTACAACGCGCCGTAAGAATTGGTGCTCCAACCTACGCATTCGTTGCTGCAAGTACGATTACAAATGCCGCTACTATGCAGATTGATTCTGCTCCGGTGGCTGGCACCAACGCAACAATCAACAATGCCATTGCTCTAAGAGTTTTAACTGGCGTGTCTACGGGTAGAGGAATCATTGTTCAAGGAGCGGTCAGTCAAGCTCGAAACCTTCAAGAATGGCAAAACAGCAACGGCGCTGCCTTGGGCTATATTACTTCAAGTGGTAACATAAGTTTTTCAAGAGGAAATGGCGGCTCTGAAGCGTTTGGTGACGCTGCAAATGCAAGCGGCACGAGTGCTACTGCCCTAGGCTATTTTGCAGTAGCTTCAGGCACTGAAACAATTGCACTTGGTTATTCCAGTTCAGCTTCTGCCTCGACCGCAATTGCGCTAGGTAAAAGTGCTACGGCATCCGCTTCAAACGCTATAGCCATTGGCACGTCAGTATCTAACTCAACTGCCAACTCAGTAGCTATAGGTAATTCAAGTAATACTTTAAATGCTTTTTACGGCACTTTGCGCACTTACATGCCCAGTGCCGCCACGACTGGCGCAATAATTAAAGCGTTTACTTCGCAAACGGCCAACTTGCAAGAGTGGCAAGACAGCGCAGGGAACGTCCTTGCTAGCATCGGTGCTAACGGCTCTCCACAGTACACAAGTAACAGCCCAGCAGGCTACACGGCCAACCAAGATAACCTTGTACTCACAGGCTCAGCCTTCCAACGGCTCAGCGGTACAGCTGCCAGAGACATCACAGGCGTAGCACCGCCAACGGGCCTTTCTCATGTAGGCGGCAGAATGATGCGTATTTATAACGTGGGCAGCTTCAATCTCACTTTGAAGCACAACTCTACTTCGTCAACAGCAGCTAACCGTTTCTTCTGCGTACAATCAGCAGATGTTGTCATAGCTACAAATGACTTTGCTGAACTAATCTACGACAGCACAAATAACGGCTCAGGCGCAGCTGGTTGGCGCGTAGCTTAATAGGAGGATACTTCTATGGCTGGAATCAGCAGACGATGCAAGCGCAGGCCGAACTCTGGCGTTGGTGGTTGCACAAATGGAGGAGCAGGCTCTCCTCCAGCGCTGTACCCTAGCTCTACAGGCGTTATCAAAGCTAGCGTTACAAACCCATACGCGCCACCACCTAGAAGACCTCCAACAAGAGTGGCGCAAGCAGGCAACCAGGTTATCCTGTCGTTCAATCAGCCTGTTGTGGCAGCTACCACAGGCATCACTGTCAAGGTAACGAAAGGCACAGGATGACAACTCAAGAGCCTTGGTACAAAGACGGCCTGCGTTTTGAATGCACCAAGTGCGGTGACTGCTGCAAGTCTTGGGAAGGGTCGATATGGCTGGTAGGTGACGATCTTAGCGTGCTGGCTAAGCATTTGAACATGCCTGAGCAAGAAGTTGCTATCAAGTATACAAACAATAATTTTGAAGACTTGCAGATACAAAGAAAGACAAATGGTGAGTGCCCGTTCCTAGCCAACGGAACAACCTGTTCAGTATATGATGCTCAACCAAACCAATGTCGCTCCTATCCTTTTATGCGACTTATTGAAAACTCACAAGAAAACTGGAACAATATCACAAAAAAGTGCCCTGGAGCCAACCAAGGCACTTTGATAGACGCTAATGAGATTACGGCTAGAATAAAGAAATCTATAAAGTTCTAAGGAGCCGACAAATGGCTATCATGACATCGCCGCCTCCAGACACTAGCACAACATCTAGCTCGTCAAGCTCTACCAGTACGACTACTACAACAACGACCACAACGACAACAACCACAACAACTACGACGACCACTACAACAGCTGGGCCGATAACAGCTGGCATAACGCTCAACACAGCAGATTCAGACGCTTCTGATCAAACTATTGTTTTGGACATCTCAGGCGTAACGATAGAAGCAAACGACAGCGTTGAGATTATTCTCGCGGCCAATGGAGTTCAGTCAGCCCTAGATGGAAGCTACGTCGCGGCTGTTACGTTGGCTAACACAGACATAGAGAACGAGTACGGCTTGAAGCTGCACCTAGACGCTTTGAACTACAAGAGCTACCCAGGCACAGGCTCAACCTGGTTTGATCTGAGTGAAAGCGGTAATAACGCTACTATTTACAACGGAACTTTTGTTACCACTAACTACGGAGGAATAAGCTTTAGTGGTAGTAGCAGCAGCTACGCTGAAATTGCAAATAATTCTTTAGTGACTGGGCAGTTTACTATAGTTGTAGCTATAACTTTAAATAATACCACTGGTGGCAACATCATAGGCAACTACGGTGTCGGCTATACTAGCAATACTCTTCAACTAAACAATATTGGAGGGCTGTATTTAAACTCGTACACGCCTAACTGGTCTACTAACTTAACTGCTTCAACGTTTATAATTGCGGCTACTAGAGACGCTTCAAACAACACAAAGCTCTATAAAAACGGAACATTGAATGCTAGTTCTACCAACACTGCTACCATATCAACTGGTCAGAACTGGAGACTGGCCGCTGACGTCGGTAGCGGAGCAGAGCCTTTAAACGCCACATTCTATATGGTAAGGGTTTACGACAAAGCCCTCTCTTCCACAGGCATATCCAATCTGTATAATCGTCTCAAAGGTCGGTACGGTCTGACATAGAAAGGCTGTCATGTCCCCCAAGCTCACTATCGGCATGGCTAACTGGGATGACCCAGAAGGCGCGTTCTGGACCCTCACTTCCATACGCCAGTACCACGTCAAAGCAGAAAGAACAGACGTAGAGCTTCTTGTCATAGACGACATGCCTGAGAAGCAGCAAGACCTAGAAAACGTGTGCAACAACTCTGGAGCCAGGTACGTTCACCACTCCAAGAACAAAGGTCCAGCACACGCCAAAGATTCTGTGTGGGAACACGCCAAAGGCGACTATGTTCTTCTAGTAGACAGTCATGTTCTGCTAGCTCCATGTTCTGTGCAATACATCATCGACGCTATCGACAGCGACCTAATAGGCAAAGACCTTTGGACAGGTCCGTTGCTGAACGAGCGTGGTCACATGATCGCGTCTGAGCTGCTACCAGAATGGCGCGGAGACTTCTTTGGCGTATGGCACACAGACCCAGAACTGCCAAAGATAAAGATCAAAGAGATTGAAGGACATGGCTCTGCTTACACGCTTATGAAGCGTGAACACTATCCATACTTTAGCAAGCACTTTAAAGGTTTTAGCGCAGAAGAGCTTTACTTACATCAAAAAGTGAGGAATAATGGAGGTAAGTGTTACGTTCATTTAGACCTAGGCTGGGTTCATAGGTTTTACAGGTCAAAACCAATCACCTATGCTTTAACCCTTAATGATAAGTTTCATAATTACCTCGTAGCTTCTTACGAGATGGGCTGGAGCATTAAACAATGTTGTGATTATTTTAAAAGAAAGTTACCAGCTGATCAGTGCGAAGAAGTTTTGAACGGAATTAAACTTATATTTCCAAGCATTGATTTTGATGATGATTCTGGAAAGAGGCACAAAGTACATGACTGATAAAGAAAAACAAAGAGAGTACAATAGAAAATACAGAGAAGCTAATAAGGAAAAATTTAAAGAATACAGTAAAAAGTACAGAGAGAAACACGCGGAAAAACTTAAAGAGGTTTGGCGTTTAAACGCTAAACGCTATTATCAAGAAAATTTAGAAGAATGCAGGCTTAAAAATAAAGAAAGGGGTAGAGCTAACTATATTAAAAACAAACAAAAAATATTAAAACAAAACTCTGATTGGCAAAAAGCAAATCCAGATAAAATGCGAGCCTATAGGCGGAAATGGATTGAAAACAACAAAGAAAAAAATGCTCAAAGTAAGAAAGACTGGGTTAACAATAATCCAAAAAAGTATAAAGAATCACGTAAAAAAGAGGCTGACAGAAGAAGATCAGACCCTCACTTAAAAATAAAGCAAGTTGTTTCTGCTTTGATGCGTGTAGCTCTTAAAAAACAGAGCGTCTCTAAAACAACAAAAACAGCAACTCTTTTAGGTTGCTCTGTACAAGAGTACAAGCTTTATTTAGAAAATCTATTTGAGTCCTGGATGACCTGGGACAATCATGGAAGCCATAGGCCTGACGGCGTTAGACGCTGGAACATAGACCATATAGTTCCTTTGAGCCATTTTGATTTAACAGACCCTGAAAAGCAAAAGGTAGCTTTTCACTACACTAACACTAGGCCTCTTGAGGCGTTTAAAAACATAAGTGAAGGCAACAGAAGACCCAGACCAGAAAGGCACAAAGAACATGACTAGCATAGAAGGCATAGCTACAATCTTGGTTATGCTATTTTGCGCTTTTGGTTTTGCAGCTGTATACTTTGCCTACGAAAAGCCAAAGTGCGATGAATAGCTTTTTTGTTCCGTTTACCCTATAAACAAAGCCAAATGATTGATTTACTGAATAGCTTTTTGAGGTTTATGTTGTACTCAGAGTTTTTCATGTATTTCTTTCTCGTATCTTTTGTGCTTGTAGGCGTTACGTTAATCGTGGGATTTCTTACCGACAAGACTGAAGGGAAGTGACTCGTGTATCCTCAAAGGTTTGGTCCTAAAAAAGTATTTCACGTTGTTGGCTTACCTCACGCTCAAACAAATAAAAATTTTGTTTATTGCGCTTTTAACGCAAGAATAATAAATTTTTGCAAAGCCATGATGTCGCTAGGACACACGGTTTACCTTTACTCACCAGAAAACAACACAGCTGAATGTACAGAGCATATTCCTGTAATGACAGAGGAGGAACAGAAGAAAACTCTTGGCGTAGAGAAGTTGGTTCCTCTGACTCCTTACGTGTTTTGGCCTGGCTGTAAACCCGCCTTTAGCCTGTTCAACAAAAGAGTCATAGAAGGAATAAAGAAAAGGCAGTCCAAAAAAGACTTTATTTGCATAATCGGCGGCTCTTCTCAAAAAGAGATAGCTGATTTTTTTCCAAGCCTTTTGACTGTTGAATATGGTATTGGATACAGCGGGACTTTTGCCACATTTAGAATTTTTGATTCTTACGCTTGGATGCACACTCTCTACGGAGCTCAGGGAGGAAGAGGAGACGCGTCAGACGTTGACGGTAAATATTTTGATTGCGCAATAGGTAGTCTATACGACCCAGCCGATTTTGATTTCAGCGCCGAGAAGGACGACTACTACCTTTATATAGGTAGGCTCACTCCCAGAAAAGGAATACAAATTCCAGCAGATGTTTGCAAGCATCTCGGTGCCAGGCTTTTAATAGCTGGCGCTGAAGGTCCTCCAATGAACTACGGAGAGTATGTAGGAGTTGTAGGCGTCAAAGAAAGAAATGAGCTTATGCGAAAAGCAAAAGCTCTGTTTGTGCCAACTCAGTACATAGAGCCTTTTGGAGGTGTTCACGCGGAAGCAGCTATGTGCGGAACACCAGTCATAACCACAGATTGGGGAGTTTTTACTGAAACCGTTATCCACGGCGTTACAGGATACAGGTGTAGGACCATAGGAGAATACGTTCAAGCGGCTAAAAATGTACACAGGCTTGATCCATTTAAAATACACCAGTACGCGTTAGACAATTTTTCCATAGACAGAGTCAGGTGGCAGTACGAAGCTTATTTTGACCAGATGCTAGAACTTTGGGGCGACGGGTTTTACTCTCTAAGCGAGACTCCTTACAACAGGTATGGAAAACTAATAGATTCTACTTTTCCTAAAGAAGACGCTTTTAAAACAACAGACTTGCCTATGGTGAGTTGCTGGTGCGCGGCTTACGGTAGAGTCAGCTGTCTTGAAGAAGCTATAGAATCGTTTTTAAGGCAAGACTACAAAGGACCTAAAGAGTTAGTGATCCTAAACGATTACGAGGGACAAGAGCTATATTTTGATCATCCTGAGGTAAGAATAATAAACGTAAAAGAGCATATAGTTCCTTTGGGTAAAAAATTCAATGAAACAATAAAGTATTGCAAGGGAGATATTTTGTTTTGTTGGGACGATGACGATATTTTTCTACCTCACAGAATTTCTTATTGCGTAAAGAAAATGAAGAATGGAGTTTTCCACACTAGAAACATTTTGACTGAAAGCTCGGAAGGAGTTTTTGAAGTACCTAAGGTAGACATGGCCAATCAGTGGCCTATAGCTCATCCAACTCACGCCTACACAAGAGAACTGTTTGATTCAGTAGGAGGATTTACAGAATCAGACTGGGTAGGAGTAGACCAGCTCTTCATGCGAAAAGTTGCCGAGAAGCTAGGAGGGCATTACGACCAGGAGGTAAGGCCTGAAGACATGTTTATAGTCTATAGGTTCGGCAGCACTGGGTTTTACAACACGTCTGCCTGCGACATAATGACTGAGAATGTAAGCCAGCTGGCAGCTAAAAAACTTGAAAGTAATGTTAAAGAGGGTAAGATTCCTCTAGGTAAGATTGTACTTAAACCTAAATGGAAAAAGGATTACGTTAAAATTATGCAAGATCACACCAAGCCTAAAATGAATCACATCTATGGAGAGCCTCAGTTTGGAGAGAACTGGTTTAGCTATCCTGGACTGTACTCAGGTTTTGTAAGAGACTGTCCTGAAGGAGGTAAGATAGTAGAAGTAGGTAGTTGGAAAGGAAAGTCTACGGCTTATCTTGGCGTAGAGGTAGTAAACTCAAATAAAAATATACAAGTGTATGCTGTAGACACTTGGTTAGGCTCTAACGAAGCTGCGCATATAAATGATCAGTACGTAAAAGAAAACAAGCTATACGAGTTGTTCTTGTCTAACATGGCTCCTGTAAACAAGGGTCGTGAGGTAGTTAAGCCTATTAGAATGAAATCTGTAGAAGCGGCTAATATGTTTGAAGATAACAGTGTGGACTTTATTTTTATAGACGCTTCTCATGAATACGAAGATGTCAAAGCAGACATAGCCGCGTGGCTGCCTAAGGTTAAACCTGGAGGAGTCTTGGCAGGTCACGACTGGAACTGGCCTGAAGTACAAAGAGCTGTAGTAGATAGTTTACCTAAAGCAGTGTCTGCTGGAGAGCTTTGCTGGATTTACAAGCTAGAAGCTTAAAAAGAAAGATACACATGACCCCTAATTTAGTTAGCTGTTATTGCCCTACTTACGGCAGAGTTCACTGTTTGGAAGAAGCCGTAGAGTCTTTTTTAAAGCAAGACTACAAGGGACCAAAAGAGTTAGTCATTTTAAATGACTACGAAAATCAAACTATACGTTTTGATCATCCTGATATAAAGGTATACAACACGCCTTATAGAATAAAACCGTTAGGAGCTAAGTTCAACGCTACAGTAAAGATGTGTTCAGGAGACGTTTTGTTTTGCTGGGAAGACGACGACATTTATTTGCCTAATAGAATCTCTTACACCTTAGCTAACATGAAAAACGGCATATTCCATACTGGAGACGGATTTTTTGAGAACGCGGTAAATAACATAAAACCAGCTTCAAACGTTTTCCACGCCACCCACGCTTTCACTAAAACTTTGTTTGATGCTATAGGCGGTTATCCAGAAAAGGATCAATGCGACGTTGATGTAAAGATAATGGAAAAATTTAGAGAAGCCGTAGGAGGGCATTACTCTGTCAAAGTTCCTGTAGAAGATAGGTTTTACATATACAGGTGGTCAACTGTTAATTCTTATCACGGTTCTGGCTGGGGTCCGCAAAAAACTGATGTAAGCTTAGCTGTTGAGTCCATAGTCGAAAGTCAACGCACTAGAAAAATAATTCCTTCAGGCGAAATTGTTCTAAAACCCAGATGGAGCTACGACTACATGAGCTCAGTAAAATCTTTTTGAAAGGCTTGATATGTCTGTTCCTTTTGATTTGGCAACAGGTTTTGATAGCGGCGGATTTGCTTTTCCAAAACCTTGTCTAAACCGTTGTTTTAACTACAAGTTACCTAATAACCTTAGTAATTTTACTTTGGCTGTTCACGTAACTTATTGGCACTCAGAAAAAAGATTTAAATACGTCAACGAGTTAATAAAAAGTTTGAACTCTTTGTCTTGTAAAACTCAGGTATTCGTTCACACGAACAATTTAAAATTAAAACTACACTATCCCGCGCTGGTAGTTTTTCATGATATGACTGGCCAAGACGGGCATACGCTCTCTTGGAAGCACAGGCCTATAATGGCTTCCACGTACATAAACTACGATGCTGTGATGTATATCGAAGACGACATTCTGTTTAATCAGAATAACCTGGAGTATTGGTACTCAAACCATTCTTTGTGCAGCAGACACGGTTACAACTTAGGGTTTTTAAGAATAGAGTATGACAGAGATAAAGCTTATTGCACGGACATTTCACCTAAGTTTAGTAAATGTCAGCCTCTTCCCAAAGAAGTAAACTTAGATAACGAATTATTTTATCTAAACGACAATAACTTTTACTCCGGGCTATGGATACTAGACCAAGAAGAATTTGAATGGTTTTCTGCCCAGGCTTATTTCGACTTAAACATTTGTCCTTATTACTTTGGTTACAAAAGAGAAGCTGCGGCTGTTGGCGCTATACCTATGTTTAAAGGAACGTTGCTTAAAGATGATATCAAAGGACAAACAGTTCACCACATGCCTAACAACTATATAAACTACAAAGATTATTGTAAAATTTCACCAGAAGAACTTTACAGAAAACAGTAGGCATTTAATTTTTAAACAGGCTAGGAGAGAATCATGCCTAGTGTTGACGCCAAGACAGTTACGCGTATGGCCATTCTTATGGCAATAATATTTTTACTGGTTTACGATTTTTTCGCAGTATATAGATTTGGATTTGAAGGCACTATAAGCACAGTAGTCTATTCAATGTCCAAAGAGTACCCTGTGGTATCATTCATGGCTGGCTTAGTTTGTGGTCATTTATTTTGGGGTCAAGAACAAGGGGCTAAAAGTGGAAACTCAAAACTGGATAACGATAAGCAAAATAAATGACAGCAGAGGTTTTGTTGAAAAGATAGAGCTTACCGAAGGAATAAAGGCGGCATACGATTTTGATGGCGTAATCTGCGAGGATTGCCCTAAAGGTATTCCTAACGACAAAGAAAAATATATCAAGTTTTTAAGAACAGCTAAACCTTTATACCTACCGCATACTTCACAAATTCCAATGATAATAACAGGAAGACACGAGCAGTATCGTAAGGTTACTATGGACTGGCTTGAAGAACACGGACTTTCTGTTGATCCCAAGAAACTAATAATGAGGCCTTTTGAAAAAGACGACAACATATGGGTAGAGCAGGTGTCTTTGTTCAAGGGAGGTCTGTACAAGATATCTAACTTTAATTTGTTTATAGAAAGTTCTTTAGCTCAATCTGAAAGAATAAAAGATATTTCAAAGAAGCCTGTCTTTTGCCCCTCATTTGGAATGTTGCCTTAGTTGTTACGTTAGGGTATTATTAAAAATGTCCTATGGAGATTAGGCCATGGACTCTTTCGATATCTGGGCTCATTGCGAAAAAGAACTAGAGACTAAGCTCGGAAGACTTAGGAACATTCAAGTTTTAGAAGTATACTTGGGGCCTTGGTGGTGGTATTTGCGATACGGGGCTAAGGTCAGGTTCAAGAAAAACAAACTAAAGTTAGCTATAGGCCCCGTGGCTGACTGGATTCGCGCTTCTAAGGAGGATAACGCTATGTTGATTCTTACAGATAGCCAGAAGGTTTCTTTGTCAATCAAGCCTGTAACTAAGGCTGGAAATCCTGCCGCTATAGACGGACTTCCAGTCTGGAGTCTTGGTTGTGAAGACCATTTAAAGCTTGAAGTGTCTGAGGACGGCCTAAGCGCTGTAGTAAGTTCTCTTGGCAAGCTTGGCGTTTGCCAAGTAAATGTTTCAGCCGACGCAGATCTTGGCGAGGGCGTTGAGACAATTACTGGCGTTATTGATATTGAAGTTAAAGCCGGTAAAGCTGTAAATGTTGGAATTGACGCCGGCTCTCCTGAAGAGATTGGCTAACGTAAGCTGGTTGGATCTTGGCGGGTAAAACCAGTTTGGCCAGGCAGTGGTTCAACCCGCTGCCTGGCTTTTTAATTAGGAGCATTAAAATGGAAGCTATAGAAGAGTTACTAATTTTTTACATCAACCACTCTAGTGCTAAAAGCAGCACTGGACTTGTTAATGGCTTAAAGATAGTGTCCATGCACTACAACGAGATTATTCAAATAGTTAGATGGACATTCCCTTGCGTGGTTATGCTATGTGTATTATTGTGTTTATTGTTTGAAACTAATAAGAGAACGGAGTGACAGTATGTTTTTTGCATTGCTAGTTCTTGCTATGAGCCAGGCTCCAGCTCCTAAGGTAGAGCTGCCTACCACCTTCTCCGGAGAGCCTGGTAACTTCATTACCATCTTGCCAACAACTAACGGCAAAACAGTAAAGTACGTATACCTAGATAAAGGCCTGAACGTATTCCCTTCTGCTCTACTCGCCAACCCTGTAGCCACAGTGGTTACAGCTCCTAAAGGCAAGTACCGTTTGTTGGCTTACACGGCTCTTGGAGATGTGCCTTCAGAGCCTTCTATGACAATCATCAATGTCGGCGGCGTACCGGACAACGCGCCGTTTGGTCCGTTTAACCCAGCTCCACTTCCTCCAGCCCCCGTACCCCCGACTCCTGTTCCTCCTACTCCTCCTGGGCCTATGCCCCCAAACCCTCCTCAGCCAGACGCCTTGGAAAGTGCTTTGCAAAACATTTATGGAGGGTTGAAAGACCAAGAGAGAGGAGCAGCAGAAAAGATAGCCAAGCTGGCAGCCATATACAGAGAAGGCGCTAGGGCTGCTGACAATACAGACACTGACCCAAGCACAGGAAAGCCCTACTTCAACACTGTTGGAGATGTGTACAAGCGCGTAAATACACTTGGGGCAGCTGAGCTAACAGGCACGGACATATACGATATTCGTGATCGCATCCGTGTAGAGCTAAACTCTGCCCTACCTAAAAACGCTACTATCGTTCTAGACGCTAACGTTCGTAAGAACCTGTCTAGCCAGTTTAGCCGTATAGCCAACATCTTGGAGAACTTGAAATGAGCGAGTGCTGCAAGACACTACTTCTTGATCTAGCCAAGAAGATCAACGAAGTTTCTGAAAAGGACATGGAGCCAGTTGAAGGCGTTGACATGTCAAACGGCCCTCCTCCTTTGACTGAAACACAATTTGGCATGATGCAGGCTTACTTTAAAGTCGCTCAGATAATCGAAGAACTGGGTGGCGACGACAAAAGGTTCACAGGGCTGTCTCTGAAAAAGAACCGATAAAGCTACGAGGTGAAGTATGAGCACCGACAGTCCGTTTTGTGAAAAAACTCTATCGGTGCTTGAAGACAAGATAGACAGACTGATAAGGCTAGACACAAAGTCTTACACATCGGGTAAGCTAGACCCTACCAGCCTGCAGCAGTTCTCTATGTTAAAAGCTTACATGAATGTCATAGGCGCTATTCTGGAGATGAGAAGAGATGAGCGATACTCTTGAATTTGCACAGGGCTGGGTTAACGATCCACAAGAAGTGGAAAGCGTTGTAGCCCTACAGCCATATAAAACATTCTCTGATACAGAAGCTGGCAGATTTACTACTGCTTCTGCTTTGCCGGATAACGTGTACCTTTGGGACGCAGCTCGTAAGGTATTGGGTAAACTGCTGCCACCACGTAGCCAGGGGAAAGTAGGAAGCTGTGTGGCTTTTGGTTGCATTAGAGCCATCGAATATACCCAGCTGGCTGAAATAGCCGCTGGAGAGAATGAAGAATTCCGAGACCTCTGCACCGAGATAAATTACGGCGGTGGACGTATCGAAGTGGGTAAAGGCAGATTAGGCAGAGGCGATGGGTCCATCGGCGCTTGGAGTGCTGAGTTCGCCAAGCGCTGGGGTTCGCTAGATCGTGGAGTCTACGGCAAGTACGACTTCAGAGAGTACAGCCAGGAAAGGTGCCGAGCTTACGGCATGTCCGGTGTTCCAGACGACCTAGAGCCTGAAGTAAAGAAATACCCTATCAGCACTATCACGCTGGTAAAGACAACTGAAGAAGCCAAGAAAGCTTTGTCTGCTGGTTACGGTATATCCGTGGCTAGCGACTATGGCTTTAAATACACGCGTAATGCAAACGGAATATGCGCAGCTTCAGGCTCTTGGGCTCACCAGATGTGCATTTGCGGTTACGCCAAGATTGAAGGAAATACTTACTTCCGTATCGACAACAGCTGGGGAGCTACCACGCACACTGGACCCACAGGACCGGGCAACCCCGGTCCTGAAGGGTTCTATGCTGCTGAAGCTACGGTAGCCAAAATGCTTGCACAAGGGGACTCGTTTGCTTACGCTGGTCAGAAAGGTTTCGTACCCCGTAACATTATCGACTGGTTTGTGTGATGTACCCATACCCAAGAACTTATCCTTCAGAGGCTGTTCAACTCATAGCCGAGTATCTATCTGGCCGTGACGACACCATAGAAAAGAAAAACGTGCTGCACGCCGCTTGGGTAATATCAGGATATACGCTAAGCAAGATATTCGGCGGAGGTCCAGCGGTAATAGGTAAAAAATTTAAAGTCACTAAACTTCCGGCCAACCCGGACAAAAGAAAAAAGTTTTTTGACGATCTGGCTAAAGCGAATAGGTATGGAACAATAAAAAATTTTGAACAAGAGAATCCTAGTTGCTGGCATCACTTAAACGAATTAGCAGAACTGGCGCGTGCAGAATGCAGCTAAACTCTAGGTTATGGATAGACGGGCTTGTTACTCCTATAGACTCTGCTATAGCCATAAGATGGCATGACACGGCAGAAGAAAAGTCTGTTCCAGTTTTGTATAGGAACGGTAAAAGAGTTACTAAAAGATGGTTTATAAGTTTCACAGGAGGAAGAGAAGAAGACAAGGAAGGAGCTAACGCCAACACAGAATAATTATTGCTTTGAGATAGCGTAGAACATAAAATCCTATAAGGCATCGAGCCTTTGAGGGCGGTTAGTTATGCAGAGCCAAGTCAGCAAACTAATAGCACAACTAGCCAAAGAAGCCGCAGGGCGCTGCTGGGCAGGTTACAAACCAGTCCCAGGAAAGAAGCCCTACTCTAACGACAGCTGCGCTCCAGTTAACAGCAAGCCTAAGAGCAAGAAGAAATAGCTCTTAGATAAAGATCACGGCAGCGCCTGTCAAAGCAAAGCAAAAGTCTTTAACGGGCACTGGCCTACAAACGGCGGTGATTGTTCTTCCTGTTTAGTCGAGAACGCCGACTGGTTAGGAGCTTTAATTAGCGAGGTTTGATTGTCTGAGGTCTTCTCGTCAATCATGGTGGCGCGGCGTGGAAGCGTTCTTATTTCCGCCGCCTTCTGCGAAAGGCAGACACGGGCTTCAGGTAGGGGATCTGAGGGGACAGTTGAAACAATCACCGCTCCGCCCAACGGAGGTTTCATGCTGTTAGACGAAATGATGGATAAGCTTATTAATGGACAGATGTCTACAAGCGATTTAGAAAAGGTACGTAAAGATATAAATGACGGTAAGAATATATCAAAGAAAACAATAACAGCTATGCTGGCCGACTTGGTAGTTTTAAGGCATAATTACACAATGACTGTGATGCTTAGAGACGCGGTCAATGTCCTGATAAGATTAAAGCCATCAATCAGGCATGAGGAAAGCGACTACAAGAAAGCAGTAAACATAATAAAGTTCCTCCAATCTGAGGCAGAAGCTTTGGGGGAATAAAAGAGTTAGGTCAAACACATGCTGTTCAATCCGATAATAAGCAAGGAAAAGCAGGCTGAAATATCCAAGCTGTATGAACAGTCTTTGGAAAATATTGGTGAAGCAGTCGTATATATGGGTAAGGAAGCTGCTTTAAAAACTTCAGCCATGTCAGGCGAGCTCTTCGCCTCAAACGACGACTCCATACTTTTGAATGTTCCTAACGCTCTTGTCAGAGGAGCTTTTGCTGCTTTAGACGAGAACGGCATATCGTTGCCTGAGAAAGACGGCAAGTTCAACGCTCACATAGTTGTGTTCACTCCAGACGAAGTTCAAAGAATAGGCGGAATAGAAAAAGTAACAGAGCGTGGAAAGCATTTTCACTACAGCATTTCAGGAATACAAGAAGCTCAAGCGGCAAACATATTTGACTTTAGTCGAGTATGGTTTATGCCGGTGTCCAGTCCTGAGCTATCTCAGCTAAGAAGGACGTATGGGTTAGACTCAAGCCCGGGCAAACATGGATTTAACATAGTAGTGGCCATGAGGAAGATAGGAGTTCTTGGGCATAATCAAATAAAGAAAGTAGCAGCCAAGGATATACTTCCAGGAGGAGAAGCCGACAACGTTCCAGATTCAGACTTTGACAAGAAGAAACTTGAGCACGGAAAGAAACATGAGATGGAGCACACTGAAAATCCAGACATAGCAAAAGAAGTTGCTAAAGATCACATGCTTGAAGACGAAGACTATTACAAGAAGGTAGAAGAAATAGAAAAGAAGTCTCTGGCGTCTGATGCCTTGCAGCACATGCTGGTGCATTACTCAAGAAACAAACATGATGTTTTAAAACCTCTTAGCTATGAAGAGTTAGTTGTAGATAGAACAAGCGGAAGATGGGAAGATCAACCCGATAAAGCCAAACAATATGTTAACGAAAGAAAGAAGCTGGAAGATCAGCTACGTAAGAGACTTAGGCTAAAAGGTCTTCAAGCTGATCCAAACAAATCTTTTCTTTACGCCACTATAAGCGGTAAAGAACAGTTCGGAACTCCTGGATCAATAAAACATGAAGCTCCTCTAGCCCAAGACATAATAGACAGTTCTTTTTTTGATGTAGTCGGTTTACCTAAATCAAGAACAGGCTTTGGGCAGAAAGGTCTAATGTCCGCGTTGAAGAGATGGGAACAAGCTTCTAGTAACGGCGGACTTAAAGAAACAGAATACATGGGAATGAAGATACGACCAAGAATAGAAGTAATAACGACTAAAGAGATAAAGCCAATAAAGGCAGAGTCTAACGAATCAGAGGCGGACTGAAATGAACACAGATGAAATGCTTGGAATACTGAAGAAAGGCATGACACATCTCAGAGAGATGCACAGCGAAGTAATAACGCCAGAAGCTGAAGACGCGGCGTTCTTGAAGAACATGCCCAAGCCTGAAAAGAAACTACCAGAAGGTCAGAACAAACTACACAGACTAAGAGAAGCTCTGGTTCAAGCAACACAGAAGACCAAGGGAATAAACCCAAAGGTAAAGAAAGCTTCATGGAAAGAGGCTTTTGAGTTTTTGGCCAAGATTGGAAAAGGATAAACGGCTACCTGAGAGGGTATAGCCATGATAACTCTATCAGACATAAGACAAAAAACTGATTATGACTGCGGCATAGTAGCTGTAAAAATTCTGCTTAAAGCTTTAGGAAAAAGACTTACTCCTGACAGGCTAATGGCCTTGTCCACTTCTCCGATAGATGGAACAGACCCAAGAGCAATAGAGTCACTGCTAAGAAAACTAGGGCTTCATGTCCTTTCAGGCGAGATGACCTGGAACGATCTTGCTTTCTTCACACAAACAAGACCAGTCATTTGCCTGATAATGCTAAACAACGTCGGGCATTGGGTCGTTGCTTCTGGTATAAAAGACAGAAGAATGCATTACCAAGATCCAAGCGAAGGCCCAAAGAGTCTGGGTAAAAGGAAGTGGATAGAATGTTGGAAAGACATAGACAGGCTAGGCGCGACTTATAGGCAATGGGGAATAACCGCCTGGAAAGCTTAGGAAAGGAGGTTGCAAACACCACATGTCAAGAAAGAAAAACAAAGTTGAAATAGAAACAAGACCTCAGCCTCCTGTGGATAAAACAATAAATAAATATAACTTCACATTCTATAACGAAACTCAAAAGCTGGCCTGGGAAACTATTGAAAAGAACGACATAACATTTCTAATTGGTCCAGCCGGTTGCGGTAAAACTCAAGTAGCTTCAGCATATGCCGCAAGCAGCATACTGGGTAAAAGACAAAGAAAGATAGTTCTCACAAGACCGTGCGTAGCCACCGAAAGCCTGGGTTTTCTTCCAGGCACGGCAGATGAAAAGATAGCCCCTTACCTAGCGCCGATAATTGATTGCATGGAAATGTGCATGGGTAAAGGCGGCGTTGATCACAAGAGAGTAATAGAATCCATAGAGTTTTCTCCGATAGCCTATCTAAGAGGAAGAACGTTTGCTTACTCAGTTGTGATATGTGATGAGTTTCAAAACTGCACATGGGAGCAGATAAAGCTTGTTCTCACAAGAATAGGCAAAAGAACAAAGATGATAATTACTGGAGATCCGTATCAATCTGATATAGGTAGAGACTCTGGGCTTATGCCTATGGTTGAAAGGCTTCAGGGAATAGAAGGTTTGGCCGTTGTCAACATGCCTGCGACAAGCATCGTAAGGCATCCAATAATAAGCAAGATGCTTGAAAAGATAGAAACTTAATTAAACAAGCAAAAGCGGCATAATACTTTGGTGTCCGTTATCCCTCGATAGCGGAAGCCAAGGAGGGCACCGCCATGCTCAGGATGAGTGTTTTGCTGGCTCTGGTTATCGTTGGTCTGACTGGGTGTCAGGCAACCAGAACTCAGCCTAGTCCAGTTCGCGTCGAGCTGGACTTCTCTTACAAGGCGAGCGATGGAGAAATCCGTCTTCGCCTTTCACAGTGAGGAGGAACTGTGAGCAGAAAGAAAGAAGAGGCCAGAAACGACTGGCCCCGGATGAAAGCTCAAGACGAGCTTTCCAGACAGGAGGAGGAGCAGGGTCCTCCTGTCGACCCGGTTGGTAATCCTAGCTGGGCCGAGGTCAAGATTGATCTCGACCCCGAGGCCCCGTCGGCCTCAAGGATAATATGCCCCGTATGCTCTGTCGAGCTGCGGGTTTTTCTCCAAGGATGGAGGTGCGGTTGTGGAAAGTGAAAGGACAGTGGACCGAGTGAGGGAAGCCGCCAAGAAATTGGCGGACTCCCTCCTCAAGAGGGTGAAGGACAGCCTTCCAGGCGCAGACGCGGACGACATCCGCGAGGCCTGGATGTCCATCCTGACGGATGGCTACGTCCAGCTCAGCCGAATTGAAAAGCGGCTGAGGTCGCGCCGTCTTCAGCGGGAGAAATACCCGCTCGACCCAAAAGCCCGACAGGGCTGGGTCGACATGACCCGCCTGGCGTTTATCGCCAGGACCAACCTCTACGCTCTTGAAGAGGTTGGAGAGAAGCTGGGAAAGTTTGAATAGCTTTCCCAGCTTCTCAAGGCAGCAGCGGGATTTCCCGTTGCTGCTTTTTTTTAGCTATCAGTTTTTATTTAATTCAAACTGAATACTTGTCATAATAACTTGAAAGCATATAGGCATTGTGCCTTTTGCTATTGAGGGTCAGACCATGAAAAACGGAAGGATTCTTTCAGGAGAGGAAACGCTTCCTCTTCTTGAGTCTGTTTTGGTAAAGGCCCTACAGGAGGTAAGAAGCGACCCAGAGGGGGTCGACTGTCTCTTGGGAGACAAGACGGAAGTTCTGAAGGAAGTGGTTTTCTCCACTTCCGCAGGATACTTCCGTATCCTTTTTAAGGGCTAGGAGGCCCGCTATGACCAAGGAAGGTCTTTTCATTCCAGCCGCCATTCTGTTGGCGGCTTTTGTTTTTGGGCTTTTCCTTTCTTTCTGCTTGGACCTGTGCCAGGCAGAAGACTGGGAAGCAAGAATAGCAGAGGTTACAAGCCCCTGCGAATTCAACTAACAAAGGCAGTGAGAGCGCTAAGGCGCTCATCACGTAAGTCCTTTTTTAGCTATCAGCCAGTGTTTAATTACTGCACTAATAAAAGTCATAATCAGATGCATAGGTATATCTACTACCCAACTGAGAGGTGTAGAGTGCCTAGTGGAGTCTTGACCATGAATATGGACAACGCCTGCTACAACCAGCTTCTCCAGGCCCATGGCTGGGTCGCCTGCCGCGCTATGGCGGCTGATATCGACGCACGCCGTCGGGTGGGTCAGTTCATGGAGGCGCTGCTGACGATCTTCAGCAGCATAATCCTCCAAAAGAAAGGAGTGACCCTTCCTCCTTTCTGGTACGGGGTTCCGGAGGAGGTGAAAGTGGTCAATGACTACTTTCACCTCCTCCAGGAGGCGAACTGGTACTATCACCGAAACCGAGGGGATGGCTCCTCGGCTGCCCGATTTGTGTATTCTCACAAAACTGGAGGACCGGACGGCGCTCACCTTAGGGTGTGGTGGACTGGCTGGGCCACGGAGGGGCGGTGGGTCCAGGTGGAGGCCCATGACCACATGAGTTGCCTTTCCTGGGATACCGGGACAGGAAAACCCTCAAGGTTCTTGGGAGAGGCTTTCAGGCCTCTCTTCAAAGACGATGTTTCAACTCTCGTTGACGACTGGGGTGGTAACGTTGCCCAACAAAAACACGTCATATTAATATGAATAGGTATAGCCCTCACACAACTGAGATGTGTGGGCGTGCCTATTGGGGTACAGGCCATGAACAACGCTAAATTTCGGGCCCTGAAGTCAAAAATCCGCCTCATTGGCATTGACGCGGAAAACCGCGTCAAAATCCAGCGCGAGGCAGAGGCGGCAGCCCAGGCGGCGGCGAACCTGAGGGATCTGGAGGCTGCGCGGGCCTTCGTCGTCAAGGCCGCAGCTGATGCGGCATTTGCCGAATCCTCCGTGGGCCTTCGCAAGAAGGCTGAGGCCTTAAGGACCGCCGCCTATTATGTGCGGGAAAGATGGGTCCACAGGAAGGTCTGGGGGCCATCGGCGCTGGCCCCTGCATATTCCTTCGAGGAATCTGGGGCGTACCCAGACTACCTCGCAATGATCAACGAAGCCGAGGCTCTCATCGCAAGGGCTTCAGCTTTGGAGGTTGAAGATTTCGCCAGGCTTCAAGTGCCCCCTCCTCCGGAGGGGTACTACCACCCAACCAGGAGGGTATATCGAGTGTCCCCCACCATATACATCGTTGAGACGGTAGATAACACCTACCATATCGAAATCGATGGCGGCGGTGATGCCGTCATATCGGAGGGGGAGGCGAAACGCATGTTAAATCATGCGCTTAAAAACCTATAACCCCGATGGGGAGTGTAGCCTAAAAGCTACACTCCCCACCCTCCGGGTTTTCTTTTAGCTATCAGCTACTTAAGTAAACGCGTATAAGCGGCATAATCCTGTGCTGATCGCCACCTATCACTTCGGTAGTCGGTGATTTGTTAGGAGGTAGTGCCATGTTTAAGAAATTTGATTTGGCTAGTTGTCTTTTTGTGATGATTCCAGTGGCGTTGGTCACATACCTTTTGGTGGCTAATGTCGTGCTGTGGGTAGCATGGAAACAAATGTAAACCAAATGGGGAGTGTAGCCTAAAAACTGCACTCCCTGCCTGGCTTTTTTTAACCCCTAGGAGAAGGATCTTATGACACAGCCTAATAAGAATTGGATAGCGGCTACAAGCTCTAAAGAGCTTAGGGAGATCTGTTCCCTGGCGAAGGAGCGAGCCAGGCTCTTAAAATTGCCAATAGAAGAAAGGATTAAATTTGCAGCGCAGATAGTAGTCGGTAGAGTTAAAGACCACTGTTACAACGTAACAGTTCTTGGAATCGATGGCGACGAAGAAGAAATTAAGAACGATGTTGGCTACGGTAAAGACGGTGATTCTGTTATTATTTTTCTAGAGGAGGCCAATGAAGAACTAGGATTTTCGCTAAACTTATATGAAGACATGCACATAAAAAAAGACGTTTGGAGAAAAGCTATTAAAGATGCCATGGACAGCTAAAAAAAGAGTGTAGCTTTTAAGCTACACTCTTTTTTTTTAGCTATCAGCTAACTTCAGAAATCACAACCGCCGGCAGTACATGCGTAGGTTTGAGAACCCACAGTCATGTCTTCGGTTTCATACCGTACCAGCTTGGACCAATCGATCTCAGGCAGCGCAGCCAGTCTCTTGTTGTACTCTTCTTCGGTGATCTCCTCATAGGGAGTACCAGTGTAAGTACCGTTATCCCTAGGCAGAAAGCTGACGCCGCTAACTTCATCGAAATGCTTGTGGACCCAGAGACCAGCTTCGAGCCACTCTCCGTCTTCCACATATATAGTGGCTGACACTGAGTGCTCCGCAAAATGCTTCTTCCATACAAGCCAATTCTCCAGTTGGTCGATCGCGGTTTGATCATGGCGTGTCAACGCTCCTTCCGGCGCTTTACGTGGGAACTCAAAACAAACCAAGGATGGGTCTTCAGGAGCTACCATCCAAGGCACTCCCTGGTCCATTAGCATTCTCGCCACAGGGCTATCGCGACGTTCGCGAACCCTTCTGACGAAGAACTTACCAAACCAGGCGTGTATGCCTGAACCACAGTTGTAGAACTGGCTGCTATCGCCACTAGGCTTGACGCAAGTGTCGGCTGCAGCCCTGTTGATGCCGATTTTCTTAGCCCACTCCTCGTTAGTCTTGGCGACCACGCCCTTAAGCTCCTCAAGAAGCTTTTCACGGCCTTCAGCGTCAGGTCTAAGAAGAGGACAGTCCATCTGTCCAGTGATATCGACGCCAAGCAACGCCTCTTCTTCACAGTTCTTGTGCCATTCATTGCGAATGTACTTGAAGTTTGTGCAGCTGGCTTGCATGGTGCCGAAAATAGTGGCAATGCGGATCTTCTCTTTAAGAGTTTCAGCCGTATCGTTGGGTCTTGCAATAACAATTGTGAGATTGCAGAACTCGTGTGGCCTCAAAATGATCTCAGCGCAGTTTCCAGCGACCACACCGTTGGCTATAACGTTGTGAGTCTCTGGTTGGTTGAGGCAATATACGTCAGAGAAGCCGTCAGGACGGATTTCCTTGACCTTCGTGACGTATTTCTCGTCTCTGTCAGCCATCCAGGTCTTGGTGTTGCCAAGAAAATCACTAAGGATGGAGCCAGGAAGACCAGAAACGCCAATCCTCTCATAGGCGATGGCGCAATTTGTCCTGTTTAGGATCAAACTGACCTTATCGTCATTGCTTGGATTGACGTCACGAAGCATTCCTATGTTATTTGTCTTGCCAGACCTCTTTGCAACCCTGGCAACAACGCCAAAGTTGGCAAAAAGCATCTGCAAACCAAGAAGGAAGCTCTTTGACGGGCTGTCAATCTGCATCATGAAGCTCTGAGCGTCATTTTCACGGGTGGAAATGACCCTGGAAGCGCTGGACATGACAGCCGACAAGTAACCTGCGACCATAGAACGCTTTCCGCGCATTACAGTTTCAGGAATTGACGTCTTCATCTCGGACGTATCGCTCAAATAAGCCATCTCCGCCACTCTGTTGGTGAAAACCATGCCAGACATCTTGGGCTGGGTGCGCACATTTGCGGTCTTGTGCTTGTTCCCGCGCTTTCCGACGGCTGTAAGGCAGTCATCAACCATGTCCATGTTGTCCATGTCAGACAGGAAGTCCTCTATGGACAAGGTTTTAAGCCTTCTGTCGTTGGTTTCTACCTTTCCAGCACCGGCAACCACTCCAAGAAGCACTCCTGTCTTGTAATCGCCGTAAGGACCGAAGAAACCCTCGTCAGATTGAAGGCACAGAGTGTCTCCAGCCTTCAAATCTTTAAGTTGCTTACGCCCCTTGGCGGTTGGAAACTCATGATTTTCGGTGCAAACGATCTCATGACCGTGCTCCGTTGTCAGCCTGAAGACCTTGGCCTGGGTTTGAGTCAGCTCAACTTGGCTAGCTGCCTTCAAATCCACACCGACAACGATCTCTCCAGGCTTTTCACGGTTGTCAACAGTTACGTTCACCTCCATGCCTAGCTCGTAAAGGTCAACAATGCGCATCAGACCTTCGCTACAGAAGATTCTTGTGTCTGGATGAAAGCAAGGGTTGGTTCCAAACTTGGCTTTCTTGCGTCGTTTGGGCAACATCTTCAAAACACCATCGCGATTGAAGATACCTCGCTCTCCAGAACCAGACTTTGCCAGGCTGAGCCACTCGTCCATGAAGGCAACATCGCTTGGTTTGCTGTCATACACGGCAGAGTTGTTGGCCATGGAACGGTGAACGTGGTTTTGCCACCATGCTCCACTCTTGGCTTCACGCATTTCTGAACTGCTAAGGTCAGAAAGAGAGATCAAAGCTGCACGCCTTACGCCTCCAACCTGAACAATCTTGCCAACCATGCAAGCAAGGTCGTGGCAATCAAGCTCAGTAAGGTATTTGCCTTGGCGCTTGAGAATCAAATCGCGGGCAAACTTCAGAAGATCCTTTAGAGGCTCAGGCCCGCAGCTTCTACCGCCCTTGGTCTTGAGCTTTGCCCCAGCAGGTCTAATCCTGCTGAAGTCAAAATCAATGTCATCTCCCTCAAACCAAGCCTTCAACCCCATATGTAAGGCATCGCACCAACCTTCTGTGGAGTCTTCAATAATGTGCTTGGTCTTCTCTGCAAGCTTTTGCCTCTTGATGCGAGGAAGATGCTCGATGTTGGCAGACTCAACGGAGAAGCCAGCACCTGTGCCTTGCATAAGAATGTAGAGAAGCTCGACAAAGGAGAACAAATCAACGATAGGCAAGTAAGAGCAGTTGAAAACACCAACGTTGCATCGGTCCAAAGGAGCTCCAGCCATCTGAACAACCCGCATAGCAGGGCTTGCTTTCAAGTTATATAGATAGCTGAACAACTCATTCCATTGGCTTTCTTCAACATTCTTAAGTCTTGGCTGCTTTTGAAACCAGCCAATCACACGATCACACACTTCTTGCCAAGTTTCACGCCTATTGGCTTTTTCATTCCATCGTGCAAACTTGGTAATAAGCTGAAAGTACTGAATAGGCTCATCAAAGTTCTTGGCGTCATCAGCAATCATCGCCTTGATCTTCTCATCCACAGGAACAAGCTCACGCGACTTCTTCCTTTCTTCCTTGTAAACGGTGTAATGAGTAGCTTCAGTGTCGCGATTGAAAGCCCATAGCTGCTGGATTACCAAATTCTGAATGCTTTCAACATTAACAGGACTAGTCAAAGTCTTGACGATAAGACTGATAACGGCGTTAGTGATATTCTCAGCTTCCTTCTCAGCTTCGTCAGGATTCCAACCACCTCCATTCACCAAAGCTCGCTTGATTGCGCTATGAACCTTGCTGACCTTGAAGTCTTCTGATCCACCACCTCTCTTTTGGACCTTGAATTTAGACTCAATTTTCTTGACAATGTCCTTAGACTTGTTTGCAGGACTCATCTTTCTACCCTTTCAACTCAACAAAAAAAGAACCGCCAAATGCGGCGGTAAGAGGATTGTAGAAAGGAAGCAAAAAGCAAGCAAACGGATTTAATAATTAGACATAAGTACAAAGCCACACTGGTTTAATGGAAGCGGTAACATGAGCAAAGAGTCAAAACCCGCAAATATTTTTCCAGTTAGTCCAGCTGCGGGCTTGCTTGGACTTACCACAATAGCCGGATCAGCCCTAGCTGAACCAACAGGCGGAAAAGGCAAGAACAAATACACAAGGCTACTAGACCTTATTCGAGGAGGCATGAAAGGACTGGCAACAGGAACAGGAGCAATAGGAGGTTATGGCGTAGGAGGAGCTTTGTCAGGATCAACAGATAGTTCTGTAACTCCAGGAAAAGCCTTGGGAGCAATACTTGGAGCCTTAGGCTCAAACTATCTTGCAAACAAACTGTCCGTGTTGGCTGGACTAGAAGAAGAGCCTTCAGCCCTAAAGTATGCAGCAAAGAGCGAAACACTAAAAAGCCTGATAACAGCCAAAGAGCTATCAGACAAGAAACAATATATAAGGAAGAATATAATACTTAGAGCACTTGTATCAGCAGCTCCAGACGAATTCGACATAAGCGACGAACCAAAGAACGGTATTGTGGGATTAACGCACAAACCCACAAACTTCAGAATACACATGCTTCAATCACACATGCCTTCAGCCTTCTATTCGAGAAACTAAGATGACCGACACTCTTCTAAAGATGGAATACTTGCTCCTTCCAGAAATGGTCAAGGAAGCAATTAAGTCTCTTAAGCCATTTCACGAAAAGGTTTCTAGCGCCCTTGAAGACAATTCAGTTGTCTGGTTCGATGCAGACAATCCAGGATTACTAACTACAGATTGCCTATCAACAGTAGAGAACATGCAGAAGAAAGGATTTGAAATAGGTCATAGGGAAACAAAGCTGCCTGAAAACAAGAGATGGATATTCGTAAAGAGAGCAGCAGAGCCATTGAAAGCAAAAGATACTCTTTCAACGATTCCCAAGCTAATGAACTTGGCTCCAAACTCCTTCAATCAAAACTTCGGAGAGTTTGGAACAAGCCCTTTATTCTCAATGTTAACTAGCGGAGCTTTAGGAGGCGGCGCGGGATATTTGACAGGAAGTCTGCTAGAAAGACTATTTCCAGAAAGGTTTGTAAAAAGAGACAGGCTCAACAAGACTCTTGGAGTCATTGGAGCTTTGGGCGGAGCAGCAATTCCAGCATATCTAGGAGTTGTAGGAATGAGGAATTGGGACGACAAGGATAAGAGTAAGTGGAATGCCTGGGTAAAGCCAAATGTGTTCTGGGGTTCTCAGCCAGAAGAAAAACCTCAAGAAAAAATCTCAGAAGCAATCAATAGAGCATTTGAAGGAATAAAAGATATACACCCAAACAAAGAATCAGAACAAATGCTAGATGACTATATGCAAAAGCAATCTCTATCCCAATCAGGCATAGAAAACCTTCCAACCATTCCTGTCGACGCATTCAACAGATCAGTAATGATGGATCCTTTTGCCTCAATACCACTAAGAACAGCAACAGTCGGACTAACAGAAGCAGCAAACCAATCAAAAGGAAACATGGGAATCATATCTCCATTCGACATTTCAAGAGTAGGACTTGGAATGGGCGCTGGATTATCCCAGGCATATATAGGCGGAAAGGTGCTTGGAGCATTAGCTGGTCTGACACCAACAGCCCAAAGAACATTACAGAATACAGGAATGTTCGCTGGAGCACTAAAGGCAGTAATACCAGGATTGTTTGGTCAATAAGGTATAGGAGGAAGGATCCATGTATGAATCTTCTCACGAAGAAGCAATAAGAATGGAAAGAGAAGTGAACGAAAACGCCTCAGAAGATATAAGGCAGCATTCGTACATACTTCCATTCGGCTTTTCTATTTCAGCAAGATCATTCGATTTAGAAGAAAGCGTATATACAGTTCAAGAATTCATGGAAGAACAATTAAAGCTTCTTAGAGAAAGTTATATTGCAACATATGCTCAGTTAGATGAAATAAATCCAACTCTAGGCACAGCAGTCAGACAATATATAGCCGCAATGATAGAACTATCTCAAGAAGCAATAAAAGACTATATGGAAAGACCAGAAGGCTCGATATCAAATAGACGCTCTTCAGTAAGGTATTTAAACAACAGAAACAGAAAAGCATGGTTAGACTTGCTACAGAATAAGATAGACCAAGAATTAGCCCTAATGGCAAGAATAGCTGCTCCTCTAAGAAACCAAGGACTGTATTCAAGGTTAGTATTGGAAAGAGGAGAAGTTCTAAGAGAAAGGAATGCTTTGATAAATCAGTTATTGGATATGTCGGGAGTAATGGAAGAAAGAGAAAGAATAGAACAAGTAGATGTTCCTGATAGAGAGATTCCAGGAACAACCATGTACAACCCATGGTATGGATACTCGGAGATGTATGAGGATGAGATCTATTATCCTCAAGAGCCATTGCCTGAAAGTTCTCTGGTTCAACTAACAAGAGCTGACACGTCAAATCCTGAATCAAACAGATGGGTAATAAGTTTAGGAAAGAATGGCTCAAATGATATTTTTTTAAATGATAGAAAATTACCTGTAACAGCTTATGACGTTCACTCTGAGAACGGAGATACGATACTTAGTTTGAGAGTGCTTGTGGTTCGAGGGCGTGATACACTGATGTTGTCTAGCCAGAGTTCAGACGATACTGATAGAAGGGATGAGACGTGTAAGTCGGTAAACGACTTCAGGGTTTTAGACAGAGTGCTTAAGCTAGATTAAGTATAGAAAGGGCTATCATGGCTGAAGACATTGTAAAAAACAGCAAAGTGTTTTCTTTCAGAGACCTGAGGTATTGGGCTCAGGACGGAATGGTTGCGATTATTGATGAGAAAGCAGGTGATATCAAATATGAAGCCCCAATGACTATGAGATATAGAGCAGTTTCATTTGCAAGAGAAGCTGAGCACATGAGAGATCGTGGTGGTCACTACGTTGACGAACGCCGCGAACTATTGCAAGCAGCTAAAAATCTTATGGAAGTTATAAAGGCTGCTGAAGATCAGGGAAATCCAATGGACCCTGACATTCGCAGACAACAAGCTGAAGAACGAAAGAGAGTTTATGTCTCACTGTCAGGCCTGAATATTCCAAAGAGGTGATTCATGGATCCTCTGACCAGTTTCAAGTTAGCTTTTATAAGTAGATGTCTGGACGAAGGTCTAACTCTTGCTCAGATGAACGAGCGAGTTAAGACTGCCATTCATAAGCTTGAGAAACAAGCTGACAACGAAACTCTTGGGTCAAGGCTAGCTAAAGGTCTTGGCACAGGCATAACTTTAAACACTCTTGGAGCTTCTACTCCAGTTCAGAACGCAGGTGCGGCTTTGGCTGCTACTGGATACTCTGACTGGATACTCAATAACGCTCCAAAGATACTGGCAGCTACAGGCATAGCAGCCACAGGTTCTGGTATTCTGGCTGGTAAAGCCTTGGCTGACATGCGCTCAGATCCTTTGGCCGAGCAAGAAGCAAAAGCCGAGGAAGTAATAAACGACTTAGCTATTCAGAAGGCTAAGATCAGGATGAAGAACAAACTTAGAAGGCTTAAAGAAAGCGGCGGTATATGAAGATACTGAATCAGTTTGGTGTTGGGGCTAAGTATCGCGCTGATTCAAGAGCTGTAACTTCGCAAGGCTTTCCCTTAATGGGAAACGCCACGCCAAATCTAACTCAGGAAGAGTACGACAATATACCTCACGGCGTTAATGCGAATGTGAAGGTATTTGATCTTGGTAATTCTTCAGATTTAGAAGAATATACACAGATACTGGATAAGATAGTCAACGGGTTATTCCGTCTAATAGATAGGACTAAGCTCATATCTGAAGACGGTAAAGAGATAAGAATCCATCTGGAATGGGGCGAAGTAGTCGGCATCATTCCAAAGAACGTACAGAGGAGACTGTGACCATGTCTCAAGAAAAGAAAGCAGATGAAATTGATGATTCAAACAGAGCGGTAAATAAAACTTACGGACTGCTGAGCCAAGTTCTTCTAGGTTCGGCCATGCTTGGAGCTGGAGCCAGAGCGGCTCAGGAAATTCCTGGCGTCTTCAAAAAGAATAAAGCCAAGTTCAGGTCTAGAACCCCATCAATACTTCCTCTTCCCCATCCAAACTATACGGAAGATCCTGAAGAGGACGTAAAAGAGCAGATTGTAGAAGAAGCTATAAAGGCATCTTCTGAAAAGCCAACGCAAAGCAACCTTATAGCCAAGGCCTTAGGCGCTTACAGAAAACCATATGAACAAGCTAGCTGGCTTCACGGCCACGAAGCTCAAAGCCCTGCAGAAGCGCCAATTTTCTGGCCTCTCAGTATTCTTGGCGGCTTGGGAACTATGTATGGCGGCTACAAGCTGACCAACGCCATTCTCAACTCAAGACGAGCCAAGCAGATTCAAGAAGATGTTTCTGATGAGGCGGAAGAGTTCAACAAGGCTCTAATGGAGTCTTATGACGAAGATAAACTAAAGATGCAAAAAGCCGGTTCTGGGGATAAGGCTGTAGCCAAAGAGCTGCGGTACAACCTGGAAAAGCTAGCGTACATTCTTAAGATATCTGGCAAATATCCTCCTTATAAAGTTGAGGCTAGCGGTGATCTTATACCTACTAGCAGAATGATTACAGACCCTATTTATGAGCAAGCAGGCATTGACCCTAATGCGGCAAGAGCTTCTTTAGAATCCGCCGGTAACATAATTGGAGGTTTGGGGCTTACAGCTTTGGCTGGTTTGCCTGTTCTTGGAACAACCCTTGGATACGAATACTTCAGCAAGAGAGATCCTTCCAAGCTCCTTGGCGAAATAGCCAGAGAAAGAGCTGCTGCAAGGCAGGCTGCTTCTCCTCCAAAGCTTATGGCTCTTCCAATTCATGAAAAGAAGAAAAAAGTAGAAGAGTCTGAAGACCAGGAAGAAGATAACGAGGAATAAGCCATGGCTTCTGTCCTAGACGGTGGAACTCCTGCGGGACCAAACAAGCCTGCAGGAGTTCTTGGCAATCTGGCCGCGCCTATTTTAAATAAACCTCAGGAAGAGATGCGGTCTTTTTCTGACATAGATAAGACTCGTAACTCCATATACGACGGTGTTTTAAACGCTACGAAAGAAATTCCTGTATTTGAAAACAATAGGTATAAGCTAAAGCTAGTCAGCGCTAGCTATCTAGATAGCCCAGTTCCTTCCATAAAAGAACGAAAGAAAGCCATTCTTAGAAAAGAAAGCCTTGAAAGAAGGCTTCAGGGCATATGGCAGCTTCAGGACACGCAGGGAAACATCGTTGATGAAAAAGCCATAACCATGGCTCGTATTCCCAAGATGACAAATGGCGGCACTTTCGTACTTAATGGTGTTGAATACACACTTGCCAACCAAGCCAGATTGCGCCCAGGGATATATACGAGAGAAAAGCAGAACGGTGAAATAGAATCTCACGTTAACGTACTTCCTGGTAAAGGTGTTTCTCACAGATATTCTCTAGATCCAGCTCGCGGCGTATTCAAAGTTTCCATGGGCCAAGCGTCCATGCCTCTGTTTCCCCTGCTCAAAGCCATGGGTGCAACAGACAAACAGCTTAGAGACTCTTGGGGAAACGAGCTGTACGAAGTAAACGCCAGGCAAAACGACCCGCAGGTTCTGGAAAAGCTAATCCAAAGAACTCTTAGGAAGGCTGATCAGGAAGGAGACAAGGAAAGCAAGTATCAAAAGCTTCGTAACTTCTTTGAGAACATGCATTTAGATGGTGTTGTAACGTCAAGAACACTAGGCAAACCGTATAAAAACTTGTCAGTAGATGCCATTATTGATGCCACAAAGAAGATCGTGGCCATAAACAAGAGAGAAGCAGATCCAGACGACCGCGATGCCATGGCCTATCAGATGATCATGGGTCCTGAGGATCTGTTTTCTGAGAAGATGCGCTCAGCCTACAAGGTCATGAGGCCTTTACTGTGGAAAGCCACATTCAAAAATAATCTCAGTCCTCTGGGAACTAACTTCCTTGGCAAGCATTTGAATGCTGCAATTACAAGTTCTGGACTTGGACAGCCTTCTGAAGAAGTGAACAACGCTGAGATTCTTGGCCAGCTGACCAGAATGAGTCGTCTTGGCGAAGGCGGTATTCCTTCTCTGGACGCTGTTCCAGACGAAGCCAGGTCGGTTCAGCCTTCTCACTTTGGTTATGTCGATCCTCTACTCACTCCTGAATCTCTAAAGGTAGGTGTTGATAGCCGTTTGGCTCAATCTTCCATGAAAGGTAAGGATGGAAAGGTCTATGCCAAGTTTCTTGACGTAAAGAATGGAAATAAACCTGTATGGAAAACTCCTCAGGATATTGCTGACTCTGTAATAGCTTTCCCCAAAGAGCTTGAAAACAAGAATTCAAACGTAGTGGCTGCTTTGGTTAGCGGCAAAATCAAATATGTTCCAAAGAACCAGGTTGAATACGTTCTTCCACACATGGAAGACTCGTTCAATCCTCTGGTAAACATGATTCCTCTCAAATCCACCATCAAAGGCCAGCGCGTGATGATGGGCGCGAGAATGCTTACACAGGCTTTGCCTATTGCAAACGCCGAATCCCCGTTTGTTCAGTCAGGTGTTCCAGGTCCTGATGACGAGTCGTATGAGGAAAGATACGGCAAGTACATGGGCGCGGTACATTCCGACGTAGAAGGACAAGTTGTTAAGGTTACTCCAGAAGAGATTCACATAAAGGGATCTGATGGCAAGGTGCATGTTAAAGAAATACATGACAACCTTCCTTACAACAGAAAGACTTATCTTCATAACACGCCTGTAGTTATGCCTGGAGACATGGTAAAGAAGAATACTCTTATTGCCAGGTCTAACTTTACAGACGCCAAAGGCGCTACGGCTTTGGGTCTGAACATGCGTACTGCCTACATTCCCTATAAAGGTCAGAACTTTGAAGACGCCATAGTTATATCTGAGGCAGCTGCCAAGCGTCTTTCCTCAGAACACATGTATCAAAACGACGTGGAGTTTGAGGATAACGCCAAATACGGAAAGAAAACTTTTATATCCATGTTCCCAGGCACTTACGACAAAGCCATCCTGGACAACATGGATGAGGACGGAGTAATCAAGAAGGGCTCAATAGTAAATGCCGATACTCCTCTTATTCTTCAGGTTAAGCAGAAAGAGCTGGCGCACAATCAAATAACCAGAGGCAAGGCTCCTACTTTTTCAGACAGCACTGTAACTTGGGATCATCACGACAAAGGAGTGGTTACAGACGTAGAGAAAACCAGGAAAGGCGTAGTCGTAACAGTAAAGAGCTACTCCCAAATGCAGGTTGGCGACAAGCTTTCTGGAAGGTATGGAGACAAGGGAGTAATTTCTGAGATAGTTCCAGACAACCACATGCCTGTAGATAGCGACGGAAGACCTTTTGAGGTTCTGGTAAACCCCTTGGGCATTATTTCCAGAACAAATCCTGGTCAGATGGTAGAAGCGGTTCTGGGAAAAATAGCTGAAAAGCACGGTAAGAGATACGCCGTAAAAGACTTTTCTGACATAGAAGACATGATAGAGTTCGCCAAAAAAGAACTATCCAAGCACAACATGTCTGACAGGGAAGACATACTGGATCCAATAGACAGCACAAAAATAAGGGACGTATTCACAGGAAATCGCTTCTTCATGAAGTTGCACCACATGGCTGAGAGCAAAGGCTCTGGTCGTGGTTTGGGTTCTTACACCTCTGAGGAATCTCCAGCTAAAGGCGGTCCAATGGGAAGCAAGCGCGTAAGCCTTGCTGACAACAACGCCCTTCTTTCCCATGGAGCTTTGGATGTTCTTACCGATGCCGGAGCTATTAGAGGACAAAAAAATCAAGACTACTGGGCAGCATTCATGTCCGGTAGAACTCCTCCTGAGCCAAGAATTCCTCTCGTATACCATAAGTTCTTTGAACAACTCAGGTCTGCAGGCATAAACCCAATAAGAACTGGGCCAAGAATTCAGATCATGGCCTTGACCAACAAGGATATAGACCAATTAGCTGCAGGAAGGGAAATAACTTCTCCTGAAACTGTGGACTGGAAGGAAGGCTTGAAGCCCATAAAGGGAGGATTGTTTGACGAATCAACAACAGGAGGACATGGAGGAAATAGATGGAGCTACATAAAGTTAGCTGAGCCTTTGCCCAATCCTGTCATGGAAGAGCCTATTCGCAGAATACTCGGCCTGACTCAAAACAGGTTCAACGCCATACTTTCTGGAAAAGAGACGTTCAATGAAATGTCCGGTCCAGAGGCTATAAAGAAGTCTTTGGAAAGAATTGACATCAACGAGGCAACAAAGAGAGCAGAAACAGAATGGAGAAACTCGAAGAAGTCATCGAAAGATGCAGCTCTAAAGCGCTGGGCGATTCTGAAACACACCCAAAGGCTGAAGATGCATCCAAAAGATTGGATGATGGACAAGATTCCAGTCCTTCCACCAATATTCCGCCCTGTGGCTGTTATGGGATCTGGCGACAGACCTTTGGTGGCTGATCCTAATTACCTGTATAAGGAAGCTTTTGAAGCTAACCAGGCTTTGAAAGAAACCAGAAGAATATCCAACGAAGTTGGAGATGAGCGCTTAGCTCTATATAGGTCATTCAAAGCAGTCACGGGACTTGGTGATCCAATAAGTCCCAAGAACCAAGAGCGCGGAGTCAAAGGCGTTCTCAAATACGTGTTTGGCGATAATCCTAAGTTCTCTGTTATGCAGCGCAAGTTGCTAAGCACGACAGTAGACGTTGTTGGCAGAGGCGTTATCTCTCCAAACGCCAATCTGGATTTAGATCAAGTAGGCATTCCTATCAACAAAGCTTGGGAAATATATAAACCATTTATTGTAAGAAGACTGGCCAGACAAGGAGTTTCTCCGATTAGGGCAGCAGAACTTGTGCAGAACAAAGACAAGTTAGCTCTGACAGCTATGCAGCAAGAGATGAACGACAGGCCTGTGATTATCAACAGAGCTCCAGTTCTTCACAGGTATGGCGTTATGGCCTTCAAGCCAATACTTGTAGACAACGAAACAATGCAGTTATGCCCAGCTGTGGTTACGGGATTTGGTGCCGACTTTGATGGCGACACCATGAACTACCACGTTCCTGTGTCTGATGGAGCTGTCAAAGACGCTCTTGAAAAGATGTTGCCTAGCAAGAATTTGCTATCAACTAAAACGTTTAAAGTTCACCAGCTGCCAAAGAACGAGTATCAAGGCGGTCTTTATCAGGCAACGGCCTTCGTGTCTAATAAACCAGAACGGTATTTTGCCACAAAAGCCGACGCAATCAGGGCTTATAAGTCAGGAGAAATTGGGCCTGATCAGAAAGTGGTAATTCTAAACAGCTAGGGTGAAAACTAGGGTGAAAACTAGGGTGTAAACTAGGGTGAAGCCATGCCTTTTAATTACAAAGCTATTTCAATGGTTAAAGAAGCTCTGGCAAAAAGGGCTGCTGAATCTGCGGCTACTTTAAAACCTACTGCCAGCAGTGCGACTAAACCGCAAATTATTCCTCCAGGTTACGGAGGAGACGCTATAGGTCTTCCTACTTATCAAAAAGCGCCTGAGCCTGGCATAAAGTGGCTTTCTGAAACAGAAAGAAAACAAAAAATGTTGGAAGGCTCTAGAAATCTTCCAGAAACGCGACACGCAGCCAGTACAGAGGCGCTAAATAAACCCGTAAACCCGTATCAATACTCCATGCCTGGATCAGAAAACTATCGTCAAATTGTTCCATACCCTACTTATCAAACGTTACCGACAGAATTGTCAAAAACTCCATTCAACAATTTGCATAGGCAAGCTTTTCTAAAAGGCGTAGGTTTGCCAAGTCTTGGCACAGGTAAAGTTAACTACGGGTATTAATGGTAAAAGCCAAGGTAAAAATTGTTAGTAAAAGGCTGATTGCTGTAAGCTATAAAGCAGTTTATACTTCTAGATACGTTTTACTTCCGTAGCCAACGCAGTTTTAAAGTTAGGAATACTAAGATGGCTTTCAACTACAAGGCTATTGAACAAGTTAAAAAAGCTGCAGTTAAATTATCTGCAGATAAAAATGAAGCAGTAAAACTTAAATCTACTCTAGGAGCTCCAGGAGACGCCGGTCTTGCCGCTAGAAATTATCCAAATGACCAGGGTATGAGTAACTTTATTGATATTCAAAAAGACTTCGCTAAGAGACTTTTAGAAAAGCAAATTAAAGCTTTGGAGTCTGGGAAAAAAGAAGACGCGGTGTCCATAGGTAAAGATAGAGCTCAAGTAGAGAACATGCTAACATCGCCTACTACCCTGGACATGGCTCGCAGAGCCATGCACTACCAGCCAAGAGGAGTTTATTCGGTTCCAACTAGCAATTTCGCGCTGCCCATGCCAAAAAATATAGAAGATGAGTTGTACGGATTACCTAAAGCTAGGTTATCTAAGTAATTTTTTAGTAGTTTTTAAAGCTCTAACCCTGAGGATACTAAGATGGCTTTCAACTACAAGGCTATTCAGCAGGTAAAAGAGGCAGCGGCTAAGTTAATTAAACAGGCCGCTCCTCCTGTTTTTCCTCCAGAAGGACCTAACCCTGCTAGCGTTAATGCGCCTAAGCCCGCTCCTACTTCTGTAGACAAGGCTATAGCTTCTTCTAGAGTGCCTCCTACTTCTGGTCCTACTTCTGCCGACTTGGCTATTCAAGCCAATCGTAGACAGCAGGCTCTAGGAAGAGGGCAGCTTGTAACAGGTCTAAAACCCGGAGCCAGCATGGCTGCTCCGGATTACGCTACGGCCAGAGCTCTAGACGACTTAACTAGGTCTGAGAATGTAAGAAACAGCATGAGAGATGCTGGAAGCTATCTGGCTAACGCGGCTTCTGGCGCAGCTAACTTTGGAAGGTCAGCAATAGATAACGCTGCGACCATAAAGAAGCACGTGGAACACGCTAGCTCCAGTCCTCTAGGCTACTTAGCTTCTTTGGGGCAGAATAGCGGTTCTCCCATGCTAGACCGAATGGGAACAGCTTTGATTGACCCAGAGGCTTTTCAAAATCCTGTGGGCGTGGCTGCAGGTGGCAGAAGTATAATGCCAAATGAATACGCCAACTATCAGCAAGGCAGGGCTGCGCAAGGGCAGAGAAACATAGCATCCTCTAGACCATCCTCTGTCTTCCCTCCAGTTCAAACTCCTTTTAGCACGTCTCCATCGAAGCTAAACGTAGACATGCCAGGCGTAGCTAGAAACAAATAAGTTTATAAGAACAAGGAGAAGCCGTGATTGACACATTTAAGTTGATTATGGTTAAGGCCGCTTTAGCCAAACACATGATTAAAGCGGCTCAAGACTCAGGAACTCCAGCCACTCCGGCAACTCCGTCAACGGCTCCTCTAACCGACGTGTCTGGTAACACCATAGCTGGCCATCTTAGAAATGCCCAATCCAGTGCTACCGCGCACAGGGCTAGGCAAGACGCAGAAGTGGCACATATGGCCAGGATGAACCAAGACGCCTTGGCTTCTTTGCAAAACCATCTGAGGAGTAGCAGCCTTCCAGCTCCTACTCCTCCAGTTACTCCATCTGCCCTTCCTGGGTCAGTATCTCCCACAGTTCCAGGAATGACTCCAGCAGCGCCTAGCCCAGCTGTAAGTCCAGCTAGTCTTCCTGGAGCTATATCTGCTCCAACGCCCAGTAGGCCTGTAACCACTCCAAGCCGTCCTCCTTCGGCTGTAGCCCCTGCAGGCAATAGAGGCGTTCCAAACATGGTTCCTCCAACCATGAGCCCTCAGGAGATGGCTTCAGCAAACAACAAGGCTATGCTTAGCCAGAGCAGAAGAGCTCCTAGCTCAAATAAGAACTTGTCTCAGATGCTTACGGTCAATGCCGGAGGCACAACTCTTGAGCCTCAGCCCTTTCCTGAAGGCAGCTACGGGGCTTCTTTGAGCTATCACCCTCATAGGCAGATGTTTGAATCTTCTGCGCTTAAAAACTCTAAGATGCCTGACAAGTTTCAGGACAAAGATAACGATTTTATGATTCCTAACTTCTATGCTGGCGTCAGCGCTCCTGATCCAAGGAATAGGACTTACGCTAACAGAGTTCCTATGGCTCCAGCTCGGCAAGTATTCAATCAAATGTACGGACGGCCTTTGTCTAGCGACGAATACAACTGGGCTATGAGTCATTTTCTTGATAAGTTTGAAAAAGGTCATTCTGGGCCGATCGGCGCGGGAGCTAGATAATTTAAATACGGAGCTATCAATGCCTATCAATCCAATTTTGCTACAAGAAGTCAAAAGGGCTATGGCTCTGAAGAACGCTTTTGTTCCTCCTGGCGGTGGCGCTCCTCCTGGCGCTCCTCCCATGGACCAAGCCGCTGCCGGCGGAGCTCCTCCTATGGACCCAGCCATGATGGGAGCTGCTCCTCCAGGCGCTCCACCAATGGATCCTTCCATGATGGGCGGTGCTCCTCCTATGGATCCAGCAATGATGGCTGCCATGGGTGGCGGCGGAGCTCCTCCTATGGACCCAGCTATGATGGGCGGTGCTCCGCCTATGGATCCAGCGGCTATGGGCGGCGCTCCTCCAGCCCCTTCTCCTGATGACATAAAGAAAATGGTTACTGATGCCGTGCAGGCAGCTCTCGGCGGAGCTTCTCCTGACGGGGCAGCAAAGCCAAAGGCAAAAGGCGGCGGCAAGGTAGATCCCGCGCAGATGCTTGAGTACATGGAAAGGCAACAAAAGTTGCTAATCAATCTGTACGAAAGCCTAGGCCTAAATCTTCCTTACGACATTCTCGATAAGCCCGCACCAGAAGGCGAAGACGCTCAAGAGCCGGTTGTTCCTTCAAAAGAACAAGGAAGCGATGCCAGCGTTGGCGGCATTCCTCCTATCAAGCCAATTGATCCAATCGGCGGAAAGAAGGAAGCAAGCTTGAAAGACAAAACCGAAGCTGTTCGCTGCTTGATCAACGCAATGGGATTCAAACGATAAAGGGGAAGCTTTGAAGCTGGAATATCACAACGGTTTTCAATCTTCAGGAGAAGCAGAAGCTACTAGGCTGGTCATTCGCGATAGCTTTGGCCAGCCTATTATCGTTGTTCTTGAGCTAGCTCCTGGGACAATCACTTTGTACAAGGCCAAGAAAGGCGATAATGGTTTGTTTGATTCTATTCTCTCTAAACTTGGCATTAAATCAGACGTCGATGTCCAAGAGATCAATATCTGATGTCTATCAGAACTACTGTAGGTCAGCTGCTAGTTAACGAAGCTCTTCCTCAGAGCTATCGAGACTATAATCGTATTCTTGACGGTAAGACTGTTCAAAAAGTGATGCAGCAGATAGCTGAGAAGGATCCAGACAGCTACAGGGATGTGCTTAAGAAGTTATTTGACGTTGGTAGAGATGTAGCTTACAAGACCGGAGGATTCTCTTTCGGACTTGATTCTCTAAGGACGTCAGTATCAGGCAAGGAAGCTGCTTTAGAAATAAAGAAAAGAATACAAGCCATACAGGCAAGAAACCTTCCAGAGAAAGAAAAGAACGACGAGATTGTCAAAACTGTTCTTAGTTATCAGAAGCCTCTAGAAGACGCCATTCTTAACGAGTCCAAAGCTGAGCACAGCCCTTTGGCTCTGCAGGTTTTGTCTGGTTCAAGAGGCAAGCCTTCAAACCTTAAGTCTTTGAGAGGCGGAGACTTACTGTACACAGACCACAGAGACAGGCCTATTCCTATTCCAGTTTTGAACTCTTTCTCCAAAGGCCTAACTCCAGCAGAGTATTTTGCTGGAAGCTTCGGAGCCAGAAAGGGAGTTGTTGATACCAAGTTCTCTGTTCAACACTCTGGGTTCTTTTCCAAACAGCTAAACCAGTTAGGGCACAGGCTCATAGTCACAGCCAGAGACGCTGAAGATCCTGGGCATACGGACAGCAGAGGAATGCCTGTTGATGTTGACGATTCTGACAACGAAGGATCACTTCTGTCTGTTCCAGTAGGCGGCTATAAGAAAAACACGCTGATAACTCCAAAGGTCATGAAAGACCTTCTCAGCCGTGGAATAACCAAGATGGTAGTCAGAAGTCCTGTAGCCACAGGAGCTCCTGACGGAGGCTTGTATGCAAGAGATGTTGGAGTTCGTGAGCGTGGCGGTTTACCTGCTGTTGGGGACTTTGTGGGCATTGCAGCGGTGCAAGCACTCAGCGAACCAATCTCACAAGGAACCCTGAGCTCAAAACACAGCGGCGGAGTTGCTGGCGGTAAGTCCATATCAGGCTTCAAGCAGCTAAATCAGTTGATTCAAAGTCCCAAGCAGTCTCCTTACTGGGCAACTCATGCTCAAGTAGATGGAAAAATAGAATCTGTTCGCGAAGCTCCTAGCGGCGGGCAGTTCATATTTATCAAACAAGTTCCTCACTACATAAATCCAGAAGCCGGGATGAAGTTCAAAATAGGAGATGAGGTAGAAGCTGGAGATGTGCTTAGTGACGGCCTTCCAAACCCTGCTGAATTTGTAAAGTTCAAGGGAATAGGCGAAGGAAGAAGGCAGTTTGTTCTAAGTTTTAGAGACGCAATGAAAGAAGCTGGGCTGGGCGCGCATAGAAGAAATATTGAAATGCTATCTAGAGGGCTTATCAACCACGTCAGGCTAAATGACGAGTTGGAAGAGTTCATGCCTGACGACATTATTCCTTACGATCTATTTGAGAAAACTTTTCAGCCAAGGCCAGGACACCAGAAACTTTCAACAAAATCGGCAAAAGGTAAGTACCTGGAAAGGCCTGTCCTTCACTACACGATAGGAACCAGGGTAACTCCTAAAGTTATAAACACACTATCTGATTTCGGAATTAATGAAGTGATAGCTCACCATGAGCCTCCTCCAATAGAGCCTCACTTCTTGCGAGGTTTGGATAACCTGCAGTATGATCCAGACTGGATGACAAGAATGCTTGGGTCAAATCTTCAAAAGGGTTTATTGAAGGGCACGTGGAGTGGAGCTATCTCTGACGAGACTGGTACTTCGTTCGTGCCTTCTTTGGCTAAGTCTGTCGGTTTTGGCAGTACAGGCAAGATAAAAGGATACGACCCAAAAGGTGTGATAAAGCCAACTGATAACGGTGGTGTACTATGAGCCTTGAAGATACAGAAAAGTCCGCATCACCAGCTTGGCAGCGTTCTGAAGGCAAGAACCCAGAAGGCGGTCTGAACGAGAAAGGCCGTAAGAGCCTAAAAGCCCAAGGCCATGACATAAAAAGGCCTCAGCCAGAAGGAGGTCCAAGAAAAGATAGCTTCTGCGCCAGAATGAAAGGCATGAAGTCCAAGCTAACTTCAAAAGCTACGGCAAACGACCCAGATAGCCGAATAAACAAGTCTCTTCGTAAATGGAAGTGTGGCAGCGCTCATGAAAAACTAGCCGAGATACTACAGTCTCTTAGTAAGCGAGCTGAGACAGAAAATCAGAAAGAAGCAGGCGGAAAACCAGGCCTCTGGGCAAACATTCACGCCAAGAAAGAGCGTGGAGAAGCTCCAGCAAAGCCTGGAGAGAAAGGATACCCAACAGCAAAGAACTGGAAGAAAGTAACTAGAGAGTCAGAGAAAAAGGCGGAGCTGCCTGATTTAAATAAAAATAGACTTAATGAGCTTGAAAACTGGCAACTTAATGCAGAAGCAAATGATTTGTTGGCTAATCAGGCAAATCGTGAAGAGCTAGAAAATCTTCAATTTGAAGATGCAGAAGGTAAAGAGTACCTCGACATTGGGCAATCACCCAGCAGGACCGCTAAAAAAAAGAAAAGACCCTCGACAGCCTCATTTCCGACTGCCGGTTTGCTGGGATCTGCCCTGCTAGGTGGTGCTGGTGCCGCTGGAATATACGGCGGTACGAAACTCAGGCAACTAGGGAATCTGACCCTTGAGGACGTTCAGAATCAGATAGACTTGGCTTCTGCTAGAGCCGAGTTGCGCGGAAACCTACCAAAAGATGAAAGACCAGGATGGTTTGGCATTCTTTCAAGCTCTCTAAGAGGCGGAGCTACGCCAGAAGAGAAAGCTGTCATAGAGAGAATGAAAAGAGAGCATGATGCTAAGCAAGACGCCATACAGGTAATGCCTAATTTCAAACTTAGGGATTTAAACCCAGGTAGAACAAAAGGGTTTGGAGCCGGATCAGAAGCTGTAAAAGATTTGTTCAGCGCACCAGACAAGCTTACAGCCCAGCTTGCATATATCAGAGAAGCCAATAACCTATTGCCGACAATAGCTTATGGCAACACAAAAGCCTTAGACATAATGAACTGGATGCGTAGCCCGCGTAATGAAAACTGGGTTGGGCCGCTTATGAATGTTGGAGGACCTCCTCCAAGGCCAGGAACAGAGGGATCAGAGTACAGAAAGAACTCAAAAGGTGAATGGGAGAGAATTCCTGGCACCAACTATCTAGGTAGAAGAGATTTTGACGAAAGATTCCGGGATATAGAAACAAAGAAAGACTTTGCTGTACAAGAACTAGCTAAGGCTAGGGGCATAACTCCAGAAGCTGCCTCCGCTTTTCTTGAACCTTTGTTCAAAGATGTAAACAAGCCAGGCAGCGCAGAGCTGAACACTCAGAGAAAGAATATTCTTGAAGCTCTACGCGCTCAGGGAGTTCAAACTCACGGACAGCCCAAGCTAGAGACAAGAGAAGGAGTTCCTCAGCCAGAAGGCGGGCATTATTCTCACTACAACTATTACGCTAAAGACCCGTCTTCAGCTTTTATGCAGCAAACTGTAGAAGGAGTTAACCCTCTTGAAGACTTGATCAAAAGAATAGCCACAGTAGAGATTAAATCTCGAGCTGGCATGAATAGAAAGCCTACTTATCCCCAGCCTGACTTTGATAAGAATATTTCGCCTGAGGATAAGTACAAGAAAGACTGGATTGAAGAACTTACCGGCATCATAGCTCCGCAGGCAGAGCTAAAGAGCACAGACAAGCCAGAAGAAGAAGCTACACTCGGCGGATACTTGGCTCACGCCAACCCCATGCGATTCTTCTCAAAAGATACCAAGTACAACAGGCTTCAGAGCAAAGCCACAGCTGAAAAACTGTTTGATTTGATCAGCAAGCGCAAAGCCAGTCTTTCGGATGCAGAAAGACAAGACATAGAATCGGCTTTTGCGCAGTCAGCCGCTACTCCAGAAGCCGCCTCAAAGCAAAACGCAGCTATGCAAAGGCTTCTAGGATACGGATCTGGGCGTCAGGGCGTCGTGGACACCATGAGCAGGATGCATCAGATAGTGCAGGATGTACAGAAAGCCCATCCAACTCCAGACAGGGAACAATCCAAGCTTATTTACGAAGCTCTGACAAAAGATCCGACAACGGCTGCCGCTGCTCACGCCATGTCAGCTGCTCAGCCTCACCAGGGGGTTAACCCTGCGACAATCGGGCCTTTGTACATGGGTATAGTCAAGGCTCTTGAGCAGCCTGGCAATATTACTGCCACTTCTCACAAGGTTGCTCCATGGGTTCAAGGCTTGGGCGCAACAGCCGCTCTTGGCGGCGGTGCTTACGGTATATATAAGCTATATGACTATTTAACTAAGTTAAAAGAAGATAGGCGTAAGAAAAAGGAAGATGCTGACGAAGAGCTAGCATAAAGGTAACAGTTACGATAGTATTTATTTCAAGACCCACACCGAGGTGTATCATGAGCAATTTGACAGAGCTTAGCCTGAAAGCCGCCGCACTAAAGAAATTGGCTGCCGAAGGAGATCTATCCACGATAGTAGATCCAAAAGAGATAAGTACCTCTAACCTAGACCCGACTGTCGCTTCAGCAATTGCTGGCGGCGTTCCTGGACTGGCTTTGGGCGGTCTAGGCGGTCTAGCGCTATCAAAGAAGAACCGTTTACGTAATGCTCTTCTGTATGGGCTACTTGGCGGCACTGCGGGCGCGGGCCTTTTAGGCGGAGCCACAGAATTGTCGATGATGGGGCAAGAGCCTACAGAAGCAGATCTAAAAAAATATCAAGAGGCTCTTGAACAAGGTGGGCTTTCTCCTGAACAAATATCTGAGCTACCAGGTCTTCTAGAACAACAGAAAAGCAGGCACGCTGCTGCTGCCCGAGGAGCAAAAGGCTTAGGCGGTTACCTAGGCTATGCGACAAGAGTTCCAGGGCAGTTTGCAGATTCCAGCTACGGAAAAGGAAAAGAATTAGCAACTCAGGGATTGAGCAAAATTCAAGAACTTGGGTCTAAAGCTTTAGATAACGCAAAAGCTAATTTTAAAGAAGTAAAGCGTAGGGGTACAAACGTAGGTAACGCAATAGCCGGAGGAGATGTTTCTTCTCCAGCTAAACCACCTGCGGCTGAAGCTCCCAAGCCTGAAGCAGCCAAGCCTAAAGAAGATACTTCAAAGGCTCAGACTAAAAACACTGAAAGTGGAAAGTCTGAGTTTAAAACAACTACGGCTAGCGTAAAAGAAAGCCTAGACAGGAAGTACAGAGTAATAAGGATGCTCAACACCCTCAAGCAAGCCGCTTCTTCTTGCGGGTCAGAGGGTATGAACTACAAGGATAAGAGCTCAAAGAAGCCTTATTCCAAGATCGATGTGATGGACAATCTTCCAAAGAAGAAGTAATCACAGATGAATCAATACTCCAAGCTAATAGCGCTCTTCTCAGAGATTGGGAAGAGCGCGGAGATGAAGCCTGAGGTAATTCCTCAGGCTCATCAGCTTAGAGTCGCTAAGAAATTAGTTACAAAAAGTCCTAAGATGTTGGTCTACCACGGCTTAGGAACCGGCAAAACTTTAGCTTCAATACTTGCAGCCGAAGCCGCCAAAAAGAAATTCGGTGACGATTACGGCGTAATAGCCCCAGCAAGCCTAAGAGAAAACTTCCAGAAAGAAGTAGACAGATTCACCACCGGTAGCGAGCCTGAAATACTCTCTTACACAGGCGCGGCTTTAGGCAAAAAGTTCAAACAGCCTCCTAAAACAATAATCGTAGATGAAGCGCATAGGCTCAGAAGCCCAACTTCAGCCGCAACTGAGGCTATAGCCAGAGCCGCTAATAGAGCCAATCAGCTGATGCTCTTGTCTGGGTCTCCAATAGTCAACGAACCATCTGATTTGGCTACTCCGCTATCAATGCTTACCGGTTTCAAGATAGATCCTGAAGATTTCAACAAAGCTTTTATACGAAAGAAAAGAGTAGACCCAGGTTTCTTCGCCAAACTTAGAGGCATCATGCCAGGCGAAAGAGAAACAATAAGAAACGAACACATACTTCGTAAGCTTCTTGAAAATAAAGTTGATTACCAGCCAGGAAAGCTTCCAGAAGGCGTCAGCATAAACGAGCAGCTAATAAAAGTTCCTCTAACTCAAGAACAGCAAAGAATTCAAAGCGCTATCAGGGAAAAGATTCCTCTTAAGTTTTTATGGAAACTAGACAGAGAGTTTCCCCTATCTGCAGAAGAGTCAAAGAGGCTGAACAGCTTCATGACAGGTCTTAGACAAGTAGGTCTGTCTACTTCGCCGTTTAGAGCAGACAAGAATCTTATAAAGTCTTTCCAGCAGTCAGGTAAGTTGACTGAAGCTTTAAAAAACTTAAAACAAGTTCTACAAGAAGATAAGCGTAAAAAAGCTTTGATATACTCTAACTATATAGGCGCAGGATTAGACCCATACGCTGCGGCTCTAGCCAAAGAGAAAATTCCTTACGGGTTTTTCCATGGAGGAGTAAAGGAAAGAGAGCGTAAGAAAGCCGTAGATGCTTACAACGCTGGTAAATTAAGAGCTTTATTGATTGGTCCCGCTGGAGCAGAAGGTTTAAGCACCAAGGGCACCAGTCTTATACAAATACTTGACCCTCACTTCCATGAGTCGAGAACTCAACAGGCTAAAGGAAGAGGCCTAAGGTTCGATTCTCACGTAGGTTTACCTGAAGAGCTGAAAGACGTTATTATACAAAAGTATATAAGTCAGGCTGAAGAGCCCAGCTTCTTCTCTAAAATGCTTGGAGCTAAAAAATATAGAACTGGCGATGAGATAATAGAAGGAATAGCTAGAGAAAAGGAAGACCTGAACAACAAGTTCAGAGAAATCCTAAAACAAGTTGGAAGCCATCATTCTTAAGGTGAGACATGCGGATAGCACAGCTATTAGCTCAAAAGGCTGCAATTAGCTTTGTAAAGTCTGCCTTACAGCAACCAGCTGGCGGCAATCCAATGCTGGACGCTGCAAATCAAACAGCTAAACCAATTCAAAAGCCTACAGCTCCGGCGGCTCCAGCTCAGCCGCAACAGCCAGCTCAGCCAAAGTATACTCCGCCTCCAGGAACACCTCCTTGGGCTTTGAGTAATTACATGAATCCAGAAAATGCCTACGGGTTGGTAGCTAGTCTAGGTTCTCCAATATTTAAAGCTGTAGGTTCTGTTGGAGGCTTGGCTGGAGTTGGAGCTTTAGCTAATCTGGCGCTTAGAGGCGGAGAAGACGCTAAGTCTTTAGGCGGTCCAGCTTATGAAAACTTAGCTAACAATATAAGTGGTCAATTTAACAAAATTAAAACAGATATGACTAATAAATACATTGCTAACAACTATGTTCAACCAGCCTTCAATCAAGCCAAAGGTTATATTAGCAACTGGTGGCACGGCCAAAAGCCTGGTAAATAGCATTGTAATTGATTCATTTTAGACAACGTGACATAATTTCGATAGCAGCAGCCAGAGAGGTGTCTCATGTCGATGTCTAGCAAGACTCTACAGCATCTAAAAGAATGCCGTTCACTAATGCGCGAATACCTTGCCGGTTGGGGCAGCGAAAAGTCTGCAGCTCTTGGCGGCGACGGTAACGATACGCAGTTTGAGCAAGCTTTTAGCAACTTGGCTCATGCGTTCATCAAGGACAAAGCACCTTCGTTGCTTGATTACGAAGTTGGCTTCCAGCTGATGGACAGAAATGACGACAACACTAAAGCCGTTGGCGTATTTGGATTTAAGATTGGTTCTCAGTGGCTATACTGCCCAGTCTTCTTTCTAAACGGCGATCTAAAGGGAACGGAGCTTCTGTATATCAAAGATCAGGATCAGTTCGTTCCTCTAAAGGAAAACTGGCTGAACTATATTCTTCGCCGCAAGCCTATGAGCCTTGGCAGCGAGACAAACAGAAACCTTCAGGCTCTAGGCGTTCTATCTCCAGACCTGCAGGCATTTTCAAGGCCTCCAGCCAAGTTTGCTTCTGACAATCGTGGAAGCATGTTGGACGGAAAGATTGCTTTTGCCCATTTTGCCACCAGCAATCCTCTGAATGACAGCAAGTACGAAGGTATAAAAGACTTGCCTGGCTTTTTGAAGGCTGCCGGAAAAGAAACGGTACTGGCCCTTCTAGACGGCATGGAAAAGTATCCAGCCATCATGGACTCTATCGGCAAGTTTTATAAAAGCAGCGAGCTAAAAGAAGCTGTCAAGGAAGCCGCCGATCATTCAAACAATACTGGACTTGTTTCTATAGATGCAGTCAATAAGGCGCGTGCTAATCAGGCTGCCAGCTTAGTAGGAGCTAGCTCCGCAGGCCCTCTAGGAGCTTTAACTAGCTCTGTCGCTAACCCATTGACTGGACCAAAACAACCTAAGGCAGTTAATCAGCCAAAGGCTGAAGAGCCAAAAGTTGCTCCTCCGCCGCCCGCAAAAAAACAAGAAAACTGGTACGACCCTATCGTATCTGGCTACAACGCTGTAGAAGATTACGCTGGAGTTATCCCAGGTCTGAACTACATACCTCAAGGATTTAGAATTCCAGCCGTAGGTCTAGGCCTAGGCGGAGCTTACGCTCTTTACAACGCGCTTACTTCCAAAAGGCGTCGTAGAGACGATGACGACGAATACTACAAGGAAGGAGCAGCCAAGAAAGGTCCTTTCCAGGAAATGATGGAAAGTATCGATAAGAAAAAGAAGCCAAAGCAGAAGTCTCCAACTGCCGGCAAGGGAGTTCTTGAAGCCAAGAATGGCGACATGACCAAGAAGGCAGGCACTGTAGCTGTACTTACTATGAAGACCGTGGTGCAGCGCGGTGTGGCTTTTGAGCCTACTGACAAGGAAAAAGAAAAAATCTTGTCTGAAGGATTCTCGATCCGTGACGAAAGGCCAGAGACCGGAATAGCTTACGAGGTTCAAACGCCTCTGAAGCTAACCAATCCTCCTCAAACTGGCGTTTATGACATACTTTGCCGCCCATCTTCTTTCTGCAAGTCTTTGGTTATCCACGGACCAGTAGGTCCTAAGGGAACAGCCAACTTTGCTACCATCGTAGACCTAGACGATGAAAAGAAGTCATGGACAAACATTCACGCTGGTCATCTCTGGTCTCGTGAAAGAGAGACTCAGGAAGACGATTGCGTTAAATTGTGCGAAAGTCTTCCAGAAGCCAAGCCATCTGCCCTAAAGGAAGACGGCTGCTACATAATCTTCTGCCATGGAAGGGAAGGAACGCTTCCTTTCAGGGTTGTGGAGAAACTTGAAGAAGACGACGCTGGCGCTTCTTTCAAAGTCCACTTTATGGACTACGCCTCAACAGATCGTCCTGGCTATCTTCCAAAGATGGAAGGAAACAAGGACAGCTATTGGGGTTATGGACGCGACGGTCACAATATTGGCTGGGGTTGCGGATGCTCATCCATCCTACACCTGACCAATAAGACCGGCGGTCGGCTCAGGAACATGAACAACGAAGTTTATGTTCCTGAGGGCTTTAAGGTAATCAAGCTAGAAGAGCCTGGAGACCATCACGCTGACCGTAGCGAGAAGTCTCCAGTAGCCTATGGCAATCTTCTTGACCTTCAGAAGGCCATCTACGAAAAGACAGCTTCTCTTAACGTCAAGCATAACGGAACGGAAGTTCTTGTTAATGACGTAAGGCTTACACCAAAGACAGCAGTCATTCACCTTGTTCGCGACTGGTCTCTAAGGGAAAAGCAGGCAAGAGCCATAATTGAAAAGGCGGCTGCCAAAAAGTCTGTGGACTTTGTGGTATCTCCTCCTGAGTGGCTTGAAACCTTAGTAAAGGAAGCTGCTCCTGGAGATCCTATCGATCCAAGAATGGGCGGAACAACCAGCGTTCCTCCTTTCCCCTCTCCTCCTTCAGGCCTAGAGCAGACAATGTTGGGCAGCGTTCAGTCGCTGTATCCCCAGCAAGAAGCTCTGCCTGTCATGCCGTCTTCCAGCCAGCTGGTTGGTAACGAACAGCTTTATGACCCAAGGCTTCCTGACCCCAAGACTATGGCTATCGGCTACAACGCCGCACAGTCTGGGCAAAAAGAAGTGTTTGATACTGCTATGATGGGTTCACTTCTTAAAAACGTAAGAAGTGATAGCATGATAGATCAGCACCTCGGTGATCTGATGAAGGGCCTGGACAGAATTGGCAGAATTATGTTCTCCTTCTACTGGCACGGAGACGAGATGCAAGATCGCTACGGAAAGAAAGACATGCCTGAGTTGGAAGAATCTCTCAGGAATGCTTTTGAAGCCGTAGGGGATGTGGTCTTGTTCCTCAAGCAAAAGACTGTTGAGCCATTCCCTGACGAAGGGTTCAGCGCAGACCTGTCAGATACAGCCGATTGATTAGGAGCTAACGATGCGTATATACGAACGTAGGGTCTGCAGCCTAAGTGCGCCATGCGGGCAAACAACCTGCTGGCAGATAGGCTTTCCTCCAGAAGCTCAGATAAAGAGGTTGTTGGTCAAGCAGACTGGAGGATCGACGGCTAACTTTACAGTAACCGTCTATAACTCTCTGGCCGCTTGTCAGCCTAACTCATCTTCTATTGGAGATTCTGACGGACCTTCAGGTCCAGCCAAGTGCATAGCTTCTCCAGACATGTATGTGGTATTTCCTCCAACTGCCGGAACAGCCGGAGAGCTTATGGAAATATCAGACAACTTTGGACGCGCATTCCGTAACCAAGACGGAACATACACATTGCCAGTTAAGAAAATTTATGTCCAAATCACTCCTGTAGGCAGCGGTGACGCTACCTGGGATTTGGTAATCGGTGGTGATGTGGACGTAGGCTGATGCTTGAACTCGTAAAGGAAAGCTTTCTAAGAGCGCCAGACTGGCGTTGGAAGAGAGCTACCCACTGCAGAGAAAAAAGAAAAAGGCTAAAGCCAGCAGACTCGGATTCTTTTCTAGTTGAGGCTTTGCGGTTTTCTAACGAGTACTTTGCCAGAAGAGAATCGGACACGTTTGACGAGCTTGATATATACGAAGATTATCCTTTGATGCATCAAGCTTATACTTTGTATTCAAAAGATGGGGCTTCTGATCTTAGATGGGAAGTAGAAGCCAGGCTTCTAAGCGGGCAGACAGACGAGGAAATAGCTAAGCTGACTTCTGCCAGCCCTGAAGTTATAGACCTTTACGAAAAAGTATTTTTCAACGTGAGGGACAGGCTAGATAGCTCCAGCTACATAATCCAGGTGGTGATGGGCAGATCCATACACCAAGGGGTTTCTGACAGAGACTATGACCTTATCTGGAAGATGTATGGCTATCACGGCGGTCCTGACATTTTGAGCGCGTTCATAAACAGAACAGGATTAGTAGGTCTAGGGCGTAATCCAATATCCAAAGATGATATTAAAGGAATTTTGGACGACGCTCACGGTTTGGTTAATTCGGTGAGAGCCGCAGTTGCCAACATAGTTGAACCAATAAACGGATTTACTGCCCACAACATAAAGAGTATCGCGCTTGAATATAAGAAGGCAGAGCTGGCTAGCGCGGCACCTGGATCAGAAGGTTTAGTAGGTAAAAAGCTTACTGAGGTTATGCTTAGTTTGCCTTGGTCAAGCGGTAACGGTACGATAAAGCATCCTGTACTTGATTGCATGAAAGATATGGATGGCTGGTCTGCTGAACCGAGGATTAGAGAAATAGGGTTAATTTTAAACGGCGGGGTAACTGAAGAACCTATTCAAGAGATGCGCTTGCCTGAGCCGGAGGGTGATAATGGCCATAAATAGGCTTAGCAAAGAAGCTGAGCGAAACATAACTGAAGCACTTGAGAAAGTAGCTGAGATGGTTGCGGACGGATCGCATCCAGACGAAGCTATTGTAAAAGTGGCTTCTGAAAGGTCTCTACCCGCTGGACACGTTAACCTTATGGTTAACGCGTTCAATACAGGCAGAGCCGAAACTCAAAGAAAAATAGGCGGCGATATATTCGAAAAAGCCGCTGAGTTTGATTTAGCCGACGCTGAAAACATTCTTGGGAAAATGTTTCCCAAGTCTGTAAAGACGGCTAGTCAAATTCATACCGAGACAGCGGTGTCAGAAGAATATTCTGCTCCGCCTACTTGGTACAAGAGACACGTGAAAGCGGCAGCCGCAAAACTTGAGCTGCCACCTCTTGTGACAAAAGCCGGTAAAGCTATCACTGGCGTTGAGCCTCTTCCCACAGATCCTGTGGAAGCTATGAAGAAAGCTCACTGCCGAATGCTAGACGCAGCCAGAGAGTTGGATAACCAAAGAGGTGTAGCTTCCGCCGCACACGACAAGCTTGTTGGATCTATAACAAAGCTTGGCGAATACTTTAGAAAAACTGACTGCGAGCCTTTCCTTGGCGTAAAAGGCAACATGACCAGGATCTTCGGCAAGAAAGCTGAAGCCCTGTTCTCGATACTTGAGAAAAGAAACAGGTCTTTGACCAAGCAAGCCGGATCAGGAAAAGAATTCTTTTCTTTGGTCGAATTCTCCAAGCAGCCTTACAGCCTAGTAAAAGAATGCTTGGAAAACGCAGAAGACTATTTGAAAAAGCAGGCTTCTTTTGAAGAATTTCAAAAGAAAGCTTCTGCCTTGTCGGAGGAAACCCTCCTCCCTTTTGTCGTACCCCAGGACCAAGCAACGAGCCTTGGGGTCCTGGGGTCGTTTGAAAAGAAGTCTAATCTAGGAGCTCTTGCCGCAGGTTATATTCTTTCTCCTGCGGCAGGGGCTACAGCGGCTGGCAAAGAGCTGGCTATGTCTACGTCTGTGCCTAGCACAGCAGACGCCAGACTAAGCTGGGCCAAGAGAACATCAGATCCAATACAGGCAGCGACACTTCGCAACATAGAAGCTCAGTCGATGCTTACAGATCTGATGGCAAACGACGATGTGATAAGCACTTATGATCCTGACGCAGTTCTGGATCACTACAACCAAATTAGCGAGTTGGCTCCAAGGGCTTCAACTCAAGAGTCTTTAGTGCGGTCAATACTTAGAAAAAGGCTAGCTTCTGGTAATAACGTAGACCCTTACGAAATAGACCAGCTGCTAAGTATTGAGTCTAAGCTTAAGGACCGCGATACCGACTCTTCCTTACAGAGAAAAGTCGAAGGGTCTCCTACGCTTGGAGTTATCTGATGGAAGTAAAGCAAGCGGTAGAAGCTCTTTTTGAAAAGAAAGCTTTTGCTGAAAAATCTAACACTTTGGAGAAAGCCGGAGTTTATCCAGACTGGGCTGACGGTGTTAGAACTTCCGCCGCTGCTTATTATGAAAAAATTGGTTTAACAAAAGAAGCAGAAGACAACAAGCCTGCAGCAAAAAGCAGTGTATTGCCAGGAGCTCTTCTTGGACTGGGAGCAGGCGCTTTGGGCGGCGGTTTGCTGGGACTTAGCCGGCATAAGAAAAAGAAAATGCGGGCTATTTCTGACGCCGCCTTGTTCGGGCTTCTTGGCTCAGCTCTAGGTGCCGGCGGCGGAGCTTTGTATGACAGGTCTTCAGAATCTGCTGAAGAGCTAAAAAGGAAAGCAGAAGAAAATATTTTACCTTCTGCTAGACCAGCTAATAGCTCAATAGCTAGAGACACAGCAACAATAGCTAGAGATGTTTCAAGGGATACAAACATAATTAATAACTTTTTTAGAGCAAGGTTGGCTCCAACCGCAGCTTTAGGTTCTGCCTTGTTTGGAGGCGCTGCGACCATTGGTGAAGGTGTTGAAGGTTTCAACAGAGGCCAGGCTAACATGAAATACATGTTTAGGCCTGACTTTCAGAAAAACTTACAGGCTTTTTGGCCCGCGCTTAAAAACGCTCTTCCAGCCACTAGTGCAATACCAAACAACCCTAATACTGAAGCAAACTTTAATAAAGGAATAAAAGAATTTGTTTCATACATGGAATCCCCGTCTAGCGGTTTTAGAAAATTTATAACAGACCCTAAACAAATGAAAAAATTGGTTGAAGATCCAAGAACAGCGCTGGGCGGTTCGCCATTATCTGAATTCTTTGAAAGTATGGATCAAACTCAAAGACAAAGTTTTGTAAAAAGCTTATCAGAAGTAGGCTCTGGAGAAAGGGAGGGTTTAGTAAAAAGCTATCTTAAAGCTCCAAGCCCTAAAATAAACGCAGGATCATTATTACGGCTACCTCAAACTGTAGGAGAGTACGTTGCTTATGGCGGACGAGCTCCTACACACAAACAAAGGTTAGTAGACTCAAAAGCCACTCAGCCGTCGTCTTCGCACGTGTCTGAGCCTTTAATTACAAGATTAACTAGAAATGCTGGAAGCAAAGCTGGGCTAATAGGTCTAACCCTAGCTGGAACAACTGCTGTTAATCCCAGCCTGGTTGACGCTAGTCCAGATCAAGAAAGAATGCGGCAATTGCATAATTTATTGAATATTTATAAAGGTAGAACCGAGGCAGAGCTGGCTAGTGGGGAAATAACGCCTGAAAAAGCTAAAGAGCAGGGAAGTTTCTTGCAAAATATTCTTGAACAAAACCCTAAACAAGACTGGTATGGTCTTTACACCAAGCCTTTAAGCAGAGACAAGCTGGAAGCCATAGTTGGCGACATACAGAGAGCCACAACTAAAGGCGGATTCCCACTTTTTGACGAATAAGAGGATGCCATGATAAAGATAACTTCTCCAGACTCCCAAGACTTTGGCGTACCAGCTGTAGAGATGGTAAAGCAATCAAGTCGCGGGCTTCGCGGCGACGATCTTAAGTCATTTATAAAAAGAGCTGGGCATGAATTCGCTGATAAACTTCGCGATGTCAACGTCGCGCCAGGTGAGCAGCTCGTTCACCTTATTGCTATTGGAGCTACGGAGTCATACGGTCCAAACCGTAACGGAGACGGTTTCAAGTCTGCGACTTGCCGCAAATACCATCCTACGTTCGTCAAACACGCTAGGTGGTACCGCAACCACCAAAATAAAGATGAAGCGAAAAGTTATGGCATTATCAAAATGTCGGCGTTCAACGAGGCGATGAAGCGTATTGAGCTGCTTGTAGCGCTTAACGGCACTAAAGAAGCAGCTGACCGCAACAAAGGCCTGGTTGCTGACAAGGAAATGCAAAAAATAGCCTCCGGTTCAAATGACTGGGGCGTTTCCATGGCTTGTAGGGTTCCTTTTGACGTTTGCAGCGGTTGTGGCAACAAAGCCGCTAACAGGTCTACTTACTGCACAGAAAGAAACTGTAAGTACGGCGGATGCTATAACAACCTGACAAAAGTGGCCGCTGATGGTCATGTACTGCATGTGGACAACCCTGACCCTACTTGGTTTGATATTTCTGACGTTTATCGACCCGCCGACAGAATTGCTTACGTTTTTGGCCACATGAAGGCGGCTAACGCCAGTCAAGTGGCTGGAGGAGCTCTTTTAGCTGAAGAAATGGGTGTGACAGCTCCTTTCAGGCTGTGTTTTGAAAATATGCCTGAAAGGTCAGCTTCTTTGCTCAAACTTGCCTACGAACTTGCAGAAATGGAAAGTTCTCTAGAAAACGGCAAGTTTGGAGTGTCTCAGAAGGACTCAACCATTCTTGACGATAAGAAAACGGCTTTGACCGACGTTCCTATGGGAAAAATGGCCGGAGTGCAGATTTGGAGGGCTTTGAGCCGCGAAAAAGTGGCTTTGAGCGTAAAAGACTGGCTAGACCTGGTAGGAAAAGACTCAAACAGCATAATTTTGAAGTCTGCGTCCTATAAAGACGTAGAAGCAAGGCTTCCAGGCGTTTTTTCTAGACTTATAAGTGATTCTGCAAGTTTTGAGCAGTGTTTGGAAGAAAGAACTTGTGACCCGTCTATGGCTTTCCCAAGCGAAAAGATTCAGCAATGGGCTCACAAGGTAGCAGTTTCAAAGTCGATAAGACCTAATTTGTTTGAAAAGCGTATTTTCAAGCAAGTTTTGTCTGGAAATACTAAGCAAGCAAGTTTTAGAGCTAGAAATTCTGAACTGGTTAAAACAGCAGCTACAGACGATAGCGAACAACTAGCTAGACGTTATGCTGCTTACCAGCTATATTTCTTAAATGAGCTCAAGAGCGAACCGAATTTCAGTTGGTATAAGGAGCACGCCGTACGCTCCAATTACCTATCTTGAAATCTGCAAGATTTACTCTTGCAGACTTAGTGCGTGATTTGGATAATTTTAAATAGAGGGTATACATTACCGAACGGCGGGTTTGTATCCATTAGCGAGGAGTCCTGAAATGGCTTTATTTGACGAGCTAAGGTCTTTCTTGGCCGAAGTAGAAGGACAGCAGGAGAAGGCTGCAGCTAGCAAAAAGAAAGCTGAAGCTAACACCGAAGCTGGTAGCTACGAAGGCGGAACCAGCCATCCTGTTAAGAGCGTGGACGATCAAACCGCCGACGCTCACGAAGGCACTCGTTCTTCTGAGAACACCGCCGACGTAAAAGCACAGGTTCCTGGCGGCGGCGTTGATTCCGCTACCGACTCAACACCAGACCAAGAAGACCAGCAGTTTGATGTTGGTCTAAAGTCTACTTCGACTGGCGAAGACCCAGCCCACGAAGACGACTACAAGGGTGAAAAGGAAGACCCAGGCACAAGCCATCCAGCCAAGACCGAAGACGGCGAGAAGTACAGCTCAATGAACTTCTCAAAGCTAAAGTCTTTGACTGAGAAGAAGGCTAACGCTCTTATTGCTGACATTTCAGTTGCTTTGACCAAGCAATCTGAATTAGTTGGCGATCAGCATAAGATTGACGCTAACAAGAACGGCAAAATTGATTCTGCCGACTTTCCCCTCTTAAAAAAAAAGAAAGGGGTAACGGAACAAAAAGAAACTAAGGAAGAAGCGGCTAAGACTGCAGCAGCTGTAGGTTACGACCAAGCTGTTCAAGCAGGCCAGCCTGCCGAAGCCAACGAAGCCGAGATTGAAGAGTTCTTCAAGACCGCTTCAGAAAATATCATCAGAGGGGCTCTTCAAGCCGCTGATTTGACTGGTGCTTATGTAGCTGAGTTTAATCGCCAGCTAGTAAAGAGCGCAGAAGAATCAGAAAAGCACGAAGCTGCGGAGAGCCCCGCTGAGGAGACTGCTGAGCACGCTCCAGGCGGCGAAGAGTCTCACGAAGCCGGCGGTGACCTTGGTCTAACTGATGCCGACATGGCCGCTATGGCCGGTGGGCTAGGCGAAGAAGCAGGTCCCGAAGCCGGTTCTGCCGAAGTTCCTGGTGGTGACCAAGCAGCTGTAGATGAACTCTTGTCAGCTTTGGCTGAAATGGGTGTAAGCCCAGAAGAGATCATGCAAGCGGCTGCTGGCGGCGAAGGTGCAGGGGCTATGCCTCCTGAAATGGGCGCTGCTCCAAAGATGGCTTCTGACAAGTCCAATAACCAAATTGTGACTTTGATGAAAGCCGCCAAAGCCAGGCAGAAAAGCGGCAAATTCAGAATCTCTGATGCTAAGACTGCTGGACAACGGCAACTTCGCGAAGAGATCAAGAAATGCATCGCTGACATCGTTGGTTGATACGAAACTAGGAGGTAATCATGAGCAATCTTCTTGCAGTAGTTGATTATGTCGAGTGCAGCGCCGCTGCTCTTGACGCAGCCGATAAGCTGATCAAGCAGAGCGAAGCTGCCACTAAGAAGGCATCTGAGCTCATCCCCGCCGTGGTCGACGCCCTAGTCGCCCATGAGAGGATTGATCCCAAAGATCGCGAAAAGTGCGCTGCCCTTCTAAAGGACCCAGTCAAAGTGCTGGAAATCCTTGAGAAGACCGCTGACACCAATCGCACCATTAGGCCACGGCAGCTAGGCCATGCCGTGCAGGAAAAGAAGGCTTCAGCCCCTTCTCCTTACGTTGGCCTGCGTTCTTCTCAGGCCCGCGCCAGCGATCTGAGGTTCGATGAAGTTCTTGGTCTTAACGGTTAATTCTAACCTTAGGAGGTTTTTGACATGGCTCAGATGTTTGCTCACACCTTGGATGCGGTTAAGGGCTGGTTCCACATGGCCGCCCTGGACTTCACCGCTAAGCTCAGCGACAACGTCACGATCACAGCTTACGCTGGTCGTTGCGTTCACCTGAACAACGACGGTGAGTTTGAAATGGGTGTTCTGGGTTCCCAGATGCCTATCTTCTTGCTGCAGAACAGTACCGATAGCGATGTGGCTAATTCTGGCGACTCCAACGGAAACGGCGGAGCTCTCTGGTATCCCATCGGACCTGACGGTAACTTGACGGGTTTGGTAGCCAAGGGCGCTTATGAACTCGAAACAACCGAGTTCGACACCGCTCAGACTTACTACCCTAACGATTACCTGCGCGCTGTTGCTAGCAACAGCAACCAGACAACCGGTGGTCGTTTGACAAACCAGAGCGTCATAACTCTGGAAAACTCATCTTCGCTAAGCAGCAGCACCAACCCCACAGCGATTGTAGGGGTTGTAAGCCGCGCTCCTCGTAAGCGTCAGTCTGACCGCAACACCGTGTTGGCGTTCTGGCCCGTTTACAAACCCGGCAAGACTGGTAACTAATTCTTAACCCCAAGGTAACTGCAGGAGAATTTAGACATGGCATCAGTTAGCGAAGATGTCAAGCTGCGCAACGAGACCTTCATGTCCTACCTGGAAACCCCAGGCATGGAAAAGCGCGCACTTGACGCTGTTAATGACTTCACCCGGTACAGGATGCGTGAAGAAGGCTTCTACCGCAGAATCCTTCCACCCGTCCAGATCAGCAATGACGATCTCGATCGTCAGGTTGATACCGACAAGCCCGTGAAGATTGTTGACCGCGAGCCGGATTCCCCCGCCGCGATCAGCATCCCCTTCGCCACCCTACCAATGAACCTGTACATTCGCGGCCAGCGCTATCGCGTTAGCTTCGATCGTATCGTCACCCCTCGGTTCACCAAGGACGTTGACGAACTACGGACGTACTACATCGACATCCGTCAGGTTCTTTCTGACAACTCCATCAAGGACATGCTGGCTGAAGAAGACCGCAAGTTCTTGGCCTCTGTTGATGCTGGCTTGGGCGGCTCCGCCGACGCCACCAACACCAACTCCGGCGTTGTTCAGTGGGAAACCCTCTACGGCGGTATCACTCGTGATAACCTCCAAGAGGCTTTCAAGATTCTGCCCCGCACCATCAGCCGCCTAGAAACCGGCACAGTTCTTCTGAACAACCTCACGATCCGCGAGATCATGAAGTTTGGTCGTGAAGAAATGGGTGGTGACTTCAGCCAGGACGTCTTCAAGAACGGCTGGTCTGAGCAGAACTTCATGAACGCCAACTGGATCATCACCATCAAGCAAGACTTGGTCCCCAGCGACTCAATGTACTTGTTTGCTGATCCCAAGTTCATGGGCAAGTCCTACGTCCTCGAAGACACCACAATGTACATCGAGCGTAAGGCTTACATGCTTGAGTTCTTTGCTTACGAGACAATTGGTGGCGCTATCGGCAACACCAACTCTCTGGCCCGCGCCGACTTCGCTTGATCCGCATCGTAACAGGGTAGCGGCTTAACCGCCGCTACCCTGTCGTGCAAAGAAAGGAGCAACTTAGATGTCCACCAACGCTACTCCAGAAGCTGCCCATGCTTTCCTCATGCAGGAAGTGTATGTGCCTGTCTTCCTAGAGAAGCTGGCAAGCGATTACGGCATTGTTCCTCAGACTGAAGAAGAAGTTGCACAACTTCTAAAAATTGCTAGCAGCATTACTAGCATTCAGGAACAGGAACTGGCCAAGCAAGCCAGCGCTCACAGCAGCCTGATTACTGCAGCCGCTCAGAACCTTGAAGGCGTACTTAATCCCTCGAGCCTAGGTAACGAAGCTCAGGTTAAGTCAGCCCAGCAAGAAAGTCTGGTAAAGGCAGCCGCAGCCAATCTAGCTTTAAATCCTAACGTCAGAGAAGCCGTGGCCGTGTACCACCAAGCTATCGCTGAACACCTGGCCGCTAACTAAACCGGAGGTTTTAAATGGCAATCACTTGCCTTCAAACAAAAGTGCGCAACATGTCCGGGGCAACCAAGTTCTTTGGTTTTCTCGGGGCTCATGGCAAGCGCCTTGCTCCTGGTGAAGAGTATACGTTCACTGGTGACCTAGTCACTCGCCTAAGTCAGCCCAACTTCAGAACCCGCGCCCGTCAACTGGCAGGGTTTGAAGCTGCGGTAAACTCTGGCGACCTAGTGATCGTAAGCACTCCTTCCCAACACTACTACGACGCAACCCTAGACGTCACCAAGATCATCACTGTTGCAAACAGCGTGGTCAACGACGTCGATCCTTGCTGGGGCGCGTACTCTAGCTCTATCTCCTGATTTAACTAAGTCAGTAGTAACAGAGACTAGATATTTAAAACCACCGCTCTCAAAAGGGAGCGGTGGTTTTATTTTGTACTCAAAAATCTGTCATAATCCTATGCCCTCAGTATATCTGTTCGCTTTCGCGGCAGCTGAAGGGTTGGGAGTGTTACCATGAGCTGGAACCTTGGTGAAGGTGAGTCTTTTTCCATTGGCGGTAATCGTAAAAAGAAAAACGGTAGCCAACAAAGGAGGCATAAAAGCCAAGACAGCAGCAGGCACGACAGAAAACCTGAAAAGGATTCTGACGACGTTATTGACGCTGAGTTTGAGGTGATGGATAAGCCGTCGCCTCAGACGTACGCGATCAACAGGATGTTGGCGGTGCAGATAAATAAACAAAGATATTTCAACGAACGGAACAAACTAGGTATGTCCGACGAAGAAATAATCAAAGCAATAAAAGAAGATGAGGCTAAAAATGATTTGGGGAAGGAGGTAGTTGCTAGGCTAGAACGGAACGTCAAGTCCGTCATGGAATTGGCGGACAAGTTCCGGCAAGAAGACTACGATACTGAGGCTTCAGGAAACGTCAGAGAGAGGCCTAAGGCATCAGGAGGTGTCTCTCTGATGCCAGTAGTAGGCGGCATCGCCGTCTTTTTCGCCTGTAGATATTTTTACTCAGAACTACCTGTAGTTTTTCCAATAGTGGCCTGCGTTGCAGCGGGCTACGGTTGGACATGGTATGCTAAAAACTTTAGTTAGTTTTTAGTGTCACAATTAGTCCCTCAACGCCAAAGCGCATTGAGGGACTTTTTTTTAGCCGTCAGTTACTTAAGTCGAGCTTTAAACCTGTCATATTCATATGGTGTCTAATTAGCATTTCTGGAGACGAACATGGAAATTAAACACAACAACCTCAGAGTCTTCGGCCCAGACCAGGCCAAAGCGGCCAGCAGGGCCGCTAAGGCCGCCGCCGCAAACGGCGACCATTTCAGCCAGCTGCCGGATGGCGGCTGGCTTCACCTCCCAGGACACAAGAGTGTTGTGGAGGTGGATCAGCAGAGCCCTATACTCTCAACAGAAGTTGAGGGTAAGGATGGCGTTTGTTTTGAGGCAGCCGCTTCTTTTGCTGTTTTCTCCGTTTTTTTCCTCATCATGAAAGAATTGGAGAAAAAACTACAAACAGCGCTGTTTGTAGTTTTCAAGGCCGCATTCTTTTCAGCGGCGGTGCTTGGAGGAGCCTGGCTCATAACCAGCCTTGCGGCTCTGGCCGCTATGACGTTCAAGCTGGTTTAACCAGAACCACCGTTGAGGCTAGCGCCTTGGCGGTGGGTTTTTTTTAGCTATCAGGCATAAAGTTACGTATGGTAGTATGACCAAATAAGCTATAAACTAAATTTACCCAGAGGGTCAATAAATGCCTGATCCTTCGATAATCAATTGTTCTGAACAAATCATAATCAGACCTAGAGTAACCCGAGTTGAAGGTCAGCCTATACTGGCCAAGATACCTTCTTTGCTAACCAGTCAGGGAGTTACTCCGGTAATGGAGTTAGTCCTGAGGGATTCCGAAGGCAGACCTATAAACCTTACTGAGTGCGGTTTCAGCTCAAGCATTTCAAGCTCAATGAGCGAAGGATCCGGGTCTCAAAGAATAATAGGAAAAATGCGTGAGGTTATAAGCGAATCACAAGAAAACGCTCCAGTAGAACTAGAAGCTATTGTCATAAACCCAGAGGCTGGAGTAATTAGGGCTAGAGTGCCTGCAGCCGCCACTGAACTGAATGGAATAATGCGCGGTCAGTTTGCGTTCATGGACTCTGACTCGTCAATACTGTTTACTTCTTCCTTTTTCTTGATGGTAGATAGAGGCGAGTTTGGAACAAACGTTAATTTCAAGGGAGTTCCTTCCCCTGAAGACATCAGAGTGTTTCTCAGGGACAATTCTCCAGAAGATAACTATTTGTTGTCTGAACTAGAGTTCGATCTTACAGAAATTGTAGAATCAGCTATACGATGCTTGCAGCATTTCAATTCAGCTCAGCCTCCAATAACCCAGAAGTTTGACAGCACCAATTTTCCAAATCCCGTCATGCTACTAAACGGGATAATGGGATATCTGTACCAGATAGCTGCAAAGCACTACAGAAGAAACCATCTTCCTTACTCTGCTGGCGGTATGCAGATAGACGACAAGAACAAAGCCGCAGAATACGAGCAGATGGGCGCTCAGATGCTTGGAGAATACCAAGCTTGGGTAAAGAACAAGAAAGCCCAGTACAACGCTCAAAACTGGAACGGCTCGTTCGGCTCTGGCTACGATTACGGTGGCCGTTGGAGATAAGCCATGACCGACAGGTCACAAATAGCCAGTCCGTTTGAACGGGTCTTTATAAAATACTCTGTCGAGGGAACGACTAGAGTTGAATGGGTATTGTCCAGGCTGTTTACAGACAAACAGCCTCATACGTTTACTCTGCAGGGCGCTTACTCTTCTACAAACAATCCTCAGTTTTCAAACATAGGCTTATCGGCTACTAACACTTATTTTTTGGAAGATGATGAAAAAAGGATATTCGCTCAAACTCAAGATTTTTATTACCGAGTTAAGCTAGTAACTCCAGTACGCACTTACTATTCAGAGATAGTTTCAGCTAGTAAAAACTTACAATTTAGAGATTGGCGTCTATCTAGAGACGTAATTAGAAAAGAAACCCTTAGGCATAAAAAGTACACTTCATTGAAGGGATTTCTCTTAAAAAGGAAACGTTACGGGTCGCGATGTACTACCTGTACGGACTATTTGACTGAAGAAGTAACTGACAGCAACTGCTCTGTATGCAAAGGTACTGGAATAACTCAAGGATATTTTGCAGCAGTCCCTTCATATCTAGAGCTAGCTTTGCACGCAGCAAGAGAAGAGATGGACAACGTCCAGGCTGTAGGCACTAAAAAAGAAGTTGTGTTTCAAGAGTGCCGAATGCTTGGAGATCCAATACCAGACAGCTACGACGTGTTCGTAGACTCTGGAAGCGACAGGAGATTTATAATTCACGAAGTGGTGGCGGCTGCGGAAATGCGCGGTTATCCTATTGTCACCAAAGTAAACGTTAGACAGGCTAATTTCTCTGATATAGTTTATACTATTCCTTTAGAGGGATCTTAATGGACAAGCCCGCTAAAACTCTTGACGATAACACTAAGAGAACAACGCTTCTTCCCAAGAAAAGTCTGCTTAATTGGGAACCTGACGAAAATCTTAAAAAAGTTATAGCTAAGTCTCTGGGTTTGGAGAAGAATAATGAGCACGCCAGAGACGCATGACCCAGAGAAGATAAGCAACTGGTGCTCAATAGCGCCAAGACCCCATTTGATGACTGGGTTCTTTAGAGAGTGGTTTATAAATCACTTTTCAGACCCTAACAATATAGAGGCAAAAGAGTTAAGGGGTAAGTTATGGAAAGCTGTACCTTCAACAGATTTAGTTGTTGAATCTATAACTCAATGGAGGCCTGACTTGACCCAAAAAAGGCCTGCAATCATAATTAAAAGAAATGACTGGCAAGTGCAAAGAATCAGTATAGACGATAGGTACCTCGGTAATGTACCATTAACAGGAGCTAGAGATTATTCAGCATTGATTACAGGCAGCCACACTTTCTTCTGCATATCGGGCAAGGGTACAGAAGCAGAAATATTGGCTGCTGAAGTTTACAGAGAAATGATGCAGTTTGGCCCGATAATCAGACAAGAACTAGATCTTAAACGATTCACCTTAGCTCAAGTCGGCGGACTTTTTGAGCTTGAGGAATCGAAAGAGAATTACGGCGTACCGGTAACAGTGTCGTATGCTGCTGATGAAAATTGGCAGCTTGTAACGCAAAGTCCAGTGTTGAAAAGGATTGTGTTGTCTAAGTTCATCCCTTAAATTAACGAGTAGGGGCTCTTACGGAGGAAACCATGGCATACGTTCTTCCACAGGTTTTGGTATTCCAAGAATTCAATATCGCGCCTGCGGCCACGGCTGTGCCAAGATCGGCACACATCGCTGGACCTCAAGCCAAGCTTTTCAGGTACTCCAATTCTGATGAAAAGGATGTCATCAATCTTGGAGAGTACGACTCTGTAAGCGACACTCCATACCTGTGGCCTGAGCGCCCAGCCGGGTCTCAGGTGGACTTCAGCTTTGTGAAGCTGTATGCCGAAGACGCTCTTCTTGAATACTACGTAAATGACTCAAGCGTAGGTTCAACTGTAGCACCAGTATCAGGATTCAAAAACAGAGTCCGTGACGCTGGAACCTCGTTCAAGTCTAACGGAACGTCCTATCCAAGATCTGCAGTCATGTACGACCGCGATGCCCAAATTGGCGACGTGGTTTACGTGCGCGGAATCAACTCCGGAACTCCTTACGAGCTAACTACCTCAATCAAGGGGTTTGCTGGTGAGACCATAGCAGGAGCTGTTAACACAACAGAAGTTTACGACTCCTCTAACAAGACCAATCAGACTTTGAGTGTAGTTTCTCAAACACTAGGTCTAAAGAACGCTGTAACCGTCTCTGCCAACGCATCAGCCTATGACGGCAGACCGACTGGTGACATAACAGAAACTTACACTGTTGAAGTCATCAAAAGTTCAGTAGACGCAGACTTTACTACTGCTCGTTTTAGAGTTACAAGCGCTAGCGGTAGAGATAACCAAGCTAGCATAACGCCAGCTACGGCAGGAAGCGCCACAGAAATTGGCACAAGAGGCCTGCTTGTAACATTTAACGCTGTAGACACTAACTCAACCAGCTCGATAGCTAACCTAAACGGTATTAGCGAAAACGATCTGGTTGTAGGACAGAAGTGGAGCTTTACGGTAAACCAGGCTTTCGTTGCTCCTACAATTACAGCCGCCGGCACTTACAGCGGAACTCAGGATACTACTTACATTATTGAAGTGACCAAGGGCGGAGCTTATGCCTCTGGCCCCGAAATCACCGTGACCACAACAACTGGTTACGATGTAAGCGGTCCTACCGTTGTAACTGCTGCAAACGTAGCTAAGCCGGTAGGCAACTACGGCGTTACGGCTGCTTTCAACCAAACAGCCCTATGCAAGGGCGACAAGTATTACGTCTTAGTAACTGCAGCTAAGCAGGGCGCTATCAAAACCCTGATCTTAGCTGACGACCTACCCGAGGCTATTCAATCAGCCACGGACCTAGACCTTAAGCTTTACATCAAAAAGAACTTGCAGATCGCTCAAGAGTTGGAGGCTGACGCTCCAAATCTTTCTTACACAACAACAGACACTGAAATAACAGTGCATTCCGGAATCCAGCTTTACGACTCAAGCTGGACAGACGGCGGCGTTAAGCTTCCTTTGCCTCTAAAGGGCGGAACGCTGTTTGTAGAGTACCGAGCTTGGTTGTCTGATTATGTTGGCGCTCTTGAAAGCGTTACAAACATAGCTGACCTTCCAGGTTTGCTTGGGCAGAGCTCTCCTGACAATCCCCTGTTCTGGGGCGTGTCTTTGGCTTTGCAAAACTCCAACGGCCAGCCTGTGTACTTCACGGGTATCGCTGATCCCTCTGACACAGAATCATGGCTGCAAGCTCTTGAGCTGGTAGAAGGTAACAATCAAGTTTACAACTTGGTACCTCTAACAGATAACGAAACAGTCCTTGACGCCTGGAAGGCTCAGGTTCTGGCCGAATCAGCTCCTGAAGTTGCTAACTACAAGGGAGCAGTATTCGGAATCACAGTACCTAGAGTAAAGGCTGTAGTTGATTCCAGCTTGACCTCTAACGGCAGCGCGGCTCTTGCCAAGATTGCCGACGATCCTTTCACCTCAGGAACTCAGTACACCCTGCTGTCAGTTCCAGCTAACAACGCTAAGTTCCAAACAAACGGTGTAAGAGCTGGCGACATCGTTCGCTTCCTATACAGCACCGATGGTTTTGGCAACGAATCCTACTCTGAGTTCGTTGTGGACGAAGTGTTGTCTGAAGGCAGCTTGCGCCTAGTATCTGGGCATACGTCAGCAGTGACCGTAGCTCAGCGCGTAGAAATTTGGCGTAACCTGAACAAAACTGATTTGGCTAACGCTGCCAAGGACAAGGTTGCTCAGTACGCAAACAGAAGAGTTGTGGCTATCGCCAACGACACTGTAGGCGCAAACGGGCTAACCTTCGCAGGTTACTTCGCTGCAGCGGCTATAGCTGGTCTTCGTTCAGGCGTACTTCCCCAGCAAGGCCTAACCAATGTCACGGTATCTGGTATCGATGACGTGGGCAGCTTGGTTGGAAGCCTCAACGGCAGTCAGCTAAACATAGTCGCTGGTTCTGGCGGTTGGATAATCGCCAAGAACGCCGCAGGTCAAATCTTCAACCGTCACGCTGTTACCACAGATCCCTCGGATCTAAACACCCGAGAAGAAATGGTGCGCGTGAACGTTGACGCCATAGCTTACGTGTTGAAGGAAGCCCTGTCTCCATTCATCGGTAAGTCTAACGTCAACAGAGACACCATCCAGGCCATCAGGTTCTTGGTAGATTCCTCTGTCGACGCCCTGAAGGCTCCCGTCGCTGGAACCTCCGCAGGTCCCCAGCTTCTGGAAGGTACTGTTGCTGTAGTAAGAGCTCACGCTCTCTACAAGGACAGGGTTGTGGTCGAAATCAACCTGACCATTCCTTATCCTCTTAACAACATTGAACTTAAGTTGGTCGTCTAATCAACTGAGGGGAGGTATATAACATGGGTGTGGGTGCAGGTTTTGACGTTCTAGGCAGAAGGCCCTCACAATTGGGTGGGGCCTTCACGGCTGACAACGCTTTGCTCTTCGGCGGTGGTCTGCTTGGCGCTAACGGGCCTGCAGGCAGCTTGGTGCAAAGTTTTCAAGCTACCTACCAACAGCAAGTCAATCAGATCTTTGAAGTTGGTAGCGCCTATCGTTATTATGTCGTCGGTCGTACTCAAGGCACCATGACCTTGGGGCGTATCGTCGGACCTATCAGTGTTCAGACCGATCTGCTACAAAAGCTTGGTGATGTTTGCAGCGGCAAAGCTGAAGACCACACCCTAGCTTTCGTACTAGGCTCGGCTCCCTGTAACTGGTCTGTTCCAGGCCAAGGGCAGGGCCAGGGAGTAATGTCTCTGATTGCTCGCGACGTTATCGCTAGCAACGTTGCTTACTCTGTGCAGGCCGCTGATATGATGATTAGCGAAAATGTTTCCTGTCAGACCGGCGCTATGTACAAGCAACAAGCGGCGGCATAAAGCGAGGGTTTGATGCCGAGTCCCGAGCATTTTAATGTCGTTGATTACCTTCAACGCATGGAAAGGCTTATAGGGGAACTGTCAAACCGGATAAACGCTTTAGACCAAGTGACCTTGAACCCTAACAGGCCAAGGCACGACAAGTCAGGAAACTCAACAATAAACCGGCTGGCGCTTGAGACTACATCTCGGGTGCTGGCCGGTTTCGTTGATGACTCTCTTCCTTTTTACGGTTGGTACAAGGTAACTCTTGACGGCAAGAACGCGTCCTTGGTTTGTTCTTGTCTATCAGAAGTAGGCACTCAAGGGTCAGGTGTTCAAAAAGTAGGAACAATACGACCAGGCTCAAGAGTATTTGTAATCTATGGCTTGGGAGAAACTACCGGAACAATAATTGGAGTAGATAACGGTTACTCTGTAGAAAACGAAAAAAGCATAAGAGATTTCATAAGCCAGGCGTCTACTAACACTCCAATATCTGAACAAGTCACCACGGCTAGGTTTAATCCAAACTTTATACCTCCAGCCAAGCTGTCCTACGGATCTCCTGTAGACGAGACATGCTTGGGCGAATGGGGTCGAATGACCGAGACAGGGTCTTCCGTATTCCTAGACCCTTTCATGGCTTTTCTAAGGTCAGATGAAAACTGCGGATTCTGGGCGTTCTGGCACGATCAGCTAGCTAGGATGCACGGGCACAATCTGCAAATACGGTCAGCAACTACAAGTATGGATTTCTTTGACGATGAGAGCGAGCTGTCCTCAATAATAGGACACTCTCCTTATCTATGGGAATCTCTTGGTGGCTTGGTAAAAGGTATCGAGCTTTTTAAGCAAAGAACCCAAGAGGCTGTGCTTAAAAACTCTACAGAATTTTCTTTGATAGACCTAAAAGAACTTACTCAAACACCTTTTCATAGACTTGTGGAATACGCAGGTTTTCTTGGGCAAGGCTTCAAGAAGCAATTAAGGCTTCCTCCGCCGGGAAAACAGATTTTCAGCATGGACAGCCCTACGAACGTCCCTGCTGTTTGGGAAGAGCATTTGGCTCTAGACGGCAACTACCACATGGTGTCGTCTCAGGGAATATTCCTGGCCCACGTTCCGGTATTCAACAGCCCTGTTCAATTCAAAAGACCTGAAGACGGAACCGGAGATAGATCGCCTGGATACGTTCCAACAGGAAGTCAATCAGATGGAATAGCTTCAGGCCTTAGTGGCGATTTTCCAGACGGTACAGGAGCCGCGCTTCTTGCTGACGATGAACTTGCTTATGGCATGAAATGGAGGTCTTCTCATCCTTTTTATAAGCACACGAACGATTGGAAATTATTTGATGACCCGGAGAAAGAAAGTGCTGTCGCTATATCCAACCTTTCTTCTAATCATTACTTGCCTAGGCCAGAGGCTAAAGAAAAAGATGTAGACCACAGGTTTTCAGCAAACTACCATCCGTCTTTAAGTTTTATATCGATACTTAGGGACGGTACTGTAGTTATTGCAGGCCCTGGCGGCGAAGAAATAAGAATGGGAGGAGGCAGTATAGAAATAAGCTGTCCTGGGGATATACAGCTAAGGCCTGGAAGAAACCTAGTGGCTCTGACTGGAAAAGACACTGTAGTAAGGGCAAGGAAGTCTGTAGAAATATCCGCTTCAGAAAACGATGTTAGGCTAAAAGCTGAAAAGAACATGCAGCTTCTAGCTGGAAACTCAAAGACAGGCGGACTTCTTCTGGAAAGCCGAGGAGAAGGAGATACTCAAGACTTTGGGCAAATAGGCACGGATACCGTATCAAATGGTGTGATAATAAAGTCAGCAAATCAAGCTGCTGTGTTTGCCGGAGAAGTTTACATAAAGTCAGGAGCTGGCACTGTCGGAAACGGGAAAATGACGTTTGAAGCGTCAAACTCAATAACTACCAGCTGCCAAGCTATAAACAATTATGTTTCTTCTTACATATCAGACAACTTTGGTCCTGGAGATCAACTGATAGCCACTAACCAGTACACAGCTTACAACACATACATCTCTGGAGGCCTGTACGTGACAGGCAGAGGAGACTTTTTGGGAGGCGGCGTATTTCAGAGCTCAGTTCAAATAAATAATGGTCATATAGCTACTACTGCCGGAACTCAATATGTCGGGGAAATAGACCAGAAAGGTAAGGACATCTTAAATCAATACGCGGACGACATATCGAATCTAGGCGCTGGTTTAAAAGAAGAAAAGATTCAAAACTTTTCAAATCATTTTGCTGACGGAGTTTATAAGGGAATAGGCGTAGCTGAAGGAGCAGGTTTTTCTTTTAGAACAACAAAGCAATGCGAAGCAGAAGGGTTCATGCTGTTCGAGAGCCGATGGGCGCAAAGAGCTAGGGCTTCAGGGCTTACAGCGTATAAGTGGAAAGAAAAGCCTGTAGTAACAAACTCAAACGAGACTTATCCGTATCCAGGAAGAGACGCTTGGCTTGGAACTAGCTATAGAAAATTAAATAGCAAACTGTACACTGCACAAGGATCTAACGGCTTTATGGCAAAGAAGCCTGGAGAAGAATACGCGTCTGCTACGATAGAAGAAGAAAGTCCAGAGTCTCCAAACGGAAACTACCCAGTGATTCAGTGAAAGGGCGATCATGGATAAACCGATCAAACGGGTTGGATCTTTTAAAAAACTTCCTCCAGTTCCTCCACCAGCCAAACCTACGATAAGCCAGCTTCCTGACTCGCCAGGAAGTATGCCTCCAGGTACAGTTCTGACTGAAATGGAAAGAGACGGGCTGATGAAGCTCGGAGTAGTTGCAGACCCTTCTACTCTTCCGGCAAACATAGCTCAGAGAATAAGCGAAGCTGTTCCTGAAGCTTTGCCTCAAGTTCCAAGACAGAACATGAAACTTCCAGAGCCAGTTGACATTAGCCAGCTGTCGGAGGAGCAACGTAAAAAAGTAACAGAAGTTTTAAACGCAGCTAAGAACCCGGCAGCAGCTTTAGACTCCGCTAACTTTAAAGAAACAATAAACGATACGTTTGTAGTAGACGACTTACCAGAGCCTCAGGCTGTAGAAGCGGCAAAGGCTGCTCCGGCTGTTCCTGTAGAAGAGCCAGCTCCGCCTGTAGACGAAAATAAGTCTGAGTCAGGAATAACAAAACAAGAACCAAAGGCCTGTCCGCATTGCGGTTGGGACCTGGCCAAAGAAGACTTAGTTGAAATAAACGAAGAAGACAAAGTAAATTTTGTCCAATGCCTTTTGGGCGATGTCAGATTTAAAAAGAAATACAGCATCTTTGGCGGAAGGATGATCGTCACCTTTAGGTCTTTGACTACCAAAGAGTCAGACCTGGCTTACAAGCAGCTAGTGGTAGACGCGCAAAAAGACGTTCAATCTAAGATTATTGGAGACACCAGCTTCTACTGGAGAACGCTGATGTCTTACAGATGCGTAATGGCTGTTGAAAGGATAGAGACAGAAAAAGATATCATTGAAGTACCAACTATAGACGAAATAGACGTTCCAGAAGACTCTTATAAAATTCCGGATACTAAGTTGTTTCCGTTATTTGATGACTTAGTTAGTCAGATAATGCCTAACGAAGTTATGCGTAACACAATTAGTCATCTCTATACCGAGTTCCAGTCCCTATGTGATAAACTGCAGACTATGGCGGAATCACGGGATTTTTGGAAAGCGATCGGATAGCCTCTCTTTTGGTTAGCCTTGCAACCGAAGGAGTTATCGACTTCTCGAAAACAAGGCTATTTGATCGCAAATGGGACGCAAGGCTGCTTCTTATATCGAAGCAGTATAGGGCTTTGAAAAATGCAGAGATGGCCAAGCTATATTTGCATAGATTCATAGCTGCCCTTTCCACCTCGTCTTCCGAATTGTTTGGAAAGGCTTGGGAGAACTCCACAGCCGCAATAGAGCTATTTGAAGAATTGACTCTGCCTTGGAAAGAAAAGAATATTGAAAGTGATAGCAGGCCTAATAACCTGAGTTTGATTGAGCAATACAAGGAAGGCATGAAAAGAATGGAGGATCCAAAGTTCAAGGCAGCTGTAGAGGAAATACTTAAACAGGCATACTCGCGAGGTAATTGAATGTGCCTGGACCATTAGACCAAGGGTTTTTCGGATTAGCGGCCCAGAACTCAAATCTGTTCGCCGCTCCTCCAATACAGCCCGTACCTACATTCAACATTGCCGGAGCCCTTGGTATTCAAGGCCCCATGGCAATGATGGTCAACAGCGCTGTTCAGAGCATAATCCCTAGCGTGTTCAACATGCAGGGAGGCGTGTTCGGGCAATTCAATCCAACAATGAACTTGCACACGCAACTGCAAAACAATGCAGCATTTGCGATGCAGCAAGAAGCTATGCGAGCCGCCGCAGCTCAAGATCAACGAGCTTATTTAAAAGCTTTTCAAGGCGCGGCCAATCTTACAGGCGCTAACTTTGGAGACAGAGAAAGAGCCGGCGCTGCGACAATGTCTAGAGACTTGTCGGCAATGATGCCGTTTTTTGCCATGGCTGATCCTGACTTCTTTGACCGTTTGCACGGGTCAAGAGGTTCTGCAGTCATCATGGCCCAGAGGATGGCTGAAGGCGCTAGGTTTGCCATGGACCCAACTTCAGGAATGTTGGGTATGGGTAAGGAAAACTTCAAAGGAATACAGCAGCAAGTATTTGACAGGCTGTTTGGAGAAACAGCGGACGTGTCTAGGATGCGCGGAATAACCGCTGGACAAGCTGGTTCAATGTTTTCTGAGATGGTTTCAAGAGGACTGATGGGCGGTGGCGGAGTAAACATGCAGGCCATGGCAGCGTCTACAGGAAAGTCTGTAGATGATTTGCTTAAGATGTCCAGTACTGAGTTCAGCACAAAAGTACAAGGATTTGAAGCTGAAAGAATATCTCAAAAGCTAGAAGGAATGGCTGGGGCTATTTCAGCTATGAAAGACATATTTGGGGAAGCCGGTCAACCGGACGCTCCAATAGGTCAGTTGATGAATGCCCTGGAGCTGCTTACTCAAAACGGATTAGCCTCGAAGTCTCCTCAAGAAGTAGAGATGCTTGTAAGGAATGCGGGTCTTGCCGCCAAGAGAGCGGGCATGAGTATGCAAGCCATGACTACGCTCATGGCAAACGCCGGTCAACTTACTGACCAGATGGGTTTGAACAGAAACCTGGCTCCTCAAATAGGCATAGCCGCAGCTACTGGAGCTTCAGTAAGAGGAGAACTATTTGGCGGCGTCCAAGGTTTTGGAATGCCTACCAAGCAAAACATGGCAATGACCGAGATGAGAGCGCAAGCCTCCGCAGCAGGCAGCGATCTTGCCAAGAATCACTCTGCTTTGATAGCCATGCAAGAAGCAGGCATAGATCTCGGTCCAGAATTATCTTCTTATGTTCAAAAGCTAAAAACGGCATCAGGCCCAGATGTCATGCTTAGCGAAGATGAAATAAAATCAAAGCTAGGAAACAACATCGTAAAATTTAACGCTTTTAAAGCTAACGATAAAGGTCTTCAAGAATACACAGAGAAATACAACATTGGAGGAAAAGTAGCTTCCCTGTTCCAGGGAAGAGAAGCTCAGGGTAGAGTATCTAGCCAGCTTGCTAACGCCATTCTTACCAATAGACTTTTTGGAGAAGGAACTACAAAGCAAGAAACAGAGGCAATAACTGCAAAGTCAAAACAGCTTAGCGATTTCGTCGCTGGGCAAGTTATGAACATGAATAGTGATCAGCTGCAGAGATATAACAAAGGAGATTTTGGATTTTTGGCAGATGAGGCATTGAAGGCTGGCTTAATAAAACAAGACCAAGTAGACACATTTAAATCTTCAATGGCGCTTGGAAGATTAAACATAGACACTTTTGCAAGAAACAACAGGTATGAAAGCGGAAACGCGTTCCTAGTTCAGTACAACGCCAGAGCAGCAGACGCGATCAGAGCAGAAGAAGGCGTAAGAAACGCTGAAGCTAATGTTCAAAAAGCTTTTTCAAGGCTTGGTCGCGGAACTGCTATGCAAAGGGCAGCAGACCTTTTGATGAACGCTGGACCCAAAGCTAACCTGAAAGATTTGATTCGAGGAGGCATAGGAGAAATACCAGCTTCTCAGCTTCAATACGTTACTCAAGCCTTCTCAGGGTTCTTGGAAGCTGACGGTACTATAAAAGCCAGGTTTTCTACATCAGATTTAATTCAAGATGCTGGAAAGCTGAAGGACGTTCAAGACGAAGGTTTAATGAAAAAATACGGAGTATCTCCAGAAGAATACGCCAAGAACATTCAAGGAAAATCTATAGACAATATTTCTAGGTATTTAAGAACAAGAGCTAGCACAAATTTTGCAGAAGCTTTAAGTAAAGTAGATGCAGGAGTATTGTCTGTACTAGAAGATAACGCAGCAACAGTAAGCCCAGCTGCAGTTAATAACGTTATATCTTCAATACAAAGAAAAAGCGGAGGAAGCGTAGACTTTATAAACACTTTGGCTAGATCGTTTACTGAAGGAACTGTGGGCGCTAGAACTACTCTGTCTAAAGCAAAGAGAGAAGAAGCGCAGGAAAGGCTGTCAGGGACTGCAGCCGCTTTGGATAAGATAGCCAAGATATTTACAGGCTCAGACCGAGAGAAAGCCGTTACCGGAAAAGATTATTTAAATGCTAACAAGACCGACGCAGGCACAGCTGCTTTTGCGCCTTTAGTGTCTGAAGTAGAAAGAGCAGAAAAAAACTTGTCTGGTATAAAGAAAGGAAGTATTGGAGACATACTAAAAGAAATAGGGGCGACAGACGCGCAAAAGGCAGAGGCAGCAGCTGATTTAGCAGAGCGTGAAAACATACTTAAAGCCGATGCGGCTCTTAGAGAAAAAACAGACCCAGCGTCTTTGGAAGAAAGGAAAAAATTACAAAATAAGTATAGAGACGTAGAAAGCAGGCTAAGAAAGAGAGCTCAAGAGGGAGGTTACAACGTAGAGTCTCTAGAAGCTGGGTTTAAAAGCAGTTTAACGCAAAAGCAACAAGAAGAAGCTAGAGTAGGAATTAAACAACTAGTTAATGCTCAAAATAATTTGATAAGGTCTATAAATGATCCTAACTCAAGGCTAGGAGAAGCTAGCGGAGAAATAGGAAGAAGAGCGGCTGAAGCTATGCTTAGAACTGCCGAAGGAGAGGCGTCAGCTGTTGGACAAATGCAGAGCCAGGGAACAGCCAGCACAGCTGAAGAAATAAGAAAGCAAGGAGAAAGAGATAGCGCTATAGACCATCTGATGCGAGAGATGGAAGCAGACCCTAAGGAAGTGTCTAACAAAGCGGCTAAAAGTTTGCTGCAGGATATAGATAAAAGTAGCAAAGAATGGACAGACTTGAACCCGGTTTCAAAAGGCCGGTTGGCTAGAGAAGCTTATTTGGTTAGCAAAGTTTTTGGAGACAAAGACAAGCTATCCGATGCCGAGCTGGACGCTATAGAAAAAGGCAGCGACGAAGAAAAGAAGTCGGCGTTAAAAGAGCTGGGAGGAAAAGAAAATCAGTTAATAAAATTGAAGATGGAAGGAAGGTCGGTGGGAACAGATTATTTAAATAAACTAAAAGAACAAGAAAAAGCAGCTACCACCACAGCGTCTGCTCAAAAATTCCAAATGTCTGGAGGCCTGACTGGCTCACTGGCGTTATCCACTGGAGTAGTAACTCTAAATCTAGAAAACGCTCAACTAGGAGCTATGTGAGGATAAAGCCATGGCTGTTCTAGACGCTGCCCAAATAAATCAAAGAGGTATAGAAGAGGTACTTGCTGGAGAAGCACAAGTAGCTGAAACTTTGCTAGGTCTTTTAGAGGCTCAGCCTTCTGGAGATATATTTATTAGTTCTCCAGGTAGCGTAATGCAAGGATCAGTATCTGAAAAAGACAAAGTATTAACTATAACGATCACAGCAGATAGAGGAGGAGGAAACAACAACGTAGTATTTTCTAGCAATGAAGGCGCGTTTGGAACAATGGCCTCTGTCGTCACAGGAATAAACTTAAATGAAGAATGCAACGTTCAGTTCATGCCGTCGCTGAGAAATACGCACTACATATACACCTTCGGTGAAAAAATAGGGCAGATGAGCGTTAGCGGTATATGCTTTTTAGTAGGTTGCGCTAATAGCGCGACTGCCGCTGCAACTACAGGTTTCCATAGGGTATACGAGTTCTACCAAGCCTACAGAATTTCAACTTACAATTATCCTCTCACGCTAACTCTTACTTCTGTAGGAGGCAAAACCGTAGTCTTTAAATGTTTCTTGTGCAGCTTGAATCAAAGCATCACGGATCCTAGACAAATGCTTGGGTCGTTCAATCTGACCATGTATTACATCCAAGACAAGACAACAAATCAGGTTTAAGGCGCGGACATGATAAACCACATAAGAACATTGTTGTTAAACCAGTCTGGAAGTAACTCTTTTGGAGAAGACTTCCCTCTAGAAGAATACGTGCCTGAAGGGTTTAGACCGGCAAAGATGTCAGGCCTGTGTAAGAACATTTGGCAGACAATTTTTGGAAAAGAACCGGATAGAGCTTATTTGAACTACAGGCTTTTTGAAATAGTCAGATGCCTGGATACCAGTGACCTTTCCCAACACGTTACTAAGTTTGATTCAAGAATAACTTACGACCCTTACGAGGCGTCAGAATTTATAAAGGGTTTTGATTCAGTAGAAGTAACCAAGATTCAAAACAATACGGCTAAAAAAGGAACGTACACAAAGAAAGAAAACACATTTGTATTTAGCTCTAACGAAGAAAATTTCTTACGAGCAAATAACGAAGAAGACCTGGCTATATTTATCACAGGAAACTTTAAGCCTAATGACGGCAAAGGCATAGCTTTAAATAAGTGGCGTTTGTATTACCAATCTTCTGACTATATGACCATAGAATGCTTGACTGCTCCTGTAAGTGAAGAGAACAGAACTGTAACTTTTCAAAATGGGTTATCTGAAGCTATACCATTAAGACAATCAGATTTGACAGTTAAGATAAGAGAGTACGATTATACTACCTGGAATTTAGACGTTTTTTCAAAACCTTTAATAAACATAGCCTCAGTCGTAGCTAACTTAGACGCTCTGCCGCTTGAATCTTTAAATTACATATTCTCTGGAAAATACCCTGAGTACGAAGAGTTTAAAACCAGATGGTTTAAAGACGACTCGTTCGTAAATAGAGTTGCTGCCGTGTCACTAGCTCTCGCTTATAAAATTGAAGAAGAAAGAGAGCAACGATAATGTCAAGTAATCAAGCAATTCAACAAGTACTATTTGAAGCTTACTTAGAAATAGACTTGGCTGACTATCCCATAGGCGGAGCTGCTCCAGCGCCTAACTTAGTTCAATTAGACATAATAAGGTTTACGGCTAATTATTCTTTGAACGGAATACCTACAGCGTCATGCGGCGTGTCCATGGGTTTGGACATGTCGAACCCCAGTAAGACGGCAAAGATACATGAGGTATTTCAAAACCTTACTTACAAGAAAAAAGCTAAAGTTTTTGTAAAACTGAATAAGGGATACGAGTCAGCTGGTTTAGACGTTACAAAAGACAAGATAACTGACATAGGATATTTTGTTGCTTTTGAAGGTTATACTTCTGGAGCTGGGTATAGAAGAGGCTCTGCTAGCGTAGAATACACTATATCTTTAGAACACTGGCTGTCTGACATGACAGCTTCTACAGCTCTTACGCCAGAACTACAGCCTGGAACTCCTTTCACTCATTTATTCCCTTGTGAAACAAGAGCTTCAAGCGCTGGAGTGCTCAGTAACAGGGCTGACAAGTATTTTTCAATAAGCGAGACCCCTTCTGACTTATGGGCTAAGGGCCTGTATAGGTTTTTCAATGGAATAGCTGGAAGTGTAATAATCGGTCAAAACGACTTTTATACAGCTACTAGCAGCTTACCTCCTGACTTAGCCGCGTTGTTTGCCGTTCCCGCTAATACGGATGTAAACAACATAGGGCTTAAAGCTGTAGAAAGATTTTTAAAGCCAGGAGAAGACGGATATGTGGCTTTGAGCTTATCTTCAAAAACTGCTACGTCTCAACAAATTCAAATAAATATAGTAAACACTTTAAAGAAAACAGCCATAGGCGGAATAGACGGTCAAACTTTTTGGGACATACTGGTGTCTGCGGGCGCTTCTTTCATGTTCAATGTAGTTCCTCTAGTGTCTAGAGCTGTACTGACGCCCAAACTTCCAAATTATAAAAATTCTCTTATAACCGTAAAAGCTACAGAAATAACTAACTTTGATATAACTACATCAATGCCTAGGCTTATACGAGGCGTGCTAATGCCAGTAAGCCACGTTAGCGAAGCTGGAGCTTTTTTAGGAGAAAGGTTATTAGGAGCTGCTCACTTTAAATCAGATAAGGGAACAGGAACTTTCGTAATACACAAGAGACCTACTTGGCTAGACAACATAGTAGATCCAGCTGAAGCAACTAAACAAGGACCTGGTCAAGTTAGAATAGACGGGTCTGCTCCTGAAATAAATAACGATGGAATAAAAAATAACCTACAAGCTATAGAGTCTACAGCCGCTAGGTTCGCCAAACTGTCTTATGGCAATGAAGTTCTTAAATTTAGAGCCGGCACCTTTTCTGGAAAGTTTAGAATGGATATATCTCCAGGCTCCATAGTTAAGATTGAAGCTTCAGGAGCAAGAGGCATACAAAACGATACTACTAACGTTAATGACTTTCTAGGTATGGTCAATGAAGTGAATCTTATCCTTGATTCAACTTCAGCTACGGCAATGACTTCATTTTCTTTAAGTAGCGTAAGGACAGAATCAGAGAATAACGACACGGATCTAGTTTTTGATTCCAATCCGCTTTATGATACGGTTTGGAGCGGTACTTCTCTTGTTTAAAGGATGGACCTATGCCTGGGATGTACAACATACCTGGAGTAGGTAACCCTAGTCAGCCAACAGGCGGACCTAGGCCTCCTGGAACTGCGCCCGCTCAGCCGACTATAAGCCTTGAGCCTGAATATAATAAAATATATGAAGATTGGAAAAGAAATCCTGACATAGCTAACAACGACAGAGTTTTAAAGGCTTTGAAACCCGTAATAGATACAGCCGTTAAAACTTACGCTGGAAGCTCGTCAAACCCTATGGTTGGGAGCAAGGCTAAACAAATAGTCATAGACTCTCTTCACAGGTACGACCCGTCAAAGACTAAGTTAAAAACATTTGTGTTTAATCAGCTGCAAGGATTGAAAAGATTTACTCTGCAAAGCAATCAGATAATAAGTATTCCTGAACAAGTGCAGTTAGACTACGTAGGTCTTTTCAAAGCAGAGGATGAATTAAAAGAAGAATTGGGAAGACACCCGTCTTTAAGTGAGCTGGCTGACAAGACAGGGCTTTCTCCAAAAAGAATTGAGTACGTAAGAAAGTTAAGGATGCCTTCTAGCGAAGGAACAGTTTTGAAGCCTATGGCCGGATCAGAAAGCGAAGACTTCAACGATCCAGGCGTAAGGCTAATGAAGGATACCAGCAGCGCGGATGGGTGGAGGCAGTTAGTTTATTATGGAGCATCTGATACTGATAAAATAATTATGGAAGGCGCTTTTGGAATGTTCGGAAGTCCTGTGTTGTCTAATGAAGCTATAGCTAAAAAACTTAGAGTGACGCCAGCAGCTGTAAGCATTAGAAAGAAAAAGATTCAAGCTGAACTAGACAAGCAATCAGACATAAGACTCATGTGAGGATAGCATGTCTTCAAAAACAGGCACCAACGTGGGCTCTATTAGCCAGGACTTGGTTAATCAAATAGATAAGTTGTCAGAACAAAACCAGAAATGTTACGAGGCTAGCCTGACGGGAGTTGGCAGGGTGTGGATGTCTGGCAGCTGGGAAGGAGACATGTCTGATGTATCTGGAATGAAAAGCGCTTTTAACAGGGAGCATACAAACTCTTTATTTTCAAAAGCTTTAGACATAGACGATCCAGGAACAAAAGCCTCGTCTATGGTTTTAAGGTTTCAAAACGACTACATGGCTGCCATGGACAGAGCGTTTAGAACAAGGCACGCTAACTCAATAAGGGCTGAGCTATTTGCGGCTAATAGAAGGAAGAACGCGGCAAAGTATGTGTTGAGAGAGTCTTCCATAGAGTACGCAAACGAAAAGCTCGCTAGAGGCCAGTAAGAATGAGCACAGTCGCTGACTATGTCGGTAAGACCATAGACATATTGGCTTTTCAGCCTTCTGCCGCAAACAGACAGCTGAGCCAAGTGTTGTCGGACAATACCAATAGCGGCTACATCTGTACTGGAATAGAAAAGTTGGCGCAAAGATGGACTATAGAATTCTTGACGCCAAGAGGTTCAATACCCTATCTGCCAAACAGAGGATCTTCTTTCATAAACAATTTCTCTGCCGGATTCATACGAAACGACTTGGCTGTAAATACTTATTTTGCTGAAGCTAGGTCACAGGTAGCAACTAATCTGCTTATAGAAGAGTCAGAGACAGACGACCCAGAAGACAGGTATAGAGACGCTCACTTAGATAGTTTTGCCGTAAGACCTGGAGTGTCTTTGGTTTTAAACGTCTCGTTATTTAACTTGATGGGTTTTTCAAGAAAGTTGACTCTACCCATAAAAGTAACGGCAGGTATTATCTAATGGCTATAACTTTACCTGATCTGACAACTTTAAACTCAGATGCCGTAAACCAGGCGCACGCTTACATAGCGCAAAAAATTACTGAGTACGCCCCAAGCATAGACAGCAAGAGAGGCGTTCTGCACGATATCCTTTTTCATTTTGAGGCAATACTGCAAACAGCTCAGGACGAGTATGCTGACAGGCTTAGGAAGTCAGGCTCTCTTCTAGCTATAAACAACGACCCAACTCTCGCTGTTGACGACGTTGTTGATCAACTGGCCTCAAACTTTAGAGCAGTAAGGTTTGAAGGTTCTCCGGCTTCAGGAAAAATAGTCATAGTGATAAGCGCGCTAGTACCGTCTAGTGTGTCTACATCAAATACCTTTTCATCTCTGGGTAACACTTATGCGCCTCTGCAGTCTTTCTTCGCTAGGACTTCTGCAGACCAGGTAGTTAATTTCAACGACAGGCTTATAAAGCCTGTTGGAGACGGCACATACTATTATGTGATCGACGCCGTGTCTACTACTAATTCTGTAACGGCAAACATAAAAAGAAACACTTCTTTAGAGTCAGACTCGGCTATACCTTACTTCTTAACTGCCTATGCAGAGTCTGACTTTTCAGGCGGTTCAGATTATGAGTCTAACTCAGATTTTGTAAAGAGACTTCAGACAGGGATATCTGCTAGGGATTTGTCAAACAGGGCAACAATAGAATCTTGCATAAAAGAAAACACTTCTTTCAAAACGGTTCTAGACGTATCGACTATAGGATTTGGTGATCCAGAACAAATTCGCTACCACAGCATTCTTCCCACGGCTACTGGCAACAGACTTGATGTTTATATAAGAAGCCAACAGCTGCCAACCTCAAGAAAAATAACAAAGACGGCTACTCTAATAGGAAGAGAAGGCGGCGGAGGCTTGTGGCAAGTATCCATATCCAGGAATGACGTGCCTGGGTTTTACAACATAGAAAAAATAATAAAAGCAACTGTGGTAGACAGTGCTTCAGAAACAGGTTTAGGGGTGTACGAAGACATCAGAGGTTACGACATATCCGAAGACGGTTCTTCTTTTGTGCCTGACATAGTTAATAGCAAGGAGGCTGCCTATTCTCCTTATCAAACTGCAATTATAAGGTTTATAGACTTAGAGACTGCGCCTGGCTTAACAGAAGGCGCTACTGCTGAATATTCAATATACGCTCGGGGAATGAATCTTTTACAGAACATACAGAGTTTTTTGAGCAGTCGTGATGTTAGGCCTGCCGGAGGAGACGTTCTAGTAAAAGCTGCAATACCGTGCGATCTAAAGTTATCTTTTACAATATTTAAAAAGTCAACCGACTCTAACATAGACGAATCAGCAATTAAAAACGCTTTAGCTAATAGAGTTAACAAGCTGGGGTTTTGCGGAAAACTATCGGCTTCAATACTCCAGTCCACCATTCATAGTTATTTGGCTCAAAACCAAACGGTTAGCGCTATAGAAATGTTTGGCGCAATACAAAAGTCTGACTTAACAAAAAAATACTTAAGAAGCTTTGAATCACTAATAATTCCTGAAGATCATGAAAACATGATATCGGCTAAAACTGTTGTTTTTATTCTAAGTCCAGACGACATAGGTATTTACATTAAAAACTCTGATACTTCATTAGCGTAATAACAAGGCTAGAAATCGTTTGCTGGCTGTGCTAGGATTGTAAAGCAGCTTTAGCTGCAGAATAGGGAGGTTAGTTATGTCAGCAGAGTTTGAGACCAAGGTGGCTATTCCAACAGAACTCATAAAAGAGTTCATCGACCTTCTCAATAGCAAGGACGGATTCGATAAGTGGAAAGCTATTAATTTGGGGCTTAAGGTAGCCCAATGGCTAGTTGAAACTTTTGGTGATTCCCAAGTAACCCTGCAAAACAAGGTTCCTGAAGGAAGAGTTACCAAGAAGAAGGTTGCCGATGCGCTGCAAGGCGTGTTGGACGGCGGTCATTCCGCCAAAGCCATTCCTCTTTGGTTGCTGCCCGTGATAGTTAAGTTGATTACTATCTGGCTTACCAAAAAGTGAGATAAGCAAAATGGCTAGGCCCGGTGTTCCAGATTTTAAAATTCCATCCTTTTCGGTTGAGCATTTCGTATCGACGTGCTCAGAAACTATGGACTGGAGTTTAACGGCTTTTGGCATACCTGAATTGTGGCAGCACGCCACAGGCAAAGGTATAAAGGTTGCCGTTCTGGACACCGGATGCGCCATGCTGCATCCAGATTTAAAAGAACAGATATGCGCCCATAAAGATTTTACAAAAAGTCCTGTAGGCCCTGGAGATTCAAACGGACACGGCACACACTGCTGTGGAGTAATCGCGGCTAAGAAGAATGGGGTAGGAATAGTAGGAGTGGCTCCTGATGCCTGCCTTATAGTTGGAAAAGTTTTGTCTGACTCAGGAGGAGGCTCTACCAAAAATATAGTCGCTGGTATCAAGTGGGCCGTGTCTCAAAAGGCTGACATAATTTCTATGAGTTTTGGCTCTCCGTCTTCTTGCCCTGACATTGAAGCAGCTTTGAAATACGCGGCTAGTAAAGGAGTTATCCTAATCGCAGCTGCTGGTAACGAAGGCCCTGACCCTGAAACTGTTGGATACCCGGCAAGGTATGAGACGGTTCTATCCGTAGCCGCTGTAGACTCTAACAACAGAATAGCTAAGTTCTCAAGCAGAGGTCCGCAAGTAGACGTAGCGGCCCCTGGGGTAGACATCTTGTCAGCATACCCTCCTAAGAACTACGCCAAACTTTCTGGTACTTCTATGGCTACTCCTTTTGTTGCAGGCGTAGCCGCTTTGGCTTTAGAGTATGACCGGAAGAAAAAGTCTCGCTCTTTGAAGTCTTCAAGAGATTTCATAGAAGCAGTCAAAGCCAGCGCTACAGATGCCGGAACAAACGGATTTGACAATGACTATGGCTGGGGTCTTTTAAACCCTAAGAGGCTGGTTTTAAAAGAGCCTAAAGTAGCTTTAGTAAAAAAGAAAAACTGCACTCAAGTAGTCATAGAAGAAAAAGACTTTGTAAGCGCCAGCAAGCTTAAATTTAGGCAACTCTTTGGTGAAGGCTCGAGGGTTATAGTAGAGCTGGCCATGGATATTAACGCTAAGCCAGGTAAACATGCATAATGATAAATTTTCCTACCCAGCTGGATGACAAGGGTCAGATCCTCCGACTCCTTGGAGGATTCTGGGAGGAAGTTTATACCGGCAACGACTACCTGGCCGAAGCATTAAAAGGACGATGCAATCTAACAAAGCAAACTTTTGAAAGGCTTCAAGAAGCCATAGATTGCAGAAGCAGATTGGACATTCCAGTATTTAGAAAAGAATACTGGTTAGAGCTGACTATGAAAAAGTCAGTAATATCCGGCCTGGCTAATAATTATGGCGAAGAAAGCTATTACGGAACAACCGCTGCCAGTTACGGAAGAAGGTCTTCAGGATTTTCTTTTTTTTATCCTCTGCCTGAAGAAATAGTAGATTGCCCCATAATCACAAATAGAATATCCAGCCCTTCAACTGTTCTATTTAGAAACCTTGATTTTTATATAGACTCAGCCAATCATCGTTTATTCTTCGCTGAGAACCCTTTCAATAATGACAGTTTTGCGCATCAAACCACAGAAGGAGACGAAGAGATAGTTTTATGGCTTCAATTGCCAAGAATAGACAAAGAATACCTGTACAGCCATTTTGGCTACGTTATAGGACTGTGGGCTAAGTCTAGTCAGCCATACAAAGATTTGTTGAACAACGTATACGATTCAATGGTTTTAGGCACGTCCATGGGAAAAACTTTGGACGGGATAGCCGCCACTACCGGCATACCTCTGGCAAAAGGAAATGAAACCGTAGAAGACATAACTTACGACAGAAATAACTTACTTGTCATTACAAATAAAAATGTTTACAAGTTTAACAAAAATTCTCAAGCCGTTGTTTCTATCGGTGACTCGTTAAGAGTAGACCAGGAAATGACTGATGGAATTTTAGTGCATGAGTTTAACAGAGGAGAGGTGCCAGAATCTTTGAAGGGTCTAAACCTTTCAAAAAGATACATGGGAATACAATACATAGGCGACATAGGATTTAATAACGAAGAAGTGCCGGTAGATTTTGAGTACGACAGTAATGGAAAAGCCAAGATGAGCTTTTATCTTGGCGGGCATCCTTTTGATGTGGAAGCTTTCTGGGATGACACGCACAAGAGGGGCTTGGCTATGGCCATGACCCTTGCAGACGCATTCGATAATAGGCCTGTGAAATACGGAGAGCCAGGACCCACTAACGTACCTTCAGTAATCAACCCTTTGAAATTTTTGGCCGAAAACGTTTTAAGAAACGGCGCTTTTTTGGTAAAAATAAAGGCAGGATCGGTTAGGCCAGGTTTCGCTGGAATAGAAAATATTACTTATTTAAGAAACCTGATACCGCCTCACACAACCATGTTTCTTCTAATAGACTTGCAAGACATTGAAGAAGAAGTGCTGCAAGCTGATTACGAGGATACTGAAGAGATAGGGTCGTTCACAGGTATGGGAACAACCTTTGAAACAGAAATAACCACAACCGATGTGTCAGACACAATAGTCGCACGCGTTGTGCGGGGAAATTTGCTGTGAGGTGCTTGTAGCGATGAACGCAGAAGTGCAGGGAACAGTATCACTTTACGATATCAACAAGCACGGCTTGTGGACTATCCGATCTACTGAAAGCAACCAAATACAGTGGAGCTGGGGCGAAATAGCTTGTCATCTTTTTGGTGACGGAAACCCGGACTATAAAATCTCAGCCATGTATGTAGAGTTTGAGAACACTTCTGGAACTCCAACAACTCCAAGCTACACGAGAGACGAAGGAAAAGAATATTACGACACCTTGTACATGTCGGCAACAAAAGATTTTTTAAGAGTGCCTCTGCTTTCAAGTCCGGCCAAAGGCTTGGCCTCAGGGTATCACGGCATAGCTTTCAATCAATTAACTTTCTTAGCCCAGACAGCCGGTACTCAAGGAGTACACGGCAAAACTTTTTCAAATGGCTCGAACAGCAAAGTATACGGTCTTGCCCTTGTGGCCACTCCTTCCTGGAGTGACAGCACTAGAGACGTAGTATTCGCTAGAAAATATTACGCTACTGCAAACCAGGTAGCCAAGCAGGCTTCCAGCCAAATAGGCGTTAGCTGGATTGAAAAATTCAAGTGAGGTGAGTAATGGCTGGAAACTGGACAGACAACGTAAAATTTATTCAAGACGGCGAACGCGTAGACGCAAATATCTCTGGGCGTCCAGACAGGTCTTTGGCAGATAGGACTGTATATCTTAAAGATAGAATAGACGCCATAGACAACGGACAAGCTACGTTTGCGTTTGATGTGGCCGTGGACGAGACCGTTGTTGTAGGCAACGCTGTTTATTGGAATGTGGCCAACCAGAGGTTTGAGAAAGCTCTGGCTGAGGTCTACTCAACAACAAACGGCTCGTTCGAAACAACCTCCAGAACTGAAGTTGTTGGAGTTGTGTACAGCAAGGCTTCAGCTACTGTTGCCACGCTTGTTCTTTCAGGAAAAGTATCGTTAGACATATCTCCAGCGGTAGTAGGGTCTGTAACTCCAGGCAGGTATTATTTATCAGGACAGGAAGCTGGAAAAATACTAAAACAGTCTCCAGGCTTATCAATATCAGTACTGTACGCTGACGGAAATGGCGTTGTTTACGTAAGCATTCAATCTAAAAATCTTTTAGAGGCGCATGTTCATTACAAGGCTGAGCTTTACATGAAGCCAGCCGGTACGGCTACCGTACAAAACGTTAATGGAGCGGATAGGGCTGTAATCACATCTCCAGACCCTGACTTAATGGGTTGGCTGCCAGCAGACCATGAAGTTTTTAATGGCCTGGCTCCGTACGGATCGGCTTTCGGTTATAACCTAGATAAGGACACAAAGCTGGCTCCACTCTGGCCGCCTCTTCCTGAATCTAGTGCGTCGTTGACTGTTTTTATGGATTTAGAGATAGGAGCAGCGTTACAAAATTTTGGATTAGAGGTGCCTACCGGACCTAACGGTTTAGTTATTGTCGACAGGAATGGCATATGGTGGATGAGCAACTGTAACGGAGAGGCTCCGTGGCAAGAATACTACAGCTCTTCTTCTGTTCAAAGCGCTACAAGTTACCCAGAGTGTCCAAGAAACGCTGAGAGCAAGCTTGTACTTTATTTTTCTAAAGTTAGATACGGTAACGACAGCTCTGTAGTAACAAGCATAAGGCCTTACAACGACGCCACTCCAATAAGGGTAGTAGATCAAGACGGAAACAACGTCACCGCTGGCGACGTAATATTAAAGTTTGATAGCACTTATCAGATAGACCAGGAAAATGTATCTGGTAGCTTGGCGCTAAAAAACATAGTTAACAATAAGTTTAAAAGGGGTTACGTCACAGAAGGGCTAATAGCCGCTGACGACTCTGTGGTCATCACCAGCACTCACTCTTTTGTAAATGGAGACTCAGACACAGTTCACCAAGGGGTAGTCAGCATACGTGCTGATGTTGAAGGCCTTGAAAGATTCATAACTCCTCAAGTAGTCAGAGTAATAGACGCTAAGGAAAGATATGAATCTGAAATAATGTACCTAGGGTTTCAAGCCGAAAAAACATCATCAGTCAGGTATAAGTTTAGAATGCCTGGCGCTAGCAACTTTCCAACCAACCCTAGGATAAAACTAAGACTGTGGCTATATGGAGACGCTTCAGGCTCTCCAAGTCTAAATGTATCTTATAGGCTACTGCCCAGGCCTGTGGCTGCCACGGCTCTTCCAACCTCTGACACTATTCACGGCAGCGTCTCTGTGACAATAACCTCAGGACAATACAAGGAAGTTGAAACTGCGGCTATTGTGGTAACAGAGTCGGCTGAAGTACTGTTTACTGTAGAGAGAAGTGCTACAGACGGGTATTTGGGAGAGATAGGAATAATTGATGCCGTAGCCGTGTTGTACTCAGCTTAAGGTGCCAAATGCCATCACCAGCAGTATGGGGTTTAGAGTGGCTAAATGCCAATGCCCTAAGAAGTTATCCTTTAGCTGACAGCGCCACAAAGCTAGATCAGAGCTCGTCATTTCGTATCCCAGACACGATAATTTTATCTTTATACTTTCCTGTAAATGCCGGCGTAAACGTAGTTCCTGAAAATTTCTTTATTTACTCCATGTCCATGTTCAGCACAGGGCTTACTTTGGTTTTGGGATACTTAGGAAGCAACAATTCAGTAACCGCCGTAGCCAGCACGTCTATGGCTTTTTCCGCGCATACAGAAAACAAGAGCTACGCGTTAGTAGGAATAGATAGTTATTCAGACTCTGTTGGTAAAATAGTTTTTGGAAAACTAGAAGAAATAAAAGCTCTGCCTGCTGGGCAATACTTTTTTGACTACTCTGGCGGTAAGCTAGATACAGACTGTATCCGGCCAATAATAAGAGGCGTCACTTCAATAACTTTAGTGAATGGAAACGACAGATCAGAAAAGCTTACTGGGGCAATAGAACTTATAGCTGGAACGAATGTATCCTTAACCTATTCTCAGCAAGGAACAGATGCTCCAAAAATAAGATTTGATGCCGTTAGCGGAGAGGGTCTTACAAAAGACTGCGTCTGTACCGATGAAGCATCTCAATCTCCTTGCATAAGAACAATAAACGGAATAGCGCCTACTCCAGAAGGAAACTTTACTCTCCAGACTGACACGAATGTAAGCCTAGACGCAAAAGTTAACGGGCTTCAAGTAAACGATCTTTACTCAAAACCTTGTTGTGGTTGTCAAGAGCTGGAGGCCGTAACAAATGACTTGCAGTCTTTGCAAAATTCTGCCCTGAGTCTAAGTAACTACATCAGCAGGCTTGATGGTAGCGTGACAGCCATGACTACCACAGTCCTGGGGAGCAAGCTAAATGACACAGGATGCGAAAGTTCCAGCGCCCCGTTGTAATGTATGCAATAAAGAAAAACCGCTGTCTGAGTTTGATACTTTTACATACAGGGGAGTAATCAATTACAAGAAGACATGCAAAGTATGCTTGAGCATAAAGAAAATACCAAAAAGAAGAGGAGGCATGTCAGACAGGAGCAGGGCAATCTTAAAGAGAACGCAGCTGGAAGACTTTAAAAAAATTAGGCAAGAAAAAAGAAGGGTAGAGAGTAAGTCGTTCAGGGAAAGGAGCGCGGCAGAGAGAGCAAAAGTCATAGAGCTGTTGGGAGGAAAGTGTGCAAACAAGTCTTGCGGAATATCGTTAAGAGACGTGCTGCACATAGACCACATAGCCGGAGGAGGCTCCAAGGAAAGAAGGAATGCTAACTCTCTGCAAAGGTATAGAAAGGTGCTCAAGAATCCTGAAAACTATCAGCTGCTGTGCGCTAACTGTAATTGGCTCAAGAGGTATACAAACGAGGAGAAGTAATGGGCGTCGTTGCGGAAGGAGGATATGGAATAGCCGTTAACCCTTACGGGCAGCACTTTCCATTTATTCATGAAGTCGCAGAGATGCCACGGCTTTTGGCCGATATGTACTTGTGTCATAACGTAGAAAGCGCGGTCTTACCTTTAAAAATAAAAACAGTACTAAATATAACTCAGCCTCCTTCAGAAGAAAGAGCGGAGGTCTGGGTAGTAGACGCTAACGGCTCTACGGTATTCGTATCAGATGAGACTGAATATAGAGTAGATACTTGGTCAGACCGTTTTACAATTCACGAGTGGAAAGCAGAAGACGCAATATGCAGAATAGTGCAGCATAATGGCCAACATGACTTGGAAGACGTAATTTCTTACCCTTCATTCATAGAGCCAGAAAACGCGATATTGGACGAAAGGGTTTCTGAGCTTTTACCAAAAACTGTAACTAGTCTGATAGTAAACGGTAACACTATAAAAAACGCTGTTGAGTTTGTAGCAGGCTATAACTTCAAACTAGATAATACCGAAACAGTAACAACCGCAGGAAAAGCTAGGGTAAACAAAGTATACATTGAAGCTGTGCCAGGGTACGGGCAAGGACAATACCCAGGATGCGTAGATACTTACGCTGAGTTGAAAAGAATAAACGGTGTTGGACCAGACGCTAATGGGAATTTCGTGGTTCAAGCTAAAGACTGCTTTTGGACAGCAAGAACTGGCACAACATCTGGAACAGGAGAAAACAAGAAAATACTTATAGGAAACAACAACGGATTCAGCCTTAGAAACAACTGCCTGCCTTGTTGTTCTTGCGACGATTTCGTTAACACGTATAGAGCTCTAAAGAAAGTTCATGAGATATATAAAACAATAAGCGAGGCAGCGGCTAGAGTTCGGACTAATCATTCGTCTAATGTGGCCAGGCTTGAGCAATTTAAATTATGTAGAGACAGCTACAGCCCTTTGAGCATATCTGTAATACCGTACAGGTTCAAAGACAGCGTTTGCGCCAAAGTGGCTTTTGGTCTGTGTAACTCTTCAGAAGCTTGCAAAAGTACAGTAAAAGTAAACTTAGACTTTTCAGGGTCGACTGACTTGGTTGGAAGAATTAATCCAGACAGCCTTTTTATATATGACGGTAAAGGCAACAAACCTACTAGCTATTCCATAGGAGGAGAGTGGCCAAACCATTATGTGGAGTGGAACGCCATAAACCAACAAAGGTTGGCTCAAGTAAAATTCGATATATCTTTCTACAAGAGCCAAGACCTTACTTGGATAGGAGAAATTCCTCTACTAGACGCTCCTAACGGAAACTTTGTCACTAAAGCTTTCATAGGACTAATAGGAGGAAACTTTGGAGCTTGGATAGGTTTCATAGATCAAGCAAGATTTGCCGACAAGGGAATCGTTACCTACATACCGTCTGAAAGCACAACAGGAGCTGCTGGGGCATTAAACAGTACTACCTTTACAGATATAGGCAGCTTCTCAATAAAACTAGTCGACGATCCTAACCCTTACTCTGTGAACATGAAGTCATTGCATGTGAAGTATGAGAACAACACGGACTATTACGCGACTAATTACAAAAGAAAACAAGAAATAGTTTACAGCGGTCCTCTGTACGCGGATTATAAAATACCGCACACTCCTGGGCATCCTATAACTGATTCTGATTTTGTGACTATACAGCTGACAGCTAGAACAAACGGAACTGTGATACCTAAAGGAATAATTTCAAACACTACGTACCTCAAGGTGCCGTAATGGGTTCGGTTGTAAACAACAACTGGTATAACCTTAATTCGACCAGGCAGTATCCTCTGGACGATGGAGTCACGGGCGTTGACGACAACGGCGTCAACATGTCTGACACTATAATTACAGATATAAATCTTAGGCTGCCGAAGTCTTTAGGCTCACTGGTAATGGTCAGCGGCGTAAACGTAACTAAAACTTTAGTAACAGTTACTCTTGTGGCAGTAAAGCATCCGGCCAACTATTCAGACACAGATCAACCTGTAGCCGTAGAAACGTATTCTCCTGTTTGTGCCGTGACTGTAAAAAAACCTCTTCAGATAGGTAAGCCTTATTCTGTCAATCCTCTCAGCGAAGGAGTTGGCGGCTGGATAGTATTTGGAGAAGGCACCAACACTGAGTATAGCGGAAGGTTTAGTAGTTCTAGCCAGTCGTCTTTGAATCCAAAAACTTCTAGGTTCTATTCTAACTTTCCCGTGACTTCTTTGTCTAAAGTAAATAGCTCCATATTGTTTAAAGGTCTGATAGAGCTAAAGGAAGGAACCAATGTATCAATAACAAAACAAACAAAGTTAATAGACGGGATAGAAAGGCAAGCCATAGTCGTCGCATTGAAAGAAGACCCTAACACTAACGTATTTGATAAGTACAGAGGTAGTTGCTCTGGAAGACCTGAAAGCAACACGTGCAACAAGGAAGGTATTCAGTTCATAAACTCTGCTGTGCCAGACTGCGCAGGGAATATAAACATAATATTTGAAGAACCTTTTGAAACAGCCAAATATGTTGATGAAGATGAAAATGAAATAGGAGGAATAGCCGTAGATTACCCGCTGGGTCTTATAGATACTTGCGCGGCTACCAACAGACTTCCAGATGACGCAGGAGATTTTGGAGGAAGTAAAGACCCTCAGTGTGAACTAGTCAGACATTATTATCCACTTCTTCCCGGTAGGCCTTTTGGGCATATAGGCGAATATGGCAGAGTAAGCTATCACGGATGCGACTGTCCTCCTGGGGCAGACTGTTGTTGTCCGGGAGGTCCAAGCTATTACGAAAAAGCTATAGCCCCCAAAAAAGAAATAAAGTTAGAAACGTATGTACATACATACACTGATTGCGGGGATGTCCCTTTTCTACAGTTTTGTTCTAACGTGCCTTGCGATCCTAACCCTATTCCTCATGATTTTAATTTACCTGTAAGTAATTGGTTTTTTTATTTTAAAGTAAGTCTACCGTCTGGGACTCTTCTGGAAATATATAAAAAAGTTCGTATATACGTTAAGGTCTACAGAGTCTTGTTTGACTCATTAAAAGAAAGGCTTATTTTTACTTCTAAAAAAGTTAAACTTGAATACGGAAAGAGTACAGAAATAAATCAAAAATTTGGAGGAACCGCTTTTAAATCTAACAGCACTTTTAAAGTTGAGCTTTACGCTATAAATGACCACAGCACTTCTCTTTCTGTCAGGCTATCAACTCATAATGACTGCCCGGCTATTGCAGACATGACCAAGCCTTGCGACCCTGCTGGCCAGATGAGCATAGAGTGGGAACCTAAGCCTACGACAACTCCAACACCTGCCGCTTTGTTAGACGAAAGTGTTTCTGTAATAACTCTTGACTGTCAAGATTTACCTGTGACTTTGTATTTCAACAATGACACTGCGGATAAGTGGTACATAGACTCAGGAGAATTCAACACAGTAAAGCCTCCAGAGATAGACTCTGGGTTCTTGTCTATGGAGACTGTCTATAGAGCTTTGAGCACAACTTATTTCAATTCAGCATTGTGGCACGACTGCGGTTACACATCTTCAAGTAATTTACTAATATCTTCAGAAATATTGATACCTGAAGAAGGCAGCAACGCCGGAATAGTCCTTAACAGTAAGTTTAATTTGGAAACAAAAAATAACGAGTTCATTTTTGTAGAACTAGACCAAGAGAACGGAAAGGTAAATATTTCAAAGATATCGGGGGAGTCTGCTTACCCAATAAGTTCGTCCTCTGAAATAAAGATAGAAAAGAACAAATGGTACAGGCTGTCTGTGTCAGTAAAGCCTGGAGAAGACAGCGAGTCTGCAAAAATAAATGTAGCTCTTGAAGATACATCCTCAGCAGAAAGGCTGATGACCGTCACTACGCAAACGTCACTTTACGGTAAAGCTGTTGGTGTTTCTGGCGTAGGGTCAGACAAGAGCCCTGCCCTGTTTTCTTATTTTCACATTGAGAAGGCATGACCGGAGACAGCCATGTCAGTAGAAAGAGTCTTTGGTCTTGAGTATAGGGACGAGCTGGCTGATACCAGATATCCGTTTTCTGACTCCTCAAGCCTTAAAGCAGACACCGGATACGACCTACCCAAAGATATTTTTTTGGACGCTGCCATATACCCTGCTGGGTTAGCGTCTCCTATGTATCTTAAAAAAATATCAGTTCAAATACGGGAAGTTATATTAACTATAGGAAACTCGTCAGGCACTGTTTTAATAACAGGAACATTCGACCCTCTTGGAGATGTGGGAGAAGTTCCTCTCTACGACAAACACGGAAGGTCTGCGGGAATAATAGTTAGTGATGAACAAAGACTGTCTGTTTTTCAAAGTTGGCAAAGCGGAGATCATGACTTTGGTATAAACGCCGAGTTTGTGGCTTCTACCGTAATACCTATGCCACAAAATCACGTTAGTGGATTTTTGCTTCCAGACGGGTCGGTGGTTACAGGCGACATCTGGCTTGTTGGAGAAAATGGAGTAGCTGTCAGGCAAGACACTGACGACTCTATACGAATAGATTTGATAGGTGATCCGCTCTTTAAAAGAAAGCTGTGCTCAAGCACAGAGTTCTTCACAACTCCTAATTTTGTAAAGACAATAAATAACATACCGCCAAACAGCTACGGAGACTTCCAGCTATCTGTTAATAACGAAATAGCAGCAGACACTATTCTTAGGATTTACCCAGAAGCCGGAGGAAACTCGATAAGAATCGAACTGGCCGGTCAGCAGCTGGGAGGAAACTAATGAGCAGAGCAGGTTTTTATTCTGATAACGAGTTTAGGGCTTATCCTTTTGTAAAGGACTCTGGAGCTTTTGTTCTATCAAACAAAGCCATAGTGGACTTTGGCTGTACCATGCGGGCTAACTCTGGGTTTGTTCCAGGAACGCATAAAGTATGGCTGTACCAAATAACTAAAGTTTCTGACGACTATACTTTTCATTTTAAATGCGATGCTCCAGGATTAGTTGGTAAGTCTTTGGTTTTTAGGTTCAGAACTGGCGATCCTGAATACGCTACTCAATTTTCAAACGAGATTGTTTCTGAAGAGTATCTTACGCAGTCGCAGGTGGAAGGGTACTGCAACGACGATGTGAAATGGGAAGGCTTCATGGTTATAGGAAAGCTGGCTTATGCCGATCTTTCTTTTATACCCACTACTATTTTGACTTGGAAAACCGTGTATGACGGTTTGCTGCACAAGTCTGGAGAAAATTTTATTCTTTATGCTGACGCGGCTCCTGACGGAGAATCCGTAGCTGACAATACTAAAGGTATATACGTAGAGCCTGCTTTGATTCAAAATTTGTCAGATGGCTACGTTAGAACAATAAACGTGGCTAACAGGTCTAGGACCGTGGTAACAAATGTCGCTGGATGCGACAACGTAGAGCCTGTAGACGATTTAGTGTATGTGCAGTCTGAGTGCTTGTTTGGAGACGTTAAAATAAAACCAGGATTCAACTGCACCCTCAGGTTAAACTCTAACGATAATTCCATGACAATAGGTGGAGAAGTAGGCGCAGGAGAAGGAGAGCCTTGTTCTGAGTTTAAATTTTATCCAGAAGAAGTTTCTCCAGACGGAGGCTTGTTCTACACAGGCGGACCCGCCTGCAAAGAAATATTTCAATCAATAAACGGAGTTAGCGGTAAGGTAGTGCGGATAGTGGGCGGACAAGGAGTTGAGGTAAAACCAGGAAACGACGCGCACACGATAATCATATCAGGCGACAGTCACGGACTAGCTGGCTGCCCTGCGTAAGTATCCTGAGGAAACCAGACATGCCAGCTATTTTTGACACAAGCAAATGCAGCATCTCATCCATAGCAGCAATACCGGCTGATGCCTTTGCCTATGTTGATGACTGCGAAATACCGTTTATTCCGCCCCCTATAATGGACTGCCCTGTTTTAGACATAGACCTTCCGCAGATAGGCCCTGTAGGGCCAGCCGGAGTTGCAGGCTTGCCTGGTCTGGACGGACCCTGCCCTAGAGTCAATCTAAACGTCACAGGGTCAAAGATTGAATACTCCAAGAAAGCTACAAATCCAAGATTCATAGTAAATCTTGATAAAAGTTCTAGCTCGTCCATATGCGAATACGACAATGATTTTCAGATAAGCCTATCGCTGCCTTGTCCAGATTTTGACTTTGAAGCTTCAGCTTCTTCTCTACCAGCTGCTGAGATACCTACAGCCTCTGTTAAGAAAAGAGATAAGTATCCGTCTGAAGACAAGTGTGGCAGCGTACTTACTTTTAAATTTGGTGTGCCCAAGCCAAGTATCTGGCTATCCGGTTACGGTCCTCCGTCAAACTCAATAGGTAGAGACAACGACTTTTACCTAAACAGAGGAGAAACTTATCTAGGGTCAGGAGTTTACGGAAATGTTGGTAGAGGTGATGTTTATAAGAAAAAGAATGGAAACTGGGGGCCTCGTGATACAAATATAAAAGGAGACGATGGTTCAGACGGAGCGGACGGCAGCGACGGCACAGAGACACCTATGGCCTGTTGCCCTCAAACCTATTATGGTTCTATAGTTACTGGTGTTTATTGTCAGGGCAACCAACTGATTGTGCAGTACCAATCATGACAACGCAGTCTTTTAATTGCACAGGTTCCGAAGCATTAGATACCGCGGCTCCTCAGTCTAGGTTATGCTGCGGTTTTTGTTGTGACTTTCCTCTGTATTTCAGTGGCACTATAGGCCCAGCTACAAGCATTAATCCTTTTTTTCCTAACTCATTTTGTCAGTCTTCGTTAAATTGGCCATTAAGCGAAACTCCTGTGACATTGTGGCGTACGAGTCCGTGCCCAAGCATAAGTTACTCAGCTCCAGGCATAAACAGTTTTGGCTTGTTTATAGCCAGCACTGCAAACGACTTTTATCCCATTTGTAAAGGCTCTAGCCTGTCTGGTTCAGCGTTTACTGACAGATGGAAAGTAACTAATGCTACGTCTGTTACAGGCTCGTGCTCTACTGATGGGTCTGGAAACGTCACATTCAACATGAGTGGAATAGTCAACAACGGCATATGCCAAATGCCTTTTGAAATAACCTCGTGGGGAGGTTACGTCACGGGCGCCTGCGAGCCAGGACCCAACGACCGCCCACCCACCTGGTGCGTACGCTACGAGCAAAGTGATACGTATGGCTGCGTTACCTCTTGGTTTTTCCCAGGGGTTAGCGGTGTTGTGACGGTTTTGAGCGGTCCTTACGCATCAACAAGCGACTGTAATTCGGCTTGCGCAGGAGGCGGTAATACGCCTAACCCGTGGTGGTGTGTGTCTGGTAACTGTGTTCAATCAGACGCCCGACCATCGGGATCAACGAAGGACGCTTATCCAACTCAAGAAGCTTGTTTAGCCGCTTGTTACATTAATCAAGGTCCTGGATTTTACTGCCACAATTATTACAACCCGACCTTGCAGCAATCTGTGGTTGGCTGTGATTACTTTATGCGAACACCGTCTAGTAGTAGTCAAAGATACTCAACAATGCAGAACTGTTTAAACAACTGCGGCACTACAACTACAACTACTACAACTGAGGAACCTACCACTACAACCACTACAGAAGAACCACCACCTCCTGAAGGTTAATAGGAGTTGATTTATGCGAGGCAGATCAGCACATAGACTGTTAGCCAAATGTGGTGGGGGTTCTCAGCAGTCATATGTCTGTGAACCTTTCAAGACAGCTACCGTACATGTTTTTCACAGCTCTCAAACAGGCAGCTACCCTATAGTTTATAACTTAGGAAACTGTGCTTCAGCTCAGTTTTACCCTGAGTCCCTTGAAAGCGGCTACATACAAGACTTGTTTCTTCCGCTCTCTTCGAGAATAGGTAGCGAAAAAACAGGAGCAGTCTACGGGCATTCTGGAGAAAACTTAATAAATCAGCATAATCCTTACAGAGTTAAAAGTTTGCCGACTTTGCGTTTTTCAAGCGCAGACTTGGACAAATGGAAGTTTAGAAGAACTCACCCGCCTTTTAGCCCACCACAGCTTAACTCAGCAGCCGCGCACCCTCCAGAAATAGAAAACCCGCTTGACCCGCCAATGTACGCTGTTGGTCCTGGTATAGCTAACTATCACGCTTATTACACAGTTAAAAGAAGAACGTCTTGCGATGCGCAGTATTCTAACTACCTTAACTGGTGTTTTACGGATGAAGGCGTTACGGACATGACTACGGACGGCGAACCAAACTGTCCTAAAGACAGCCTTGGATTCAGCTATCCAGCAAAACACATATGGACGAATGCAGACGTACCACAACCTTTTCAAGCAACTGACTGGTGGGAAGACTCGGGCGCGACACCAGTTACTACCTGGTTGCCCACAGGTAAAGGGCTGATACCGTTTTGTACGCCTATAACCGCTTACAACAGTAGCGGAACGCCTTTAGGGCAGTACATCGGGCTTTGTCATATGATTTTTTTCAATAATAACTTTTATGTTGGAGCTAATGACCAAGGAGCGCAGACAGCGGCAGACCCAGGAAACCTGCCTATAGACTGGACATCTTCAGAAAACCCTCAACCGCCAGTTAAGCGATGGAAGGACGCTCACAGCGTTGACGTTCACATTTATATGGTAGCTAGCCCTGCAAGCCCTGGTTCTCTTAAGTCTCCAAGGATATGTTCTAAAAGATTCTGGAGGCCGAACAACACTATTGGAAACACCTGGAATCCGCAGATTAGGGGCATATGTTTTCCAGACAAAACCTATTTTCTTTGCGGTTCACCTAGAGGTGATTGGGGAGCGCGTTTAAAATTGAAAATTCTAAACTCAAACGAAACTGTAGAAAGAGTTATAAGCATGGGTAACTTCGCTGCCTATCTGGTGCCGTAATGCCGCAAGAAACTCAGTCCGTAGCATACAATCTGTGCAAACAAGATTACTACGAAGTAATCGGTACTTTTCTTGAATGCTCTTTGTGCAATGCTGGCTGGCCTATGAAAACAGGCCGAATATCTTTTTCGTTCTATACCGTCCCCTGCCGTCTGAACACCGGCAATCAAACATATGTTAACGAGAACTCCAACTATCCGTCTCCTAGTTGGTTTTGGGGTTTTGAAGAAACAGAAATACAACTAGCCTGCCCACCTGTAGGCGAAGGTGAAGAGTACGCAGCTAACATTTGGGTAGGTAGAGCGGAGAGAAGTTCCAGGCCTACCAGCGATGGCGGCTCTATTCTCTTAGAAATTTTGGCTAAGTTTACTCAGATAAACAACACGACAGCGCAGGTAGACCTGCAATTCAATGTTTTAGTCGGCTCGTACTGGCAACCTTATTTTAACGTCAGTACTTCGTTAGTTAGAAAAGATGCCGACCTGTGTCTACCTTGCGGAAGAAGCTACGCTAGTGATTTTATACCAGTCAGTCCATCTTCTGTAGTTTGCCACGGCGATCTTAGATTCGTAAAAATAAACGCTGGAACGTCTCCTTGGTTTGAAGGCTGTGGGCCAGAAGTGGAGTCTTTGCCTGGTTTGTCTGTGACGGGTCCTGTCTGCTCGTTTTTTGACGGCACCAGGATGTTTACATGCTTTAGAGCTTTGTTCTACAACAACTGCGCTTGTGTTGGGCCTCCTCCTTGGTGGACGGTTCCAGGACTAAAAAACGGAGATACTTACACCAGCGGCTGCGCCAGCTCAGGCGCGCAACTAAAGTGTAATTGCCTTTACGGCAAGAAGACGGGACAAAACAGTGTCACGGCAGATCACTTTTTAGTCTTAGACAACTACTTTAATTTAGGTTGTCCAGGTGAAGGCGATACTGTCTATCAAAAAGTGCAGTTAGGAGTGTTTTCTAGCGCAGGCTATGAGATTATAGCTAAAGATGTTGGTAACGGTAGCTTGTGCTTTGTGCTTAGGGCTACGAGTTTCCCATACGCCTACGAGGTAGCTAGCTCCGTAACTGTTGTTTCTGACGCTACTCCATACGTTATGCAAGTTGATTTTGCTATGTTACAAGCTCGCGTATTTATCTACGCGATGAAGTTTCCTAACCCAGACATTCTTCCAGAATTGTGCTACACGGGCACAGGCACAACTCCAAGTTGCGGAAATTTTGGTACTAATGCCGTAAGCGTTAACCAGTATATCTGTTCTGGTATATGCACTTACGTTTTCAGTTCTTTGTTTGAGGCTTGGGTTTTGGATTCGTCTAATTGTCACAGTAACATGGGTTACACGTGCTCTTGTCCGTCTCCTCCAGACCCTGCTACACTTTCACCGTATCCGACAGAAGGTCAAACGTACCAAATGGAGTGCCGATGACACCTCAAGAAATATTAGCTAAGTGCGCAGAGCACAACGTTAAGATGCGAGTAATCGACGGCAAGCTGACACCTGTTGGAAGCGTCAGCTTGGACTTTTTAAAGATTAGCGCTTCTTTCATACCCTACAAAGCAGAATTGATTAAATACATTCAAGAAAACCATCCAGAAATGGTGGGACATCCCGTTGAGCTTAGCAGCTCTTACACTAACCCTGTACCAGTACCCAAAACTATAAACGTCAAAGGAACAGCTAACGAAAAAATTCAAAGGCTTAGAGTGCCTTGCGTACATCTAGGACCACCGCTAGAAAAAGCTTCAAGCTGCGGTTGCAATGGCGCAGTAACGCACAAGTGTAATTTGTTTGAAAAATGTAGGCGCGCTGGTGACTATAAAGATATAGCCGTATGCACGGAATGCGATAAGTACGAGCCGGTGTCTTGAAAGGCTTAAATGGAAAAGATCATATTAAGGCACCAAAGGGCTTTAGGCGACATAGTCGTAATGACCGCCCTTGCACGCGATCTTGAGAAGAGTTACCCAGGAAGATTTCACATAAATGTAGACACTACGTTTAGAGACGTGTGGCTTAACAATCCTTACGTTAAGCCAATGCCTGACAAGAAGAACGCCAGGATAGTAAACCTAACGTACGGAGCTTACATAAAAAAAGCGGCTACAGAACATACTCATTTCATAAGCTCTTTCCATAAAGATTTTGAAAAACAAACTAACATAAAAGTGTCTCTGCTTCAGCCTCATCCAGATTTACATTTAAACGAAGAAGAGCAAGAGTCTTTGATAGAAGGACGCTATTGGGTAATAGTGGCTGGGGGTAAGAACGACTTTACAACAAAGCACTGGATATACGACAGGTGCCAGAAGGTTGTGGATTCTTTAAGGCCCTTTGGAATAAAGTTTGTTCAGGTAGGCGGTAAAGGAAGTCATCCTACACACGCTCACCCTAAACTGAACAACGTTTTAGACATGGTGGGAAAAACAGACATCAGACAAATGATGCGTCTGATAAACAGCGCAGACGGAGTTATTTGCACAATCACTTCAGCGATGCACATAGCCGCAGCCTTTGGAAAGCCTTGCGTAGTAACAGGTGCTGGCAGGGAAGAATGGTGGTGGGAAGCGTATCACCAAAGAAATCCCGCTCTGGTGCCGGTTCAAAATTTGTTGCCTGTAAGCCATAGATATCTTCACACCATAGGAAAGCTTGACTGCTGCGCCAAGAAAGGCTGCTGGAAAAATAAAGTACAAAGGGCTGAAGGAGACAGAAGTTTTTGCTCGTATCCAGTGCAGGCGGAAAAAGGTCAGATGGTTCCGCTGTGCATGGACATGATAACTGTTGAAAAAGTGGTAGGTTCTGTTTTGAGTTATTACCTAGACGGCACTTTGCCGTTATTGGAGGGTATGGTGCTTCCAGATGTAACCCAGCCTATAACTTTTAAACAAGGCGAGGAAAGGTTCAGCTTGTTCGTTTTAAGGGAAGGAGGCGAACCTACCATGAGCGAACAGATGTTGGACATGCCCATAAATGAAACACCTTACGCAGTGACTGAATTGTCTTTGGCGGTAAACAAGAAGGAAACAATAGACACAGGTCCTCCAAAGCTAGTGACCCCAGAGCTGGCGTCTCCAAGAACTAACTTGATGGTTGATGCTTTCAACGGACCTGTGGTCAGACAATCCGCCGGTACCAGGCTCGTAGACTCTCCGCACATAGGCGGAAAGATAACAATGTTTGTTCTGCTCTATGGAAACTTTCCTGACATGCACAGAAGGTGTCTTACAGCAATTCAAAACACGACTACCAGAGATTCTGTAGAGCTCAGGGTTTACTGCAACAACGTTTGTCTTGACACCCAAGAGCTTTGCAAAAAACTATTCAACGATGGAGTAGTCAGTGTCATTTACAGTTCGGACAAAAATAAATTCAAATACCCGTGCATGAGAGAAATGTTCCACGACGAAAAGTTTCCAATAAAAACAAAATGGGTTCTATGGTTTGATGACGATACCATGTGCGACACAGACCCGCTGTGGTTTGACAAGCTATGCTCTGTAATAAATTCTACAAGTATAGCAGACTCTAACTTTGGTATGCTAGGACCTATCTATCATTACGCTTTACAAGATAGACACGCTAATTGGATCAAGCAAGGAAAGTGGTACAAAGGAAGGCAGTTCAGAGACAAGTCAGGAAAAGAGTCTGTGAATGCCAACAAGATATTTTTTGTTACCGGCAGCTTCTGGGCTTTGAAGACAGAAGCTTTAAAGAAAGCCGACGTGCCCGACGAAAGGCTGTCTCACAACGGTGGAGACATTTGCATAGGTGAACAAGTCTGGCAAAATGGATATAATCTTAAAAGCTGGAACGGTGACAAAAAAATAGTATGTTGGTCAAGCACCGCTAGAAGAGGCGCTAACCAGCCTATCTTTAACATATAGGTGAATCATGCCTGATAGCAGCAGCATTTCAATAGGCGACTACGGTCGTGGACTCTATTTGAAGAGGTACACACAAACAAGGACTAACGCAAACAGCATAGACGGCTTTAGGTTCAAGGTAGAAGCTTACGGCGGTAACAACATACCCAATAAAATATTTAGATACGCCAAGGAAGATTTGAACGCAAGGGAGGCAACTTACAGACTGGCCTTTGACGGAGTTTGTTCTCCTTCAGATATAGAAGAGTATCCTGAGGACGAGCCAAACCCTGAAGGTTTTCCTCAGTTTTGCAGATTGGACTATGTAGACCTTGTGTTCAGGTCCCAGTCAGTAGCCGAAGACGCTTGGCAAATTTTAGTAGAAGAAGTAACAAACCTGGTATCAACTTTAAATATCATGGACGTAATGGAGCCTTCTGATAATTTGAAAATTGGAGACCCTCCTCCAGCAGACTCGTCTTCTTCCATAGGCTAGGTGTAAGATGGCAGAAAAAATAGTAATCATAGAAGAAGCCCTTATAGCTTCAATTCTGTCTAACCCTAAGCTGCTGGCTGACTTGCCTAGCATAAAGCTGGCGGCAGCCTCTAAGTCTTCAAAGCCTGGCTGCAAACCTTGCGCAATGAGGGCTAGGGATAAAATCGCTGACTACTCAAAAGTAAAGACAGTTATATCGAACCTTAGAGGAGAGAGTCTGGCTAAGTTCAAAGAACACATAGGAGCAGACAAGATAAGGATACTGCAAAGGACGGACAACGGAAAAATAGTACAAACAACTCTTTAGTTAATAAATAACAAAGTTCTGTCATAATACGATGTTGATATAGTTGTAATTTGTTTTTACCCTTAAGCCTAAACAGTTCGTAACGAACTGTAATGTCCGGATGGACGGTGAGACCTTAGGGTCTCACCCACGCGTGCGTGGATAAGGGGTATTAGGGCGAGTTGCGTGAGGTTCTACCATCGTCTCACCCACGCGTGCGTGGATAAGGGGACCTGGAAAATCGCGAAATGGCGCTTTTGAGGAGTCTCACCCACGCGTGCGTGAATAAGGGGATAGTCCGGCCTTTCACCATCCATGCTCACCTGTCTCAACCACGCGTGAGTTGATAAGGGGTGGATGAAATCCGGCAGCGTGGGGCCTCAGGGTCTCACCCTCGCGACCCTGGTCGTGAGTATATAAGTTTTAAAAGTTTAAGTCCTGGCTTGTTCAGAACTTAAACTTTTAAAACTAAAAATTTAATTTAATTTTATATTAAAAGTAAACCTTCCCACGCCTACTTTAACGGTGTGGGTAACCGAGGCTATTTGCTTAGCTATTGGCAAAACATAACGTTGTTAGTAATATAAAGCTGTCTTTTTGTTTTTTATAAAAGAAAGGAAAGTTATGAAGATTGCAGAAGCGGCCAGCCAAAGAACCGGAGATCGGGCAGAGGTTGCAGTAGAGGGAGACAACCTTGAGCAGGTTTACAGCCTCCAAGCTAGACAAGCTGCTCTGGATCATGCTGTTAAGCTAGGGTTGAACAGACCGGGCTTTAACGGCTCTCCCTGGGTTGAGTGGGTAGACGACTCTGGTAATGTTTTGGTTGGAGAAGCTTTCAAAAATTCTCCTGTTAAGAAATGTAGGGCTCACTTCCCAATCCAAGCGGGCTTCTAATGGACGACTCCCGTTCTAATGTGTCTGATAGCTTTCAAGCTAGAAAAAGGGTGTGGCAAAACCCAGACAGTTTTGCCACGACTCTTTTGGCTTTGTTCATAGACACATACGGGACGGAAGGTCTCGACTGGGATCCTATGACGATCCAGTCAGAGATAGAACAAGACTTCGGAGTAAAGGTAGAAAGAAGTGTATTTGATAGGCTTATGGCTGGAATAGCCATTTTGACCACAGATAGCTTCTATAAGTCTCTGCCTGACTTTATAGCTCTTTGTAACGTTTTAGCTGGAGACTCTTACGACCCAGCAGTTTTCGACCCAGCTGACTCGGCTGAGATAGCGTGGGGAATGTCAGAAGGTATGCTCATAAGTCCTCCAGAGGACGACGAAGAAAATCCCTTCTCTGAAGACATAGTTAACTACATCGCCCAAACTTTAAAATCAGAAGGTTTACTTACTCCGCCTGATGTTTTAAAGGTTGGCATGAAAGAAGAGTTCAGTAAGATACTTGAGAAAGTAAAATACGATTACAGCGATGACCCAGAAATGTTCAACGCTGTTTACGATATGCAGTCTTCTAGAACAGGAGACAACCCTTAAGCCTAAACAGTTCGTAACGAACTGTAATGTCCGGATGGACGGTGAGACCTTAGGGTCTCACCCACGCGTGCGTGGATAAGGGGAAAAAGCGCTTTGAGGACCTAATACTCAAGGCGTCTCACCCACGCGTGCGTGGATAAGGGTGAGAGCATTTGTGTGGTGGACGCCCCTAGATCGTCTCACCCACTCTCGCGTGAATAAGGGGTGCGGGTTGATCCTCGGTAAGGTGTTTTACTGGGTAACGGGAGGAAGGTTCCTCCCGTTTTTTATTTTCATGGAGGTTGTTCGATGAGCGTGACTAAGCTGGCTCAGGATATCAAGGTTTACATCAAGGCGAACGTGCAGGCCCTGCACTTGATAGTAGGAGGTCAACAGGCCGAGGCTATTCACATGCTTCGGGAACTAACACAAGAACTGGAGGCTACCAACAAAGAGAACAAGAAATGGTTTCTGGCTATATGGGACGCGGCTAGGGGTTTCGGTCAAAACAACTTGATGAACCCTGTACAAGCAGTACAGGCAATAGCCGATCCAAACCGGAACGACCCGGTGGACTCTAAGGCTAATGCCATCATCGTGTTGTTAAACTTCCACTACGAGCTGGGTTCAAACCCAGCGGTAGTGTCAGCCTTTAACAGGGCGGTAGCTGAGTCGGCCTTTATCAGCAAAGGCACGACAAGGCTGGTAGTCATCATGACTCCCACGGAGTCTAATTTCAACCCCGATTGCCTGCCTTACGTTAAGCAGGTAGAGATGCCTTACCCGACAGCTGATGAACTTCAGCTGACTGTAAACAAAGTGAGGGAGGAGATACAAGCTGGCGGAGACTCCAGCGCTGTGGACACAACAGCTGACTTTAATTATCAGCTGCTGACGTCTTTGGGCGGTCTTACAGGCTCCGAGGCCCACCAAGCTTTGAGCGAGGCTTTCATTAGGTCAAGGGGCTTGGCTTCCCCAGCCCTTAGGTACATCGAAGAAACGAAGGGCCAGCTGCTTAAAAAGAGCCAGACCCTTACTTACACCTCTAGGGACAAGATCGCCAAGCTGGAGGACTTGGCTGGCTATGAAGAGTTCGAGGACTGGCTGAACTACCGCCTGATCGCTTACACGGCCAAGGCGGAAGAATTCCAGATCGAGCAGCCGAAGGGTTGTGCCCTAGTCGGCGTGCCCGGTTCTGGCAAGTCAGTCTGCGGCTCTGTCATCGGGCAGAAGCTAGGTATCGCCCTGGTACGCCTTGACGTAGGCGCTATCTTCAACTCGCTTGTTGGTGAGTCCGAGGCTCGTATGCGCGATGCCCTCAGGAAGGTAGACGCGATGAACGGCTGTGTCTTGCTAATTGACGAGGCCGACAAGGCTTTCGGCAATGCGCATGAAAGCTCTGGTGATAGCGGCGTTACCCGGCGTATCTTCGGCAACCTACTAACATGGTTGGCCGAGAAGAAGTCCAAAACGTTCGTGGTAATGACCATGAACAGAGTGGACGGTATGCCTCCCGAGCTGCTTCGTTCTGGCCGGTTCGACGAAGTGTTCTTCGTGGATACTCCTGCAGATTTAGAAAGGAGGAAAATTTGCGAGATCCACATGAGGAAACGAAACATCCAGTTTGACCATTTCACCGAGTCTAACTGGAATAAAGTAGTATCAGTCACCGACGGATTTGTCGGTGCTGAGATCGAGCAAGGCGTGAGGAACGTCGTGTTCAAGGCCATGGCTATCTCTGAGGAGAACCGTTGGCGTTTTGATCCAGAGCTTCTGGTTACCGAGCTCAAAGGAATAGTTCCTTTGACCAGAAGAAACCCTGAAGGTATTGCTCAAATCCGAAAGTTCGGCAAAGAGCACGCCCTTCCGGTTTCTCGACGCAGAGCCGAATCGGCTCAAGTCAAAACCCGCAGTTTGTCTGCGGAGATAGGAGACCCCAACCTGGTTCGTTGATTGATTGACAGGACACCAGGGCAGCACATCGCTGCCCTGGTTTTTTTCAGGAGGAAGACATGTCAGAAGAAATTGAAACTGCAGAAGAGGCAGCCACGGCAACGGCAACCGGAATAAGGGTGGAGACGCCTGAAATATCTGTAGATATTTCTAGGTATCCATCTTCGGTTATGCTCCGTTCTCTGAGGGAAAGGTTTCTTGCGGTAAAAGTTACCGTAGAGTCTCCGCCTATGGAGAAGATTATCCCGGATGCTGAGATCAGATCCGGCGACCAGGTAGTACCAAAAGACCTGGTTGCCGGCGCAAGATTCAAAGTCTTGCCGCAGAATCTCAGAAACCAAATGGCGCGGATAGGAGCCCGTGCCAGGAACCTACTCACGGTAGGTACTCCTTTTGTTGGCGGCTCCTGGTTGATTCCAGTAGCGCCAAACCGTCATGGGGTAAGACCTGTTCAGCAGGTACTATCCTCGATAGAAGAGGTTCGCCAGGAATACCGGGCGAAAGCCGAAGAGCTGCGGCCTATGTGGGAGCAGCATGTGGAAAGGATAAAAACAGACTTTCCGGTAGAGTACGAGGTGCTTAAAGGCTTCCTCGTATCTGGCGAAGAGTTTGTAAATCGCCACAAGATTTCGGCAATCCTTTTTCCGATGGGAGGAGGCCTCCCGTCTAACTTCGATACCTTGATATCTGCAAAGATAAAAGGTATGGGCCTGACAGCTGGCGACTCAAGCATGATGGAAAGGCTTTTGCCTGACCTGACTGCTGCCATCAAAGAGGTGTGCAACGAGAACGCGGGTGAGGCTCTCTCAGACCTCACAGCGGGCTCGGCGTGGTTGACTGAAGCTCAGAGGGCCACTAGCGAGGCCATCGGAGAAGCAGTCAAGAAAATGGTCCAGGAGCCATTGACTGAGTTTGCTCAGACTTTGGCCCACCTTGAAGAGTCCTTGAACAATGGGGCTAAGCTTCGTAGCTCCTCTTTCAATGCAGTGAAAGAGGCTTACGACAAGCTGCAAGCCTTTTCGTTCATGGCGACTGGCGACCTCCAGCAGAGGTTAGCCAACATCCGTAATAGTCTTGAGGGTATAAACCTTAAAGACTTGAACAGCAACTCTGACATGGCTAAAGCCATGTCTGCTTCACTGAAGAACGTGCGGGAAGAGTTGACCGCCGTTGAGACCCATGAGCGAGCCTTTGGTGGGTTCGTTCGTACTTTGTCTTTGGATTAAGAAAGGAAGGATTCCGATGAGCCACACGGCAACGGTTAAGACTGAGATCAAGGACGTGGACACTCTGCGGCAGGTCGCTGAGGGTTTGGGTTACAAGGTAACAACCGGCCTGAAAGAGGTACGCTTATTTGAGAACACTGAGAGAGGAGAGAATCTAACAAGGGTTGACATTCCAGGATGGTCATATCCGTTGGTTGTAAAGGAGGACGGAACAGTCGCCTATGACAATTACAACGGCTCTTGGGGAGACATCTCCAAGATGCACGCACTTCAGCAAGGGTATGCTGAGGCTGTCACTGTCAACAAGGCTCAGCAGCAAGGCCTACGGCTTCTGGGTCGACAGCTCAACCAGGATGGGACTATTCAACTAAGGTTTTCCCGCTAGGAGGACATTGTCATGGAAATTATTGTGAACATCGGTCGTGACGGGCAAGTCGAGTTTGACGTCAACGGCGTCAAAGGCTCCTCTTGTCAGGGTCTGACAGACAGCCTGCAGGAGGCTTTGGGCAAGACAACTGGGTCTGCCCTAAAGAAAGAATTTTACGAGAAAGAAGAGAACAGCCGTATACACACAAGGGGATAAAGTTAAATGTTGATAGAAGTCCGACCCGACGGCGGCCTGAAATTTATTTATGACGACACCCTTCGATGTCTTATGGCGGAAGGTAAGTCAGAAATAAAGAGGGCCTCTGAAGTGGAACCAACGGACTCTGGAAAATGGACCGCCGACCTGTCTAGGGTCGGCGGTCCTATTCTGGGACCGTTTGACAACCGTGCCGACGCCTTGTCCGCTGAGGTGGCTTGGCTTGAGCAGAATAGGTTTGGTGACGAAAAATGGTAGAGGAGGTTCTGGACTTAAAAGTCCGATTCATAAACAACGATGACGCTGACAAAGCGGCACTGTTGTTTATGTACTCGGAAGTAATGAGGAAAAAGAAGACTATCTCCAGGTTTATGAACCGCCTGAGGAAAGGTTCAGGTTATTCCACTCTCTGCCTTGAGTTTGGCGGAGAGATTGTAGGTATGCTTATGTACAAGCATAGTGTACCTAACATAACCATAGTTCTGTTGCACGTAGACCACCCTTTCAGGAGGAACGGTGGCGGCACGTCCATGGTTAAGTTTCTGGTAGACGCCTACGAGCGTTTCAGAATCAAAACGTCGATCTCAGTGCTTGTGCCTGAGTTGAATGTTCAAGCTCAGAAATTTTTCAGGAGTTTGAATTTCAAAGGCGTTGACATCAAGAAAGACAAGTTCGGTCCAGGCAATGATGGATACGGATTTGTCTATAACACGGAGGTTAGCGATGAATGACTCTGAATTTGAAGCTCTGTGCGAAGCTGCTAGGGAGGGAGACAAAGACGCCCTAGAAAAGATTCTAGGACACACGCACCAACTTAGGGATATGGTGCTTGAGCTGTCGGAGGGTCTAGAAGACGATGGCCTCATCGAGCAAGTGGAAGAGCTTGTAGGTGAAGAGTGAGGGAGCAGATAGAAGAATGGGCGTCTGACGCCGGAGAACTTCTTCTGTTTGCCGACGGCTTTGACCAAGCCATCATAGGCATAGGAAGGCAGTTCAATAAAACTGCAGTTGTTTATGACGAAGAAAAAGTCATAAGTATACTGCAAGAAAAAAACGGCATGTCCAGAGAGGAAGCCCTAGAATACTATGAGTTCAACATAGTAGGGTCTTTCGTTGGAGACGCCACTCCGATATTTATGTCCAAGGTTATTTAGCCTTGTACATAGCAGCAAGCTCTCTTATAGACTCTGCTTGCTTTACAACAGGAGACAGCCTGGCGCTTTCTGCCAGTTTGTCAAACAGCTGAGCGTCTCGCCTGGGTAGCGTTCTAAGCTCCTCGGCAAATTTCTCGGCGTCAAGAATAAGACCTCCTGCGGAGACCCTGTCCAAAAAGGAATCTCCCAGGAGGTCTTTTATTGCATCAGCTGAAATCTTCTCAAGGTCTGCTTTTTTGTAAACAGACCCTGAAGTTAGCTGAACGTGATCTTCGGCAAATTCGCTGGCCTGCTTGATTGTGAAAACAAACAGGTCTTCAGCGTTGCCTAAAGTTTCAAACTTGCTCAACTTATAGTCTCTATCGACTCTGTCAATTATAGAGGCTATCTTTCTCATTCCACTTATGCTGTGTACTGAGTTCTTGTCTTGTAAACAAGCTTGGGCTGCTTTGGCTAGACCGGCTTGAAGATCAATATCTTTACCCAAGGTCTTTAGGCACATAGCCCTGTCTAGAAGCATTCGGGCCGCTTTCTTAGCTGTACCTACGGCAGCTCCGGCCTGCTTGTACAAATAGTCTTGGTCTTCTGAACTGATTTCAGAAATGTCGCCTTTCTTGAGAATACGCTCAGCGATTTTAACACGATCGTAGTAGCCAAACTCTCCGCGATATTTTCTAAGATACTCACAAGCTTGTTTTGTCTCTGATGAATTACGTAAAGGAAGGTGCCTTTCCTTTACTCCGTTTTCATATTCAACAACAAAAGCAAAGATGTCATCTGGTAGAGCGTCAAGGCTGACAGAGTGAATCTGAGCGTGTTTTTCAAGAAGACTGTCTATGTGCTTCTTGATGCCGAAGTACTCTGCGGCCTTGACGATTCTACCTTGTATATGAGATGCTTTCTTACCGAGCTGGCCCTGATTCTCAAGGCAGTAGAGCATTGAGACGTAAGTGGCTGGAGCGGTGTGACAAGGAAAAGACAAGGCGGTAACGTCTGCAAAAACGTTAGGGTTTCGTTCTTCAGACGTGTAGTTGATTGAGTCAGACGACGCTGACTTAACAAAATCTGGCGCGTCGTATAGCTTGATCAGCTTGTGCAGTGTTTGGCCGTTTGCATCGCCTTGTTGGTCTAAGCGAGTAACCATATGCGTCCTACCTCTTCGATATTGGAAGCTATCGACTTTAAGTCTTTAATATCCCTTCTAGACCTGGATATCTCTGAAGACTCTGTACCAACTAGTCTAACCTGTCCGTTTTGCCATTGTAAGAAAACAATGACGGTATATCCAGACAGTTTTTACAAATCTCACTGGTTCCATTGTATCAGCTGTGGCAACTCAGGAGATCCAATAAATATAGCAAGCCAGGTGTGGCAAGTAGAAGACAGAGTAGCTTCAGACCTTCTACTGGTTAAGAACGTAATTCAAAAATACTATTACTACGAAGATCTATTCAAGATATACAAACATAAATGCTTAGATCAAAGAAAAAAACATAATGAATTTTGGAAAGCTGCTACCAGCAATATGATGCATTACGAAAACCCAGATCTAAGAGACTGTCTAAGAGAACTAAGAATCCCGTTGCCTAGCAACGTTGAAACATGGAAAAAAGGCATGGGCAAACTAATGGGGTTTGCTTCAAAGAAAGACACTGAAAGAGCTATAGCGGTATCTCACGGTTTTGAAGAAAAGCTAACCGGAGCGCATAGACCTTTTGTAGGAGGCTGGAAGAACGTAGTAATAGTTCCTTTCTATGACCTTCCAGGAAGAATAAGAGAATTTGTGTTTTACGGCTATGTCGACGGACAGCTTAGAACAAGCCGAAAGTTTTTATCTCACAGAAAAATATACGACGATTGCTGCTCGTTGTCTTTCCTTGATTCGATAATCAAGTATTCCAAGGAAAGTAATTTGGTTTTGGTGGAAAATTTAGAAAAAGCTTTGATGATGCACGCTTCTAATTTTAGAGATTCAAAAGATATACTTCCATTAGTAGCCATATCTGACGTTACTAAAATAAAATTTTTATTAAAATTGTTATCAAACAAACTTGTAATCTGGAACCCAGAGGTAAGTCAAAAAACTTTGAAAGCAATACACAATTCAAAAATAGACGTCCGTATAGACGAGCCCAATCCTTTGACCAGTGAATCGGCTTTTAGGAAGATGAGTCCTAAGAGCTGGTGTAGGTTTGCCTCTGATAATGCCATAAAGCCAATAGACGTTATCGAGAAGTGGGCAGAACAGGATAACTTGTACTTGGCTCAATCAGTCATAGGACAGTTGGAGTTTAGCCTGGAAGAAGAGAAGGCTATTAACAAAGAAGTTTATCCAAAAATAAAAAGTGTTTTAAAAAGCATAAGGAACCAAGTAGGAAAAACAATAACAGTGAGAGGTGAAGAGATACAAGAAAAAGAAACGGGCTGGTGGTCAGGAAACAACTGCATATGCGAGGGAACTTTAAAAATATACGAAGTGTATAACTTCTCCAAAAACTACTCAGTTTATTCTGGCTATGTTAGGTTCAGGAAAAAAAGAGTAAAGGTTTTTGTGCCTAAGAAAAAACTTCAGGACAAGATTCTGGAGTTCATAGCTAGTACTGTTTTGAAACGGTTTAAAAAAGTTTGTCTTTACGATAAGAGTTATGAGTCAAAAAGCTGGGAGATAGCTCTTAAGTTTAATGACCCCAAAGTAATAAACAGAACTTCAACCATAGGCTGGTACTCAGATCAAAAAGTTTTCCAGTTTGCCAGGATGGCTTTGGACGCTCAGGGCAACTTATGTAAGAATCATGGTCTTCTTAAGGTAAAAAAAGAAATACCTACGGATGTGTTCACTCAGTCTAGTTTGTTTATGTCGTCTGAAGACTTTGACCGTTTGACTACTAAAATTGAAACAAATAAAAGCATATGGGCGATGGCCGCGTTCGTGCTGTCGAACATGCTAGCCCCGGCTCTGCGAGAAGACTATAGAAAAATGCTTTATTACGGAAGAGGTTCAGACGCTGCAGACTTACCTTTGTCGTATCTTGGCTGTAAAGAAGCTAGGCACGGCAAAAATAGAAAGATAAAGGTAAGGTGGACAGAAGTGCTGTCTTATAGAAAAAGAAAAGACATTCAAACGTCTTTGCAAAAGTGGATGGCTAGTAACGAAAAGAAACCGTACATGATGGAAACGTCAGAACTAGAAGCCGCTTCCATGCTGCTATCTCAAGATTTAGATTGTATGCATGTAAACGTAAGCGCCTTAGTGCATAAACAAGAAAAAGAAATAAGTAAAATAGTTCCCGCCTTTACTAAATGGTTGTTAACAAAATACGGTTTAAAGTTTGACAGAAAAGAAACACTGCTTGAAACCGTTTTTAGCTTATTTGAAGAATGGTTAAACGAGTCAGCTGTATGCTCGGAAGTAATTCAACAAGCTAGAGAAACAATTGTCTATAGTTCAAAAGACTCTAGAAACAAAAATATAACAAAAGCTTTCTTTAAGTTATGTTCTGCTGCCGTTGAGTCAGGTTACATAAATGAATCAGTCCGTGGCTCGGTAATAAAGTCAGCTACGGCAATTAAAATAAAAAAAGAAAATTTTTACTCTGCTGGAATCTACGGTACGTTTGAAATACTTGTAGGTACAGAGATTCAGCAGGCTTTAGACTCTGAAGGCGTAGGAGCTGACATAGACAAATCTTTAGAAAAAGATTACTGGGCAGTTTCTCCAGCGTGGTGGGACCTGGTAATGAAATCAACAGAAAGCAGAATCCTGAGGATATCAATATGAGCAGGCCAGAAAACCCAGATCACTATAAGGGAAGTGAAGGAATAACTTGCCTTGATTCTATAAGGAACATGATGACCTCGGACGAGTACAGGGGTTTCATCTGGGGCAACATAACAAAGTACTTATGGAGGTGGCCTAAGAAAGGAAAGTTAATCGACTTGAAAAAAGCCAAGTGGCTTATCGAGAAACTAATAGAGACTGAGGAGAAGAAAGATGCTGCCGAAGGAAAGAATAATGAGCTACATGGAAACAAAAAGGAAGAAAGTTAAAGTCTTCCGAATGTGGTTTTCAAAAATAGATGTTCTTTTAAATTCAAAAGAACCTTGCCATTGCGCGTTTTGCAAAAAAGAAATTTTTCCTAGCTCTGCAAAAAAAGTAAAAAAAGAAAAAATGATTATATACGCTTGTTGTTTTAACTGCTTTTATGAAGAAGCAGAAAAGAACAGCGAGATGTTTGATCTAGCCTGGACCGTCCTCGGACTCGACAGGAGACCATGAACCGTTTTGTAAATGGTTCTCGACCTCCTCGGAAAGCTGAAACTTTTCAGGAACGTTGAAGTTAGGCCAAGCGCCTGTCATGTGCCACAAGGCGCAGCATCCTATATTAACTGCTTGGGCGAAGTCATCACTAAGGTGAGGGTTTCGCCCGATAGTATAAACGTCAGACCCCAGTCTTGTTTCTGTTTTCCTTTCTGTCAAAGCTAGGAAGTCATGAATCAAGCCTGGGTCGTCTGTGGATTTGTAATCATATTTAAAAAATCTAATTCGCATCAAGCGAATAGCCGCGCAGGTGGTTAGAAGAGACCGTGTCTTGTCTACCTGATAAAAACTTCTGGGGTTTATCGAGGTAGGTTTGATGTGAGTCATTATCTTAGCGGCAGACGCTCTTATGTACCTTATAGGTATAAGCCTCTTGTACTCTACTCCGGCCTGGCACAAGAGAGTCTCTCTCAAGACGCCAGCGCCTGTAAAGTCATGAGATACAAAGTGGCATTTAAAAAGATTGAAATAATGTAGACATTGTCTAGCCTCGGCTAGGTGATCGTGTGGAGTCATTAGGCGTCTGGCCCAAATGACATGTACAACTCCCGTAGGTGTTATGCCCATCACGGTAGCTACTGTCAGGCTTATGCCTTCTTCTCCGCCGCCTCCCCAGTCCACAGAAAGAATTCTATACCTGTACTTGGCAAGATCTTGCATACAATCTTCTGGTTGCTTGGGTTTGTTTTCATGGTTTAGAACGCAGGCTTTTTGCAGTTCATCCATAGAGACAAGCTGAACACCAACTCCGCAACTCTCTCCCAGTACTTCATTCATGTACTTTTCAGGAGTGTAGTTGCCGTAGCCTTCTCTCTTGGCTATTAGCTCTGTCCATTTGGAAGGTTCAGAATAGTGGATATGCATGATTGGCTGCGGAACATGGAATCCGGCGAATCTAAACCTTCGCTCCGGGTACTTGTGTATCCAGCGACCGTCATTTGGGTGTATTACTTTTTGGCACTTGGCGCAAACCGTGCCAGGATTAGCTTCTGAAATGTCGTCTCGGTACGGGCCTATCATCTTTTCTAGATCGTGGGTTGTTGCCGATACATTTAACTTCTTGCAGTTTCGGCAGGGTATGCACCACTCTGCCTGAGAAGACATAAGCCATAATCCTTCGATAGTGTTCTCAGGAGTTTTGGGAGTTCCAGAGAATTGGCTCAAGGCCCAAGGAGACGCTGACATCGTTTCCTTGATGATAGGGATATGGTCTTGGTCTATGTCTTGAACCTCGTCTATGACGATCTTGTCTGCGCGTACACCGCGCACTCTATCGGCGTCAAGAGAGGCGAAAGAAAACTGCATCATTGAATAATTCCGGAACGATCGCTGAAGCACTGAGTTCTCAGTACTGTTTCCGATCCAAAGATTCCGGATAGGAGACTGTTCGACAAAGGGTCGAACGTAGTTGTTTGAAAGACGTCGCACCTGTTCAAACAACGGAGTTACATAGAGTGTGCGGAAGTAAGGGATTGACGTGCAAGTTATAACGCCGTGGGCGCTGCCTACGGTAGACTTGCCCACCTGACGGCCAGTCTTCAGAACCATAGCCTTTGGCATCCTTGTATAAAACAAGGTTTCAAACTGAAAATGGTTCTCCAAACTGTAAGGCTTTCCGTCTAAGGTAAGCACTAATGGAAGAAGAGGAGCAAAGTTAGGAAAGTGCCCGTCCTTTACAAGTTTTAGAAACAGCTCTAAGCGATCAAGCTCAGACATGTCATCGATTTTTTCTATGACTTGATCTCTAAGTTTAGCTTGATCAATCATTGATGTTTCTCTTGGCCTCATTTTGTATAATAGCTTAAGCGATTAAGCATTATACAGGAGGCTGACCATGGTATCAAAATCACCGAAAAGATTCCTCGAGAGGCGGGGTATTGTGCCTACTTATCGTAGGCCCATGCCTACAGTGAATCTCAATGCACTTCGCATTAGAGAATATCCACTAGACCCCCCTTTCCCGTCGGCTGAGAAGATTGGTTATACCCAAGGCTTCCCTGTTCCAGACAGAGGAAAATCTACGGTTTGGCCCTCATGACAAGGAAAGTCTATGGGCGGCTGTTTGTCAGCATTGAACCTGATGCTTGTCGGACTGTTTTTAGTCATGACAAAAGTCGGGGTGCCGGTAATGGTTCCATTAGCGGCATGGGTTATGATTTTCATGGCCGGGAACTTCGTTTCTAAAGAAGTTCCAAAATACGACAACAAGAAAGGAATCAGGAAGCAATGATTAAAGCTAGCGACACAGTTAAGGAGTACAACACAAGGGTGTCTTACACCATTGGCGTTGACGAGATGCTCCGACACGTCACCAACGCCATCAAAGAAAAGGAAGAGGCGGAAGATATCCTAGACAATCTTTTTCAAATCCGCGTCTCCTGGGCTGACATCTTTATGCGGAAGATGTTTGCAACAGCGTCAAAAGCAGATATATTTACAATCTGCTCTGACCTGACAGAAGACAAAAAGATAAGCTGGGATAGCTTTATTGACGAGTTGAAGAACGCGTGGATAAAGATGTGCAGCTATGAATTTTTTCTTTACAACTTCAGGGTGTACGATTTACTTTTGGCCCCTGAGCCAGAGTCTCACGAAAGAATATTTGTCGGATCGCGGGAGCACCTGTATCAGGATGTGAGAGACGGCGCTAAGAGCGCTGTCTAGAAAGGATAAGAATGTTAGCCCTAGCTTTTGTTCTGTGTGCTTTTGGGTCTAAAGCCATAATAGACTGCTGGTTTTTAGGTTCAATATTTTCATGGTACAGAGCTTGGGCTGAGCTTATCCGAGAAGAGGGGAGTTGGTGGCTAAGCAGAAAACTAGGTGAGTTACTCACTTGTAAGTTCTGCTTCAGCTACCACTCCTCTCTTTGGCTTACCTTATGTTGTTTGCCGCTTATGCCGTCATGGTGGCTTATGCCGCCGTGGTGGCTGGCGGCAAGAACAGCCGCAAGGTTCCTGGACATACTTGAAGAAAACCTAGAAGGGAGTGGTAATGTCATTACCGGCGCAGAAAGTAGCGGAGATGATCCATCAAGCGGTGGAGGCGGCTTTTTCGGTTGATGAATATCTAGACACGGTGGCAGTTATAACGTCGTGGAAAGCGATTAACAACGATTTGGGTTTTGGGTTTATGGTTAGCCGGGAAGGAGACAGCATAGCTCCTGGTAGCCTTATGGCAATAACCCAGCAGACAACTAAAATGCTGTCACATCAAGTACAGCATCTTGAAGAGATGCTGTATAGAACCGACAAGCTGGCAGGAGAGCTGGCTGAGAGGATAAGGTCTCTGAAGGAGCAGATCAATGAGAGCAATTAAATTTGAGACTAAAACGGGCAACACCAAGCTAGATAATCTTCTAGTTTTTAGGAAAGAGTTGCCTGGTCCTGGAAACAAGACCCGGTTGAGCTACCAGGCTTTCTCACCATGGCCAAAAGTAAACTGCGCTGTCTCTATGCGTGGAGACAACAGGGTACATTTTGGAAACATAGAGACTGGCGAGATCCATTACTTTGTAGCATTAAAGAACAAAATACTGTCTTTGATACAAAGCAGTAATTTTGAGAACAACCGGCAGATTATAGCTATAGTTGAGCCGACAAACCCTGAAGACGGTTTTGACATGGTGCTGTTGTTTTTGTCGCCAACTAACATGTCGGTGGCAAAAAAAGACATGTCAAAAGTAATGTTTCCTTCAGAGTATGTCCAAGAATGGACAAAAAGTAAATTAGAGTTCCATACCCTTATAACTTCATGTTTTCGAGGAGCCGGTCTGGTCAACGAAGGGGATTGGAACAATAGGTATATTGGCTTTGATTCTTCAGGAGCTGAAACGGGTCACAGCACTTTGAGAACAGCCTCAGTCTTTACAGACCAGACCACTGGAGTGTCCGGGGTTGTTGAGTTTAAAAGCATTAAGACATCCTCTAGGGACAGAGTAATAGCCGGCAACAGCGTAAAAGGAGTTTCTTCTACTTACGCTGTAACGCAAAGAGAGATGTTGAATTTTGATTACACAGTACGTGTAAAGTCAGGAGGGGTCAGTCAGGCTGTAGCGTTTGACAACCAGATTTATTTCCACGAGTATAGCTCAAAATATAACAGCAAGTCTGGCTACCGACTTTCTTTTTATCTAGACAAAGAGGAAGGAGGGGAGGTAAGAGATTTTGCTTTTACAGGTAAAAAGCTTTACCTAGCGACTGATAAGTTTCTGCATGTTTATAATGATTGGGATATTAAGTTTGCAGAAAGCAGATTAAGTTTTCTAGAAGAAATAAAAAAGCTAGACCCTATCAAAACTTTTGAAGGAAAGTCTAGGTTCATAAAAAAGAAATTGCCAAAGCCAGACATGACTTTGTGTAGTTTCGGAGAAAGCAGGCTTCTTAATGTTGACGTCAAGAAATCTGGAGACCGGTCGATAATTTTCGCTGAGATGGGAAAACCGTCAGGCGAAGTGTTTATCATGCTTCTTGACGAAGACTTTAGACCTATTACGTTTATCGCCTCTGAAGGGCGTAAACGAATGGACTTCGAGTTCTTTTCTTTGCTAATCAGCACAGAAGAGACTCGGGACGTAGTTCACGTTAACGACACGATTGCGGGCATAACGCAAACTGTCGAACTGAACTATATGCATGAGTTGCGCAATTCCATGCGCCTCATTAACAATCGAAGTGGCTTGACCACAGCGGTGCAAGTCACGACCAACCGGCGTCTTCAACTTGACTAATTGAGAGAGGGAAGGATCCTATGTACAAGGCTACGTACAAGTCAGTTTACAAGTCAGCTTACAAGCTGAAAGTAGAGGCAAAAATAAACTTGCCTCAGATGAGAGGCTCAGAAATGCGTTGGGAGGTAAAACTCATCAACGCTTGGTTCAAAGCTGGCTTCAAATATTCTGAAGCAGCAAAGATTTTGAAATGGCCAAAGCACCAAATTCGGTGGAGGAAGAACCTTCTCAACTCACGTATTGGAGGTGTTATCCCTAGAGCCGTGAGAGAAGGCAATGAAATGAGAAAGAAGGAATACGAGCAGTACCTGAACAAAATTAAACAATTTGTGCAGGTCAAAAAGGAAATGCTCAAAAATAATGGAGGCTGCTGCTAATGTTTGGAACAAAAAAGAGCAAAGAAACTTTGGAGAGGCTATCAGACCTCTCAGAAGCTTGCGCGTTTAACTCAAAGAACTTAGTAGTTCTTGAGAACAACTTCAAGCTAAAAGTTGAGCAGGCCGAGCAAGACTACACCAATCTTTCTCGGAAGTTTATAGCTTTGGAAGAGAAGCTTAAAAAATTTGAATCGATTCAAGCAGACCTAGATCGGCTTGAATCAAAGATTAACATCCTACAGGGCATAGTAGCCCAGGATGAGGTTAACCAGAAAGTTCTTAATCTGGTAGCACAGGTCAAGAAAACTTTGTCACATTTTGAGGAGGCCGCTCAGACTGAGTTCTAGTATGGACTAGCGTGAACTGCAGGGATTAAGTTTAATTAGCTTAGTCCCTGCAGCTTCATTTAGGCTAGTAAATAAAATGATACATATCATAACACCATGCTCTAGGCCTGAGAACTTAGAGATAATAAAAAAATCTATACCAGAGACTTGTCTTTGGTGGATAGGCTTGGACGCCAAAGTAGAAAAAGAAGTAATAGTAGAAAAAGCCAAGATTGTAAAGTCGCCGTATTCTGGAAATTTTGGAAACATGACTAGAAACTACGTCATGGAAAATCTACAGGCGGATGACTCAGACTGGGTGTATTTTTTGGACGATGACAACGTGGTACATCCAGAATGGCTGAAAGGGGTCTCTGATCATTTAAAAAATAATAACTTTATAGTTTGGGGTCAGTTGCATAAGAACGGACAAATAAGACTAAAGCCAGTGACTGAGCCAAGGGTTAACATAATAGACACGGCTTGCTTTATGATTCGTTGGGAAATTTTGAAGAACTTTCGTTTTCATGAAAGCGCGTATGCGGCTGACGGAATACTCGCAGAAAAAATATACGACAAAGTAGGTTGCACCAAACTTGACAAATATCTTTGTTACTATAACTTCATACGTTAGAGGCTTACCCTTAAGCCTAAACAGTTCGTAACGAACTGTAATGTCCGGATGGACTGGTGAGACTTTAGGGTCTCACCCACGCGTGCGTGGATAAGGGGAACCGTTTCCAGCCAAGCTTCATCCGCGTCATCGTCTCACCCACGCGTGCGTGGATAAGGGGGATTTGAGGAATGTTGGAGTTGTCCAACTCATCGTCTCACCCACGCGTGCGTGGATAAGGGGTACGGACGAATAGTCGGCCAGGTCCACCAGGGCGTCTCACCCACGTGTGCGTGGATAAGAGAAAGGCAGTAAAAATAAAAGGGCTCCTAGCTCAACGGTTAGAGCAGGGGACTCATAATCCCTTGGTTCAGGGTTCGAATCCCTGGGAGCCCATGGCCTTTGAGGAAAGCTTTGTCGGAGCTTTTGCTGCGGTAGGGAGGGAACGGTACGAGACCTCATACGAAGTGTCTGATGGTAATAACTCCAACCGTCTTAAGGACACTTAACCACCAGAATCGTTTCAGGACCGGGAACGATGCTGCAGCAACTTAAAGGCATCAAACCCCTAGAGGCCTTGCCAACCTAGGCCTCTAGGGGTATCAATCAAAAGGCTTACCCTTAAGCCTGAGTGTTTCAATATGAAACGCAACGCCAGGAGAGGCGAACCAGTAATGGTTAAGGGTCTGACGGGTTTCTCAGAAACTCGTATTTTCAGTAAGACAGGAAGTTCCTGTTTTTGTTTTCTTAAGAAAGGGTTTTGACATGTTGAGAATCGTTTTGGCAGCAAGCGCGGCTTTGGTAGTAGGTAGCACGGCGACAGCCGGAGTTTTTGAAAGGATTAAAGAGCGCCGAGAGGCTCGTCATACGGAGAAGGTTGAGATCATCGTCCAGAAGGACGGAACGCCCGCTCTTCGCTGGTCTGATGGATCAATCAGTCCAGTAACAAAGGGCAAGGAAGGCCTAGTAGCCTCACCTAAAAAGGAAGCTGTCAAGACTGTGCATCAAAAGCACGGTCCTGACATCGCAGTGCCTGCAGGTAAGTAAGTTTAAAAAAAGAGAGGTGCATGATGCGTAGTAAGATTTTGAAGACTGTCCTAGCCGCTGGCATGGTCGCCACTGTTGCCTCAACCGTGCAGGCTGGTCCTTTTGGACTGTTCAACCGTCGCGGGAACGGAGGGCAAGGCGGAGGAACTAACCAAGGACCAGTAAGGACAGTAGCTGCTGGAACGTTTTCAACAGCTCAAGGCGTGGCCAACCACATGGCCAGCCTATTAAGGATTGGCCACTTCGGTGGTAATTCTGGCTATGAAGGCGTTGGATGCGGATCCACGCCGTACGCAGCAGAGATGAACTGCTGCTTCCGCAATCGCTGGCAACCCCGTGAAGTGGGTATTGCCCAAGGCAGCAACGGCATGTTCTACGCCTGCTGCCGTTACTAAGTCAGTTTAACTGACCAGATGATAACGCAGGAGAGCTTAAACTCTCCTGCGTTATTTTAAGGACTCGTAGCTCAGCGGGAGAGCAGACGTCTTATATACGTCCGGTCGAAGGTTCGATCCCTTCCGAGTCCAATTAGCCACTGTAGCTCAACGGTAGAGCTCTGGTTTTGTAAACCAGGGGTTGAGGGTTCGAGTCCCTCCGGTGGCTTAAGCTCTCGTAGCTCAACTGGATAGAGCAGCGGATTTCTACTCCGCAGGTTGTGGGTTCGATTCCCGCCGAGAGTAATGCCCCAGCTGTTAGTAGCAGCTGGGGTTTTTGTTTTACAAGGAGACAAGTATGGCAAGGAATATTGTTTACAGAGTTCCTGGGCTGGAAGAAAAAATAAAAGCCAAAGACTTAAAGAAGCACGAAGAGATAAAAAAGACTGTAGAGGCTTTCAACCAAGGGGACGTGACTGAAGAAAAAGCAGTCCAGTACTTGGTGGATGAAGTAATAAAAACAAAATTGCTACTGAAGGAATATTCCGACAGTTACAACAGCTTGATAGACAGAATGGAAGAGTCTGTAGGCGTTATGGAAAATATTTCTGATCAAATGGTCGATTTGCTTAAGACAGCAAAAGAGCTTGCTGATCAGGCAAGAAAAGCCGGGGTAAGGACTGAGGCTCTTAGAAAAGTTGAGCAGATCGTAGCTATAGAGTTGGAAGGCCACTCAGTTTAGAATCAGTAAGGGCTCGCTTCGAGCCTTTGCTTTTTAAAAGCTGGGAGGCGCTGTGGTAGCAATAGTGAGTTTATTGATGGTTACTTTGATATACTCCATTGCTTCAATGGCTACTTACAAACAAGAGATTCGAGACTCTAACTTTTTTCTTCCTATCAGCATGTCTGTAAGTATTATGTCCTCTCTTCTCTGGGTCTTCACTGTAAAGACAATGAACGACACGGATAAGATAATCGCCTTCTCGATGGCGTGGGACATAATAATCGTAGCTCTATATGCAGTAATACCGGCGATGCTGCAAGAAAAGAGCATAGGGTGGCAAGGATGGATAGCCTTGACCATCGCAATAGCCGGGGTCTTATGGTTCAAGGCTGTAACTGACTGAAAGGATTCCAATGGCTACTGAGACAGTTGTCAGCAACAAGGTAATTTTGACGCTCGGCCTCGATGTTTTTGTAGTTCCTGAAGTGGACGATAAAGCCACAAAGGAAGAAATAATTGAGGCTGAGCGCGCTCTTAAAAGAAGAGTCATAACTTCAATAGATGACCACAGAAAAGTATGCAAGAAAGTGTCAGCCATATACGGTCAAGCTCTGCTGTCGGGAGCTACTATACGGCACGTCTCCAACGGAGATGACACTAACATAGTCCTTGTGCCAAACAAGGAAGCTACAAGTGATACTTTAAAATCCCTGTTTGGAGGAAAGTCCGGAATGACTATGTACGAGCTCAGGAGCGTAGTTCTTGAAGACTTGTACGCTGGAAACGCCAAATCGCTTCTGTTTGATGACGTCAGGGAAAAGGTGACAAAAGCTTATAAATCCGGCGATCCGGTCTATAACGCTAAAAGAAATTTTCTGCATCTTCAGGCCGTTAGAAAAGAGCCTAGGATGGAGAGAGTACCAATAACAATGTTCGCGGCTCATTTGAAGAAAAAAGCTTTCGTAAAAAGGACTTTGACTTTGTCTTGGCGTAAAGACGTTGGAGAGGTTGCTTTCAAAATAGGCAACCTTGACGGCATGAGGAACGCGGTATGGAGGAAAATAAAAGAAGGTTGGAACCAGGAGAACCCAGAGTACAAGTTTTTGTCTGTGGACATAAATTACAAGAGAAAGGATTCAAAGCCTGACCAGCTTTGTTTAAGAATAGCCTATGAGCGAAACAAAAAGGATACAACAGAAAGGCCTAACACTTTAAGAATAGATATAAACAACAAGCTAGAAACTAATAAACAGTATTTAATTTCAGCGAAGACTGAAATGAAAGGAGAGAAAAAAATAAAGCCTTTACTCATAGACCAGGAGGCTGTGCTGGCCTGGCTGGCTCAGCATCAACAAAGGTCTAAAGCTTTAGACAAGAGGGTGTCAGCCTGCGGTAGTAAGACAAGACCTTGGGGACACAGGAGAGCCTGGCTTAGGCACCAAGCTGTACGAGACAGGAATACTTTAAACCGAGAAAGGGTGATAGAAGACTACAACAAGGCTTGGGTAAGAAGATTGGTAGACTGGGCAGTTAAGGAAGACTGCGGAACAATTGTAATAAACAAGGCCGAAAGGACAATAGGTCAGTACGATTGGAACTGGTCTAACATGCTTAACAGGCTAATTAACGCTGCTAACGACTTTAGTATAACCGTGTTAATACAATAAGTTTGTCACGCTGTCACGCAAAGTTGTATGAGTTCAAATCGCTTGACTTTTTTTAAAAAAGTCAAGCGATTTGGCATTTGCTATAATTTTTGTAAATTTTTTATACAAAAATTTAAAAACAAGTTAGTTAACTTTTCTTTACTAAACTTCTTAGCAAAGCCAATCACTTGACTTTTTTCAAAAAAGACAAGCGATTTAACCTAGCTAAGTTTGTGTTTAAAGAAAGGAACGCTATGAAGAAGAAACTTGTGGATAAGATACTGTCTACTTGTTTAAAAAAATTAAGTAAGCATCCAGAGCTAAAAAATTTCCCGCATTACAGTTTCGTAATAAAAGACGGTGTTTTGGTAAGTTGGGCAACCAACTCAAAGAAAGAACCTCCCAGGCATTACGGGTATCACCGAAACTGGGACAAAGGGTTTAGACCTAAGTGGCACTCAGAACTGGCGGCTTATAGAAAGTCTCCAGTTAAACCTCCTTTTCAAATAGTGAACGTGAGGATGAACAAACAAGGGGATTTGCGAATAAGCAAGCCCTGTGCTGCTTGCACCAAGATGATGACCGCACTTGGCTGCAGCAAATTTTACTACAGTTTCCCAGGAGGGTTTTTATCGTATGTCCCAAGAGAAGCTTCGATTATTAAGAGAAGCGCTAGAGGCAAAACAAAAATGTTGGAGAAAGATTTCTGAAACAGAAAGGTTGGTGCCAGGAATAGAACTTTCAGAAGACAAGATGGAAGATTTCTTAGTTGGAACTGACAGACTTGAAAGTGTATCAGACGACACGCTCAAGGCTAATTTTCCAGAGTTGTTTTAAGAAAGGAAAGAGTCATGGGTTTACCTATACAGTTGAAAAGCCTTGGGTATCTCAACGAAATTTTCACGCCGGAAGAAACAAAAGACTGGAAGGTTTTTGAGTACAGAGACAGCTCAAAGTCGACAGTTTCCATGCAGGGACAAGGAGTAGAAGAAAACAAAGAGAAAATAAAAGAAGCTTTCTTGAGCTGGTATCCGCCATGCGGATACATGTCCGAGGCTATGGACAAGAAAGACTCTAACAACAATTTTGTTTTGGTTCTGGATCGTTGGCTTAGTTGCGACTAGGAGAGTTTATATGGTCAAGCTGACAGTGGTTGTGACATACGAGCAGCTCAGAGACGAAGCGATTAAGACGCTTAAGAGAATGAAGGAGAAATACGAGGGTTCTGACAGCACTCAAGTGGTTGACGAATTTGTGATGGTGTATTTGAAGACCATGGAGGAGAAGATGAAGCCGACAGACGAATGAATATATTCGTTCTTTCTTATGACGTAGAGGAATGCGCCAAGTGGCATCTTGATAAACATGTAGTCAAGATGCCGCTTGAAACCGCGCAGTTGCTTTGCACGGCGCTGTGGTATCACGGCGGTAAGCCCCTCTACAAAAAAGCTCATAAGAACCATCCGTGCAATTTATGGACCCGAGAGTCACAGGCCAATTTTAATTGGTTGGTGGCTCTCGGGTTTTCTTTGTGTTCTGAGTACCAATACAGGTACGGAAAAACACACAAGTGTTTAGAAGTGCTAGACGATTGCAAAAAGCAGTCGGTTCTTCTTCCGGAGTTCCCTTTCTCCGAACCTCCTCAGGCTATGCCTGACGAGTACAAAAGGGAAAGTGTAATAGAGGCATACAGGGCTTATTACATAGGAGGAAAGAAAAATATAGCTTCTTGGAAGGGCAGGGAAAAACCTTTTTGGTGGAGGAGCGAAGATGGCGATAGGTCGTAATCACATAAAAGACCCGTTCAAACGGCTGGCAAACATAAGAGAAAGATTGAAGGAGGTGTATCTAAGAAGAACTATAGGGTCAGGCAAGACTGACAAGTATCTTTTTGAGCTCTATTACGATTTGAATTTTTGCATGTCGATCTTAAGAGAGCTTGGGGTCATTCCAGGAGAAAGCCCTAAAGGAGATGAGTCACCAAATGCCGAGACTATCTCAAAAGTTGTAGACAAGATCAAGGCAAGGATTGAGTTTGAACTAACCAAGGACAGGAGCAAGAAATGACAGACGTAGCTGACAAGATGATCGAGGCGGCTCAGATCATAGATAAGGCTAAAAAGTACAAACCAAAAGTTGCTGTCAAAGAAGGAGAAAGCAGATTTAAAGCTAAAAAACCAGACAAGGGCATGTCAGCGTACGAAGCCTATAGACGAATCCATAAAAACAGAAGTTATGTAGGAAATCCGCATTACGAAGAATTAATTCTGACGTCTATAAACATAGCTACAGACTATGCAAATTATATCTTGCATAAAAGGTTTAAGCCTGTAGAAGACCTCATCATAAAAGAGCTTAGAGAAATTGACTATGAAGTAATGTTTCATAATAAAACAGCGTTTAAGAGTACAGTAGCGCACGCCACGCGATACACTTCGGTTCTTAAACATGCCGACGAGAACTCAGAAAATGAAGATAGATGGGAGGAGTTAGAAGCAGAGCTTGTAAGGACAACAGAGCTGTTTTTAAGTAAGCAACTGGAGGTTAGGAATAATAATCTACAGATAAACGAGCTAGAAGCCGCTGAAATTATACTAGAGTTTTTGGAAGATTACGTTGAGTCGATTAATAGCGTCGAAGCTAAAAACAAGTTTCTAAGTGTTTTAGAAACAATAGTTCTTAGCTTAAATCTAGAAAGCTATAGAAATCATGAAGACAAAGTTTATGACAAAAAAATAGCCGCAATTCTTTTTTATTACGTAAAAGTTATAAGAAAGCCTAATGAAAGGATAGAGACTGTTCTTATAAAAGGTTTAAAAGAAGAAGCTATTAGGAAGAATAAAATTCTAAAAGCTAGGGAAGAAGGGAGAGAGATAGAAATACCTAGAAGCAACTCTTTGACTAACGAGTGGCTTTATGGAAGGTATGAAGAAAATTGCAAAGAAGGAAACTGGCAAGAGTACAGGGATGAACTAGAAAAACATCCTTATGCTTTTATGTCAACTTTGTTTGATCTTATAGCGGAAGGTCACGACATAAAAGAAGAAAACAAAGAAGAATGTTTCTTTTGGATGGTCCAGGCCATGAAAGCTGATAATTGTACAGCTTTCTATCGCTGGCAATTTGGTTGGACAATTGAAAAATTCATCAAAGCCACAAAAGGAGGAACAGAGTACGTAGAGAAAATGATAGTGGCGTCTGGTCGTGTTAGCCTGGCGGAAGTTTACGCCAGGCACCTGGTCAAATTCAAAAAAGGAGAGTGAGCCATGTTGGAGATAACAAGCCAGGGTATGGAGTTTCTGGAAAAGCTTGAGAAGGCGCAAAAACCCAAGGAGGTAATGGAAGAAAAATTTGAAGAAATGGGGATATTTGAGTTTGAAACGTTTATTGAAAATATGATCATGTCTGGAGAAGATTTTCTAAGGCTCTTAGGTATGACAAAGGCAACAGAAGAAAACAGGAATGAATACCTACCAAGAGGTTTGTATCAATTTGTTTTAAGAAGAATGGGTAAAGAAGGGTCAAACGCCATAAAAGAAGAGATAGTAAAAAGAATAAAGGAAGTTATGGATAAAAACGAAACTGTATTTGACGTTCCTTGGCCTCTTATAAAAGCGGCTACAGAGTACGCCAAAAAAACAGGAAGTCGTTTAGAGGAGATAGAAGAAGTAATCTTAAAGTTTGAAAGCGGGGCCGTGGAATATGGCATAGACGTAATAAAAGAAAGATGGCCAGGCCTTGAGTCTCTTATAAAACAATTTTTCTATAGTCGATTTGAGTATAAATACAGAGGTATAACTACGTCGGATGTGCATAAATACCTTCACAACAAAGGAGTGATTGGAGATGAAAAAGCAATAAGAGAAATTTTTGGAATAGAAAACCACATCGACATAGAAGGACTAAAAATTTTAATAACCTGTGTTGATTGCATAAGACCAAATGTTTTAGTTAAATTTCAAAACCAGGTTATTGAAGAAAAGCTGCAGGAGTTAAAAGAGGCTTTAGATAAATATGCTTGGGTAAAAGAAAACGACGATGACAGGTCAAGTTTTCTTGCACAATTTAACACGTTGTTTAACTACATAGAAAAGACTAGGCACAGCTGTGTGTTTAGTCATTTGGTTATCCAAGTTTTTCTTTTCTTTGACAAGAATATTTTGGACTCAGTCATAGAAAAAATAGTCAGCTGCTCTGTCCCTGAAAATTACAAGACAGAAAGACAAAATGTTATTAACCGTATAGAGTCTGAGTTGCATGACATGCTTTTCTATTTCAGAAGAGCCTGGCTGTCAGAAAATGGAAAAAAAGAAAACAAAGAAAGTACGCTGGCGTACGCTAGATGGTATTTGGTTCACAGCAAGTTGAAGCAAGAAGGAGAGAGGAGCATATTTTTATTGCACAACTTGTTTATAGACAACAACAGGCAAGAACGAATTTTAATAAAAAAATTGTTTGAAGAGAATCCAAAGTTTAGAGAAAGCGTTCTAGAAGAACTAGAAAAAGCAGAAAGAAGGCTTAGAGACGGCTTAGGCTTTTACGACAATAGCTGCGCAGAGATCGATGGTGAAGATTTTGGTTTTGGTTTTAAAGAAAGAATTTTGCAAGCAGCTATAGAAGGAGCATCAAAAAATTTATCTAAGTATATAGAAAAAAAGACAGAGCTTCAAAAGTTTGAAGAGAGTATAGGTAATGGAGCGTCAGCCACTTCAGAACAACAAGGAGAAAGGCACACGTTGACCGTTCTTGTGGCGAGAAGGCTAAAAACTTTTTATGACACGGCTGAGCCTTTGATAAAGCAGGTCGTTTCCACTCGTCCATTTAGTTACATTTTTGAAAGGAACAAACAGATAGAGTATTTTATGCTAGTTATCGGTATGGAAAACAGCGACTGGGAAGCTTATAAAGAACTTATACAGGTACTAAAAACAAACAAAACTTTGATACTTAAAAGGAGATTGCGTGCTAAGCGGAAAGTGGCAGAGACTGCACAGGACCAGTCACAATAAGAAAGGAATAAAGTCCTGGGTGTATCACGACAACCGTGAAATAAAAGTAGCTTTCACGGTTGTCGTGTTTTCTGGCGCGAACCCTACAGTCATGGAAGACTTGACTGAAACTGTCACAGCCGTGAAGGACGCGGACTTTGATGACAGGACAGTTAACAAGATAGGCAAGGAGGTGGACAAAAGTATAAGGAAGAAGCAGGGCGAGTACTGGAAGACCTTAGAGAAGGTAGCCAGTAAAGTAGGGCTAAAAGTTTAAGGAGGAACCACATGCCTGCAGGAACAGACCCAAAAAAAGTTTTGCAAAGTTTGAAAGACGCCAAGGTGGACAATTCTGGTAACTGGCCGTCTATAGACGCCTACTACAGGAGTGAAGCCATTGCCGCGATAGAGGTTCTTTTGGAAAAGGTAGACAAGCTTGAAAAAGCTTTGGACGAGTGCGACAAGGAGGAGTTGAAGTGGTGACCAAGATTCATGTGAATCAGCACGTGATAAGGTCAAACAAGAAGAAAGGGGAAAGTAAGCCAGTAATAACAGTCAAGTCAAAAGGGGCCAACGTATACGCCAAAAAAGTGGCTATACTTGGCCCTTCTGTCGTTGTGTACAGCCCTGACAAACCGCTGTCTTGCGGGGCTACTGTCTGGGTTGAAACGGATAGCAAAGTGGTAGTCATAAAGGAAAGAAATGGCAACGACGAACCTGGATGCAGCCAAGTTGGCTCTGGATGCGACAGAAAGGTTACACTCGGCGCTGGCAAGGATAATAATTCTGGAAAAGGAGGTAGAAGAGTTAAAAGTAAAGGTCGAGGTACTAATGACCGTGACTTTACCAAAGTCAAAGCAAAAAAGTTTAAAGAGGAAGGAGCCCAGCAGTGCGGATAAACCAGCTGATAAAGAAGGGGCACTTTGACGGAGACGTCCTAGGAGCAAGGATCCAGACAACCGGAAAGACCGGCGGAGAAGACTCTGCTACGTTGATCACGTTTATCTTTCACCCTGGGTCTTCGGCAGCTTCTTACGTGCGGGCTTTTCCTCCTGCAGATAACTCGGCTTTCAAAGCCAGCCCTGTCGACACCGTCTCAATAAGGTTGAACGGTGACGCTGAGATCGAAGACCTAAAGAAAGTCCTCTGGAAGTTTCTAGAAGTTCTAGAGTCGTAAACAAACAATAGCCCGCGTGAGAGCGTAAAAGTTTTCACGCGGGTTATTTTGTTTAAACTAAGTATATGTTAAGATATACCCGGTATCATGTAGACCTTGTTCGTTTCTTTCTTCTTATAGAAGAAAGAATATACTCAAAAAAAAATTTACTCAAAAATGCTTTTTTAATTTAATGTTTATCAAATAAGTAATGTTTAGAAAGTTAACTTGTTTAGAGTAAATTTTTTTTTAGGTGTATTCTTTCTTCTTAAAAAGAAGAAAGAGACGAACAAGGTCTACATGATACCGGGTATATAAACTACTATCTTTTGGATTAGGTCTTTCATCCCCTTTTTGAAAGGAGACGAACGTGAGTAAGAAGATTTACCAAGACCTTTGTCTTTATCTTGGTTATTACCCAGATAAGAAAGAAAAGACAAAGCCGGTTGGTATCTTTGCGGCGGCTTGGATATTATTCCACGACCTTGGTATTGAGGCTGTAGCGGAGGCTTTACACATGACCAGGACGGCAGTCATCAAAAGGTTCAATGCTTTGAAATCCAGCGGAGTCATGCTTCCAGAGCCTGTGCTGCATTCCTTGAGGGAGCCAAACGGTTCTCGTCTTAGGAATGTCATCGTAATGAACGACATGCTCGCATCTTTGCTTATGGCAAAGCACGCGGCCCTCACGGGGTCTTGCAAAACACGACCTTCCTCGAGCCCTAAACAAAAACCGACTCAACTCCCAGTTTTGACCAGAAAGCGCGGAAGACCCCGCAAAACAGAGGCACCAAAGCAAGAAGCCGTTGTGTCTTCGCCAGCTGAAGACACGTACCTGCCTTCTGTTAAAGAAGAGCAGATCTTGTCAGACTTTTCGTCTGATGGTTTTGAGGAAGCCATCAATCAACTTTTCCGAGCGCTTGACTGACGTGCTGTTTCTACTATCATGTCACGGGCACACCCTGGCGTGAGGTAAGTACCATGACTATGTTCGACGCTGGCGTTTCTGAATCTTTAAAAATTTCAGGAATGAGAGCCGGAGCCGCTAATAGCGTTGTTCCCCTTCAGCTAGCTAGAGCTATAGCCATGGAGCTATGTCGAAGCAGAGGTTCATGCACCGCAGACGATGTTGGCGAAGTTCTTTTTGAAAGACACGGAATAAAGACCCTCGGTCCAGCTGCGGGGTCTTTATTCCGTTCTTGTGAGTTTGAACACACAGGTCGATTCTTAAAGTCTTCCCGTGTTTCAAATCACGCAAGGCGGCTTATGGAATGGCGTCTAAAGCCAGAGTATTGTTCTATGCTTTAGGAGGATCCTGATGGGTGACTTAGAATGGAAGGTTGTGTGGCAAAGAATGCCTTTTGTGCAAAACCCTCAAAAAGTTTTGTTTTTAAAAGCGGCTTCCCCCGAAGATGCTGAGAAAAAAGCACTGTCGGACTTGGAACGGCTAACAGGCCTGTACCGCTCTGAGTTTCGGGTGCGCAAGGTAGTCTGCGCTACCGAAGAATAACCAAAACGCCCTGTCGTCTAATTGAGGCCTGTTGCAAATAAGCGTGCGCACCGTTTAATAGTTGCAACGAGGACACCCCCAGTGCGTAAGGGGAAATGAGGGTTTGAGTCCCTCCAGGGCTTTATAAGTTTCTATGGCTTTCAAAAAGGTTTAATCAGAACCAGGAAGGGTCTGGCATGAGCAACGATAAGCTTTATTTGAAAGTTGAATACAACGTAGACGACCCAATTAGTAAAGATGAAGCTAAAGGCTGGGTCAGTGGCGACTTCAATGATTTTTTAAAGTTAACACCAGAAGAGACAGACCAGGTTAACATCCAATTTCATCGAGACAAGATGGACGAGGATTACTTGGTTCTTTTGGAAAAGCTGCACAACCAGACAACGCCAGGCCTGTGGTATCCCAGGGCTGGTGACGATGACATGTGCATGAACGCCCGTTGGATAAGCGTTGACCCCGGTAAAGGGTTTCAACACGACGGGTATATCTATGACCAGGACTCCACCAAGACTGTGGCGATAACCTTGCTGCAGTCTCCAAGGCTAGCGGATACAGCTGACACCCATGACAGCAACCTGTTGTTCATATGTGAGGCTAAAGCCGCTATACCCAGGCTTATTGAAGAAATCAGGCGTTTACGGAAGGAGGCGCAGTAACTAAAACTTTTACGTACAAAAGGTTGGTACTTATCGCTAAGTACCAACCTTTTGTTTTTTGTTTATTTTTTACAAGGAGACACTGACATGGATGCCGCTAGCCTTTTGAATATCAACACCCTTTACTATGACGCTAAAGCTTTAAACTTTCCTAGGGGAAAAGAAATATTCAACAAGTACAAAGACGTAGAAAACAAAATACTTGTAGATAGCCATTGGCGTATCGAAGAACTCAACAATAACCCAGACATGGTTAGAGAGTGGAACAAGACAAAAGCTCAAACTCTTGTTCTTGGCGTAAAGACTGCTATAGCTTCTAGGCCCAACTCCAGGTCTACGGACTGGATCGCCCCGTCTCACAGCTCTGGCTGCGCCATGGCTTGTTCTTATTGTTACGTAGCTAGGCGTAAAGGCTACGCTAACCCTATAGCCGTTTTCGCTAATATATGCAAAGTTATAGCGCACATAAGGCGTAAGTGTGAAAAGCTAGGCGCAAAAATACTTACGCCTGAAAACACCCAGTGTGACCCCGTTTATTGGACTTGGGATATCGGAGAGAACAATGATTGTTCTGTCGATGATCTTGTAAGCGATAACGTAAAAGATTTGATCAAGTCTTTTGTCAGCACCCCCAACGGCAAAGCCAGCTTTGCCACTAAGTTTGTAAACAGGCAACTTCTTGGGTATGACCCTCAGCTAAAAACTAGGGTTAGGTTTAGCCTCATGCCTGAGAGCGTTTCTAAAGTAGTTGATGTTCGTACCAGCTCAATAGCTGAACGAATATCCGCTATAAACGATTTCGTAGACGCTGGGTACGAGGTACACATAAACCTTAGCCCCGTAATACTCTATGAAGGATGGCAAAGAGACTACGCGGATTTGTTTACACAGCTCGACGACGTTTTGTCTTCTAAGGCAAAGGAGCAACTAAAAGCTGAAGTAATATTTTTAACTCACAACGAAAAGTTGCATGAGTTAAACATGCAATGGCATCCTCAAGCTGAAGAGAAGTACCTTTGGAGGCACTGGGATGACGAGAACGACAAGTCCAAAAATAAATTTGGACTTCCTGTTATACAACAGAGAAAGTTGTCTCAAAACGGCATGGTCAACCTTAGATACAAGAATAATTTTAAGGCAGAAGCCGTAGATAACTTAAAGTCCATACTTTCTTTATTCCTACCTTACTGCCAGATCAGGTACATATTTTAAACCTATAAAGGAGAAAGTCTGTGAGCAAAGACAATTATGACGCAGATGGCGGAGAGGCTGGCTGGGTTATTGACGGTTTGCGTAAAAGGGTTTCCGCCTTGGAAGAGGAGAAACAAAACCTTGTAGAAACTGTGACGTATCTTGGGCTTCAAAACTCTGAACTTATATCGGCTATAGCCAAGCACAGAAAAGCGATGGAGGAACACGACTCTGCTTTTTTTGACATTGAGTTGTGGGCTTTTGCTGACAGCCTTGCCGTTCAGGACAGGTCTGGTAGCAACTGAGGTAGGAGGTAAGTTTATGCAGATTAGATTTGTTGTTAAAGACACTATAGGAGGAGCGGTCTCTGAGATGGCTGCCTTGGACGAGAACGGTAAAGTTGTAGGGTATTGGGCTTACGGGTCTTGGGACCCTAGTTTGCCTTATCCCGAAAATCTTACTACTGGCGACCAATCGGCCCGTTGCCGGGCGAAGGAGGGGAGTGATGAGTGAGGATGACAATGACCCAGCTTTCTACTGGGAAAGGATGTTCAAAAACCTTATATGGGAAAACTCCAGACTGCTGGAGCA